ATCAGCAGAGGGAGCAGATCCTTGTGATTGGTATCCTTCATCAGGAAGTACATCATCATGGGATTGCTCATATCGAACTTGCCGCCATTCATCAGCATCAGCATCATGGGGTCAAAGTCCTTGTTGTCACCCATCAGCATGAAGGGCAGCATAGCACCGAAAGGATTGCTCTCGTCGGCCTTAGCGCCGGTCATATCCATCAGGGAAACAACCTTGGTAGCGAAGTTGAAGCCGAAAGGAGACTTAGTCAGGTAGATCTCCTTCTCGGTACCCTCGCGGATGTCGATGACCTTCATGGTAGACTCATGAGTCTCAACCACGAACATCGGCACACGGTTGTGGATAACCACGTCGCCAGCCTTCACGTCCTTGATAGCCACAGGCATCTTGTACAAGAAATCGCCGGCCGGCATATTCAGAATCTCAACATCCATTACGGAGTGAGAGGTCTTATCGTAGGAAACATAGCGACCATCCACATTCTTCACAGCAACACCGTACATGGAAACGCGGACAGCATCAGAAGTAACCTTACCAAAATCAAAATTAAACATAGACTTCTTCTCCTTCTTATTCTCTTCGTTCAGTTTGTCAATTTGTTTTTTAATGCCATCAAGCTCAGTGCGCAGAGAGTCAACATCAGAACTGATAGCAATGGTACCCCAGTTATGGACTCCAGAACTACTATCAAGATCATAGCTCCAAGGCTGTACAGTAAGATCAGCCAGATCACTGATCTTAGATCCCTTAACGCTCTCATAGAAATCATTAGCGTTGATAGTCAAAGTCTGGATGGCATCTCCCGCAGTCTTTGCGGTGCTACCCACATTGGAGATAGCCTGTGCAATATTACTTAGAGGAGTATTATGAGTAGAACTACTCATATAATCAGTTTTCAGAGAATAGTCTTTAGCTTGATAAGCCGCAGAACTGGTACCCTGAACAGAAACATCAATCGGTCGTCCCATATGATTCTCGAAGAAGATGTAGTTAATGAACTCTTTCAGAGTTGGATAAAGTTTGGTTGTAAACCGTAGATCCCCACAGGTTCTTCGAGAATGAACGGCAATGCAAGCGATCTTGGTCTCACGATCATATGTGACCTCATAGCCGAGGGTATTAGGCTCAATTGCCGCACCCTTCAGTCGCTTCCAAAGCTGTCGATCAACGGTTTTGTTAGACTGATTGGAGTAGCCTCGCATGAGTCGAGAAAACTCAGTGCGAGTGAGATTTAGCTTATAGTTATTCATGAGTTCAATCGTCCTTCCAGATACTTGATTTCAGCTTCCGTAAGCTGATCGAGATCGCAAGCTACGAGAGCATCTTCAAGACTGAAATCTCCGTACATTTCAAGGTCTTGGCGGATACGAGCTGCCGCACGATTCAGTTTACCAGTGCGAGTAGTAGTATGACCAAATTCTTCAAGCATGGTGAGAGTCAGTGCTGGCTCTTGTTCCATAGCTTCACAAAATGTTCGGAACATCTTCGACTTCTCCTTTCCGAGTGAGGTTTTATTCCCTCTCTCAATCTTACATATATATTATATAATATTTTTTGAAAAAAATCAATTAGAAGATTTACGTTGTGCGGCAATTACATCATACATTTTTACATATTGATCACAGTAATGGCAATAATTGCTGTTTTTTAAACAGCTTTGTCCGCAAGTGAGACGACGCTGTACAAATTTATCGTCGATAAAAGATGCACCAATACCGCACTCTACACCTTCAATAAGAGTATCCAGTCGCGCAGAGAACTCTTTATTAGATGTATAAGTACTTACCAAAGCTGTTTCGCGCACAATATTATCATCAAGCAAATCAATTACATCAACATATGGTTCATAAAAGTGCATATGCTGGGGTAGTACCCAGAAATGGTGGATACCAGAATCTGTTTCAATCCCTCTTGCAATTTCTGGTTTTGCAATGTAAGGACGAATACGAATACGAGCATAAGGATGCACATTCTTTTCAAGTTCATTCATGTTAAAGGTAAGAGGTTCACTAATAACAATATCACAAACTTTGTAATAAAGTAAGATTTGCACAAGTCCCCAAGTTAATGCGGGCTGATGGTACATAATATAATCTACTTGACGTTCAAATGCGCGAGAATATTCTACAAGATCATGTAAATTATAGAAATCATAGTAGATATTGGGTTGTTCTTGATGCAGCTTATGCAGTTTTTCAATCGTAGGAATATGATCTGCGTGTAAATCTAGAAATTCAATAATAACCCGCTTGTCTGAATGACGCTCGGCATAGCCGAGTGCGTCATTCATGGCAGCGGTAGAAAAGCGTAATTCATCAATCTTTTGACGAACAGGTTCACTCTGGAAATATGAAGTACAATATTTCATTTAAGATCCTCCTTACTTTGCTTTAGGGGCCTCTTTTGCTAACCAAATCCGCTGAATATCACGAATAGCATCAGCAGTTTGAGCATCAGCAGTATTACCAGATTGTGGAGAACTTGCTACATATCCATACAGGGTAATAGCTAAGCCAATGGAATCAGGGTGAGTAATATCTTCAATGGCTGTAGAATTAGCACTACCTCCACCACTGGTGTCACCATCTTTTTTATAGCGGATATATCCATAAGCATAAGTTGGAGGATTGGTAGAACCAGCAGAATAATGTTCTGCGTCCATAATTTGATTAAAAGCACTAGCCACAGAAGTTTGAGTTCCAACTCCAAGATCTCTTCCTCTTGGTACAGCTGCTTCAATATAACCGTCATATTCACATGAACCATTTTGCCAAGCTCGTTTTACTTCATCGGCATAAGAAGAACTGACTTCTGACCATAGAATATGAATTGCACGATCTCCTTTAGCAAAAGCAGTATTCATTTTACTAACTGTTAAATCAACAAAAGTTTTTAGCCAAGAGGTATTATTCTTTTTATTTGCTGCAATATAATGTTCCAAAGTTGGTACAGTACCATCAGGCCAAGATAGTACTGAAGTTAAAGAATCTCTATATTGCTGAGATTCATCAGCAAAAATTTCATTTGCAAGATAATTAGCATTGCTTGTATTTGTTGCATAGGAATTTTCTTTATCCCAAGTGATTAACAGACCCATACAAAAAGCTTGACCATTCTGAAGATCAACACTAGCAGAATAGCTTACACCATATCCTAAAATTTCTGTTAAAATTTGATACAATGTAAAACTGGTTGCAGGTGCAAAGGCAGTATAATTATCTTCCAAATAGGTAGCATCATTAAAGAAGCCCATCTCCAGTGGATCAAAGTCATCAACGGTAAATGCACGATTTGTTGCTCTTGGATAATGACCATCAGAGCGTTCTCCATAGCTAAAACAACCACCGAGCGCAGATAGACTTTCTGATTCTACTATTGTTATATCTCTTGATGTAACAACAAACATTTTTTGCACTTCCGCAGAATTACCAAATGTCTCCCAAGGAATTCGAACATTGTTATTACTATTTTTTGCAGCATTTTGAATATGATAATTGATTGTGCTAAAAATATTGTTAATAAAGTCCTTATTAACTTGCATTGCATTTGGTTGTACAATAATAGTATTTACTTCAGAAGCAGTGGGAAACGCATATTTATTCTTAGGAAGAATGATGTAAGGATTGTTGGTCCAAGCTTCTTCAATTGGATCAGTCTCATCTTCATTTTCTTCCCACCAAGAAATACGAATTCCGCAAGGTTCTTCAGAGTCGCGGTTATACACAAAAATCCATCTACATCCGCTTTCAGTAATACGACCACCAATATCGACAGCCCAGCGGGTGTCTGCAATACCATATTTGTGTTCATCCAATGAGTTTTCGGGTTTCATTTCAATCCAACCAAGGATTTTATCGGTATAATTACCTGTTTTAATAGAAGACCACAAAATATCTACATAATTACGATTAGCTTCAGCCGCAGCTTTAGTGTAGGTAATAATCGCAGAAAGAACTGCTTGAATATTACCTTTTGAATCTGTTGCTGAACCAGAATGTGAATTATCTTGAATATCTTGCAACTCTTCGTTTGTATACAGTTTAATATCTGTTTCAGTACGAGTGGTTGCCATTAAGTTTCATCCTTTCTTGCCATTAGTGCAGAGGTAACGGTGTGCCACATGAGACGGGATACGGTAAGTGGTCCAACACCGCCAGGAACGGGAGTATATGCAGAACATAGTGGATAACAATCCGGATGGGCATCGCCGCACAACTTTCCTTCAATATCTCTATTGATAGAAATGTCGACGAGCACTGTGCCGTACGCCAACATTTCGGGTCTCACGAGCCCCGGGACGCCTGCGGCGCAGAACACGTAATCAGCGCTCTTGCAAAGCTGCTCAAGTAAAATTGAATCAGTATGAGAATGACAGACGGAAACAGTCGCATTCTCTTGGAGAAGGAGACGAGCGAGAGGTTTTCCAACGATATTGGAACGGCCAATGACAACGGCGTGTTTTCCGTCAAGAGTCATTTTTTCGTCATCCAGAAGCATATGCATCACAGCATCGGGCGTACAAGGGTCAAATGCTGAGTCGGGATGGAACCCATCAACGTCTTTATCAGGATCAATTTCAGCTTGAATAGTCGGCACATCGAAACGAGCTGGTAATGGCAGCTGTACGATAATGCCATGTACCGTAGGATCAGCGTTAAGCTGACGAATAGTAGATAGCATAATTGTCATGTCCGCATATTTATTAAGAATAATTTCTTCATATAGGATACCGACACGTTCAGCTGCACGATGCTTATTCCGCATGTATACTTTAGAGGCAGCGTCAGCTTCGTCGGTAGTAATTACAACAAGTTTAGGCTGGAGGTTGAATGCTTCGATAGTGTGTTTACACTCTTGTTCAACTCTTGCCGCAATTGCTTTGCCATCAATAATCTTGGGGGTCATATCAATAATTAGCTCCTTTTTCTTTTATTGTATCATATTTTTTTTGAAAAGTCAATCGAAAACTAGACCGAACCAGTTGACTTTTGTAAAAATTTTTGCTATAATATATATGTAATAAAGGTTGAGCGAAGAGTTCGAACTTTAACAAATATAAGCGAGCTGCGAAGCAGCCGGAAAAGAGGAATATATTATGGCTGATACTACTAATAAGATTATTTATACTCGTAAGATTGCAATGAAGTTGGTTGAAATGGGTAATGTCCCTGCTGGTACTATGCCGAATCCTAGCAAGCCAGAGTTTCTGTGTTGGATCTTTACTGTGACTCCCAAGTTTGAACGTGACCTTCAGGCAGTCCTCGACGAGAACAAGAAGGCTTAAGTTTGAGGGCTGTGTTCGTGCACAGCCCTTAGTTATTTTTGGTAAAAATTTTTAGGAAAAAATCTAAAGACTTGGGAATAGTAGAGAAAATTCCTAAAAATGTACAACGCTTAGAAAATTTTGTACACGAATCTATGATGTTTGGTCAAGGTTGTACAATTATCTATATTTGGTTTTCATATCTCGTGGGAGGAGGTGAAAACCATTGAACATTTAGAAGAATTCAAGACAAGTTCCGAAGGAAGCTGGGATTATGGCAGATAGAAATTATTGTGATTTAGTTTATGCATGGTTTCAATGTAAATCTGATTGGGATAGTCAAGATGCAAGAAGCGTTTCATATAAAGTTGCTACATTTGTAAATATTGGTAATGAAACTGGAATGGATCGTCGTAGCGCATCTAAATATGTAAAACAATTGGTAAAAATGGGTCTATTAGAAGAAGATGACGATAGAAAAGTATATATCTTAAAAGAGTTGCAAGCATCTTCTGCAATGTTGGTTCCATTTACTACTTTGAGACAGCTTGTAAACTCTTTAAACCGCAATACTGTAAACCTATTTGTCTATCTCTTGAATCGTTATTTAGGCAATGGTGAAACATCATTTGTTGTAACTCATAAAGAGTTAAAGAATCGCATTGGCTTAGCAACATCAACTACTTCTAATAATGTTGTAATCAATGATATCCTTGATATCTTGCGGAGATTAGGATTGATTACATATGAATTGCAGCAAGTAGAATATGATAAGACGAATATTGTGATTACCAAAGTATCTAATGTGTTGCCCGAGTGACCGATCGGATTTTAGATGAAATGTACAAAAATTTCTGAGTTTTGTACAAAAAATAGTAACCTATAGAATAGAATAAAATAGGCGGTATGGTATACCTCTCCGCTTCGCTCCGAGGTATACCATACCTTATACGCCCGCCTCGTATATAAGTGGGGCAATGTTTTCAAAAAATGATTTCAAAATCGCATGGTGCGAGGAACAAATGAAAAAATGATTTCAAAACTCAAATTTAAGGAGGAAAATGAGTTATGGCATATGATTGTCTTGGTGCTTATAGAGGTAAGGAAGTTTATGTAATCCCGAAGAGAGAGTTTCTGTTTGAGATTAGTGAACAGGGAAGAGCGCGCAATGATATTATGTGGATGATTGGTGAAGATCGTAGACTGATTAATGGTGGTATGATAATTGGTCAGGTTACTCCTAATCTGAAGTCTGTAGATGACTTGAAGCCACTGCATTATAGTATTGTATATGGTACTGCGATTCGTGGCAATAAGAAAGAGGAGGCTGCAAAGCAGACTTCTACTGTTGTAACTGAGAGAGCGACTGTTGAAGCTCTATTTGCACAGGGTGAGAAGAAATTGATGGCTCTTATTCGAGAGAGTGAAGAGAATCTTGCAAATTATGAATCTGATGGAGCAGCAAGATTGCAAGAACTTGTGAATGAAGGAAAAGAGAAAGCCAAGAAATATGGTAAGCGCAAGGTATAAGGGAGGCATTAGCCTCCCTTTTTCTTATTTATATAAAAAAAGAAAGAAGGGCGTTAGCCCTTCTTTCACTTATTGATGGAATTTACGAAGTCGCGCAGAATGGTGTCGTCAGACTTGGGAGTAGGCTGAGCGGGCTTCTGGACAGGCTTTGCCTGGCCAAAGAGAAGCCCGAAGAGGTCCTGCATTTCCTTCAGATCTTCATCCACTTTTGCATTGGCTTGAGCGTGAGCATTCTTGATTTCCTTGGCATCAAGTTCATCAAGAACTTCATCCCAATCCTTGGCACCAGCCAGATGGACCAGAGGAGTCAGAGCGCTCATAGTGCCAACTGCCATCTTGATAGTGGAATCCACTTCATTGGCATCAAACATCTGAGCGAACATGCGAGCATGCTCAGGATACTTCTGAGTAGCATAGAGCTGCTGCACATAAGCGACATCGGCTGCGGTCAGCTTATTCTCCATTGCACGGTTGCAAAGATCAACCAGAGTCTGAGCCTTGGTCTCATTATCGGCCTTGCGCTTAGCTTCAGCCTGCTTACGCTTAGCTTCCTCTTCAGCCTTGATCTGGGCCTGTGCATTGGCCAGCTGAGTGCGCATCTTGTTCATAACCTCGTCCATAGACATACCCTGACGAAGCATAGCCATCATTTCATTCTCGTAAGTATTCATGTAAGGAGTCTCCTTTCGATATTCACTGGGGAGCGACCCCAGGATTGGATAGAGGGAAGAGCGAAGCGATTCCCTCATTCTTTACATATATATTATAGCAAATTTTTTTATAAAAATCAAGGGAGAGAAGATGAGGATAGATAAAATTGTAAAAACTGGGAAAATTCTGGAAGTGGGGTGGCCCGATCGGGCCTAGACTACTCTACTCATTTATCCGTCCTCGTGTCCGTAATTAAGTTCAATATATTATGCCGCATATGCCAGCCCGTCCACTTGCTATTCTTTACTCTTGCTCCTCTTGATCTATTACCGATCGGTAAAAATATGCCCCACCGTATTATATCATATATTTGTTTATTTGTCAAATCTCCTTCCTCTTGTTGCCGACTTTCCGGTCGGCCTATATCCTTCTACTTTTATTATATCATAAAAAAATTATGTTGTCAATTTCCCGGTCGGCGGAGGTGCCTTTTTTAAATATTATATCATATTTAATTCAATTTGTCAAATTCCGCAGCATATGCATGTTCCAGAGAACGCGCGGGGTATGTTCGATCTACGCTGAGGGGCAGAGAGAATTGATTTGTGAGGCGCTGGAGGAATCGCTTTCACCGCGCACGAGCGCATATGATAGCCGATCGGTTATCCGATCGGCGGGGCCCGACCGGGGTTTCGGGATTCAAGGTAATTAGTTGCATATAGTTGCATTCAAGAGAAAAATTTGCATATACAGGTCCGATCGGGAAATTCGGTCCGGATCGCCCGCGACCGGCCCGCTCAACTCCCCTCTATTATTATACCACAGCCCGCCGCATTTGTCAATAGGCAAAATCAACAAAAATTATGCGATTTTTCTAGTAAAACCGCACAAAACCGGACAAAAACAGCAAAAAATGGGCGATTTCTCGCCCATTTTGTCATTTTTTCGGCTTGCGATGGCAGGTAAGGGTCACACTGTAGCAATTTTCACCAATTTTGAAGGTGATTTCTCGTTCAGGATTCACAATTTCGACCAAATCCACACCAGAAGCAGGAATTTCTTCATCCATGTGATGAAAACTTTCCATTGCATTGGCGATTTGTTCAATCAGTGAACGCTTTTCTTCGTTGGGCTTGCGTTCCCGCTTTTTCTGTCCTTCCAGACTGTAATTCGGGGCACGCTTTGCCTTGACCTTTGTTGCGCCAGATTCCTTCGCCTGCTTTTCCATCTGTTTCAGCAATTCGGGGTCTGCATCTTCCTGCTCTTCAATCCAGCTGGCTTCCGCAAATTCCCTTGTCATGCCTTCGGTGGTCATCCACATTTTGATGGTAGCTTCGGCATCCTGCTTCGCTTCCGATTCGCTTACGCCCATCATTTTAGCGTAAGCCTTGATAGCTTCCTTGAACTCCATGCTATCAGCTCCTTTCGACATTATTATTATAACACAGTTGGGGCAGTTTGTCAACCCCTAATTTCAACAATCTTTAGAAAACATCCAGCCCAGCGCAAAACCAGCTACACACAGCCACAGGAATTCCTGGAAGAAGATACCCCAGATGAATCCCCACATAGAGAGAACCAGACCAAGGATACAGAGTGCAGGACAGGTGAACATTTCAGATCAGCTCCTTTCGATGGTTCTATTATATCAGATTCGGGATAATCTGTCAACCCCTAAAATGCCGATTTTTCAAGAAAATTTTTCGGTGGGTCTAGTGTATCGCGGAAAACTGCTCGCGGCGCCCGTCCGCGAGCAGCCCAAGAAAAAGAGACCCCTTTCGGGGTCTCAGGCTCAGCCCTGAGCGAGGGCGAAGAAAGCCTTGCGCTTTTCCTCAGTGCGAACCAGCACGCCAGCCTCGACCATCTGGCGCACCAGAGAGGCGACCTTCTGGTTGGACAGGGCACTCAGTTCCGCAGAGTGGGTCATGATTTCGGAGACAGTCATGGGGGACTGACCTTCCAGCACAGCCTTGATGATGTCCTTGACACCCTCGTTGGCTTCCTGCACCTTAGTGGGCTTCTTGGGAGCGTTGGACTTAGCCTCCAACTGCTCAATCATCTTCTGGAGCTTCTCGATGGCTTCCGCTTTGGAGATGGTCAGGGTTTCCTCGCCCTCAGTGAAAGACCAGTTGGGCAGGGTGGAGTTCTCGATAGCATTGATAGCGACTTCCAGAGCAACCTTCTTAGTGAACTTCATCATGATTCATTACCTCTTTCTTTTTGTCTTGTCCCTTAGGACACTCTTATTATAGCACCTATTCAGTTGTTTGTCAAGGGGTTTCGCAAACTTTTTTTTCGCTTCGCTTGCACAGGGTCTAACCATGGAGTGTTGCGCACCCACTCCGCAGGCTACCTTGGCTAAGCGACTGTCAGTTGCTTCCCTCACCTGACACCCTTATTATACCACAGGGTCAGTGGTTTGTCAAGAGGTTTCGGAAACTTTTTTTCAAGTTTTCTTCCTCTACTTCCTGAGAGTCGGCCGCCTCTCGGTTTCTTGGCCTCCCCTCCTGACATTATTAGTATACCACTTTCGGGATAAAATGTCTATTGGCAAAATGCACAAATTTTCAGCGAATTTCTTGGTAGATCTGCCCATTGCGGAAAAACCGGTCGTGTGGCCCGCGCACGACCGGCTCAAAAGAAAAGAGCCAACCCCGAAGGGTCAGCCCCAAATTGTTTCGGTCATATAGCCGAGAAGCATCAGCCCGAAATCCTCTTGACAGTAAGCATTCTCATGGTTCATCACAGCGAGCACTTCACCAGTAAAACCGTTGATGACATCAAGATAGCAGTCGGCATGATCCAGCATAAACTGGCAGGCGGTGCGGGGATTGTTGGTCTTGCAGGACAGGACGTGGTCTTCTTCGTAAACATTTACTTCATACTGAAACTGAGTCATGGTCAATTACCTCTTTCCTTTTGATGTACTTATTATATCACACTTTGGGGCGGCTGTCAAGGACTTTTTCAGTCCTTGAAAGCCTTTCGACGCATTGCCTTGTGCTTGCGGATGCAGTACCAAAAGATTTCCTTTTCGATGTTCACATCTTCCATTGCCTTGTGTTCTTCCACAAAGTCAATGTCCTTGGAGATGAAGCGGAACAGGATTTCGGCGGTCAGTCGGGGCTGTCCGTTCTTCAAGGTGAAACCGTTGGTTTCGCACCACTTGCGGTAAGTGGGCATCGGGGCGACCACATCACGAGCCATTGCCAGCGTGTCCCAAATTTCAACGCCCTTCGGGAAGAAGTAGCGATACTTGGAGCAGGTTTCGTAACGCTGGGTCATCGTGCAGGAGCGATAGTCGAATCGGGCATTGTGGGCGATAACTGCCTTGATGTTGTACTTTTCGCAACAGTCGCGGAACGCCTTGCGGATTTCGTACCACGTTGCAACCTTGATTTCGCCGCGTTCAATCTGTTCAAGATACTGCGGAATCTTGTGGGCGTAGTATGCGGACTGCATGAGTTCGGGACGGTCAAAGAAAATGTCGCGGTTGATGAAATTGAAGTTTTCGTAGGTGTTGCCGTGCTGGTCAATTACAGACCATGCGGTATTGTAGTTGATGGGGCAATCCAGACCGTTGGCAGTTTCAGTATCCATCAGAATGTAGAAGTGGCGATTCATTTTGCATTACCTCTTTCTTGTTCTATTGCCTTTCGACATTATCTATTATAGCAGATGTTGGGCTGTTTGTCAATACCTTTTTGAAACTTTTTTTCGGGAAGATGGGGCAGGGTTTTACCCCTGCCCCGCAAGGTCACTTCACCAGAGTGAAGTAAGCCTTGCGCTTCTCTTCCAGTCGCTGAACCTTGCCAGCTTCCACCAGCTGGCGAACCAGCGAAGCGACCTTCTGATTGGAGAGCTGGGACAGCTCTTCATCAGCCTGCATCAGTTCAGACACAGTCACAGGCTGGGCGCAGGAAGCCAGCACTTCCAGCACATGGGACTTCACGCCCTCATTCGCCTGCTGGGTCTTGGTGGGCTTCTTCTCCGCAGAGTTACGCTTGACCTGCTGGTCACGCAGAGCAGACAGCTTCTCACGCACTTCGGCAGACAGAGCTTCGCAGTTCAGAGCAACTTCCAGAGCCTTCACATAAGTCATCTTTTCCATGATTCATTACCTCTTTCTTTCTTGTCGATTGGTGTTAGTGACTGTCGAGTGGGGCTGGCGCCTTGCCCTTTCGACATCCTTATTGTACCACACCTTGCGGTGTTTGTCAAGGGGTTTTTGAAACTTTTTTTTTGAGTTTTTATCCTGTGCGCTTCAGCGCCGAAGGGTTCCTCTTGCAGTTCCTTGCCCTCTTGACACTATCAGTATATCACATCTTGGCGGCTTTGTCAAGGGTTTTTCAAAACTTTTTTTGAAGAAGTTTTGTCGACCAGCTTCACTCGGCATCACCTCAGTGCCCTCCTGACATTATCTATTATACAGTATCAGACCCCAAATGTCTATTGACAGATTGCACAAAGTTTCGGGAAAAAGTTTGTGCAGTTTGCCTATTGACAAATTGCTCGAAAAATGGTATAATGGAAGGATACGCGGGAAAACCGGCGCCCACGCTCGTGGGCGCGCGGGCGAAAAAAGAGTGACCTTGCGGTCACTCTTCACAGCGGATGGGGTCATCGAGGTGGTTCACCATTTCGCAGATCAGTTCCTGCCGCTTTGCGGTGCTCAGGCTTTCCCACTCAGACTGCAGGCGGTCAAAGCTCAGATGCTCTTCATGGTAGGGCTTCATCACAAGCCCGTATTCCTTGTCCAGATACATCTCAAGGGGATCGCCCTCTTTGATGTTCAGGTTCCTGCGGATTTCCTTGGGGATAACAATGCGACCCAGTTCATCGACTCTTCTTACAATACCAGTTGCTCTCATGTTCATTACCTCTTTCCTTTTGATGTACTTATTATACCACATGTGAGAGGGGTTGTCAACCCCTTTCTCACAAATTTTTGCTTTCAGTCACAAAGTATTTTGCATCATAGCTCTGTAACAGTTTCTTAACATTCAGACTGTCCTGCTGAGTGGGACAATAGAAGTTAAACAAGAAATACTTTTCGATGTTCACATAGTTGTAAGTGAATCCATAGTATTTGCAATCTTCAATCATCTGTTCTGCTTGTTCGGCAGGAATGGTGACTTCGACTTTCCAGAGTTTGTCTTTTCTTGCCTTTTCTTCAAAATACTTGACCACATACACACCCACAAGGTTACAGCCTGCGACAATCAGCGCCTTGGTGGCAAGAGGCAAATCGCACATCATGTAGACAGTGACCACAGTGTAGAGTCCGAAGGCAACAGCGTTAACAATCGCGGCGACCCCTTTTCCGCATTTGATGGTTGCAATGCTCTTGACGGTCTGAATGATAACATTGGCGATGTTCAGCAGGATGAAGGTGAGAAGCAGAGTGTTCATTGTGTTACTTCCTTTCGTCTTTCGTTGTACTTATTATACCATAGGTTCGGCAGGTTGTCAATACCTTTTTGAAAATTTTTTTCTTGCAAAGGGCTGTCACACAGGACAGCCCTTTGCATACTTCTGATTCTTCTTGATTTTCTGTGCCATCCAGTTCGGCATGTGCAAGCCTGCGGACTTGTAAATCATGCCAGCCTGTTCAAGAGTGGGAATGTAAGCAGTCACCATGGTTTCGCTTTCCGGCATCTTGACAATCAGCACACCAGTTTCGGACAGGCACTGCCGAGTGCCCTTGTCTCTGCGGAAACCTTCGCACACAATCTTGTCACCGAAGCCAATCTTCTGTGCAATGTACACACAGCGGTCAATGCGGTCTACCATAGCGTGTTTGGTCATTTCGATCTTCATCATTTTTGTTTACCTTCCTTTCTGTTGTCCCTTTCGACATTATTAGTATAGCACACTTTGGGCTGTTTGTCAACAGCTTTTTTCTGATTTTCCAGATTTTTTTTCATGGCATTCATTGCCGCCACTCTCATAGCGGTCTGACTTGCAACAATAGCACCGATCATGATACCCATGTTTATCACTCCTTCATTTGATACATTTATTATACCACAGGGGAAAGGCTTTGTCAAGCCTTTTCCCAAATTTCTTTTGCCATCTGATAGCGTCCGCTGTTGTCGCCATGTGCAGTGATGTAATCATGCCCAATGTGGCGACTTGCAATTTCAAATTCTTTCAAGCCGCCATCCCACAGGCACACCAGCAACTGAAGTAGATGCACAGGCAGGAACAGGAGCAGATACACAGGCCAGCTAATCTTGCAATCGCGGCGATAGTCGGGGTTGCCATCTGCAGAATAGGCACCAGCTTCGGTCAGAGAGTAGGAGCAGAGGGGACGAAGCCACTTGGCCGCAGGATTGTACTTGCCGATGTAGGTCCAGTCATTCAGAGAAATCTTCTTAGTCATTGTAGTTACTTCCTTTCTTGTTCCTTTTGATGTACTTATTATACCATGCTCAGAGGGATTTGTCAACCCCTCTGAGCAACTTTTTTTAGGCATCTGCCCAGCTGATGTGCAGGCTGGATTCACACCAACGAACCTTGTAACCTGCTTCAACCATAGTGTTGTATACCTTGGACTGGATGCGAGGGTCGGCACCGCTGAGACCATTGCTGTAATACATGGAGGTGTTGCCCTTGCTGGCATAGATCTGAATGGTGTCTTCAATCTTCTGCAGGTGCTTGTCAGCTTCGGCGGTCAGGTAGTTGGTGGTCATGGTCTTAGCTTCTTTGGCAGTCATCATAGTAGTAACTTCCTTTCTGTTGGGACTCTGTGTTCCCTTTCGATGGTTTAATTATAGCAGATTCGGGATGATTTGTCAATACCTTTTTTGCAAGTTTTTCAAATTATTTTTTGCTGGCTGGTGCTCCTCGCGGAAATTCGGCGAGTGGGCAAGCGCAGCGCCCGCCCACGCGCCGGCGAATAAAAAAAGAGTGGGGCTCAGGCTCTGAGCACCCACTCGGGGAGGTTCTCCCACAGTCGGGAGAGGTGGCAGGTGACCACCGTGGAGCGTTCCCACTCCACATCACCGCCATCCCAGAAGAAGCGGTAGTGGTCGATGGTGACCATGTCACCGTGGAAGGTGACCTTGACGGTCTCGTGAGAGGCCAGCCAAGAGCCCTTGCCAGTGAACAGGCAGTTGGACTGGGCTTCGAAACCGTAGTTGGCGATCAGGGTGGCAGCGATGGTGTTCTTCATGGGGATCCTCCTCGTTGTTCGGGCTCTTGCCCTTTCGTTGATACTATTATAGCACAGGATAGGCAGGTTGTCAAGGGGTTTTTTCGGGGTGGTGAAAGTTTTTTTCACCACCCCGCGAGGGTCAGGCAAGGCGGAAATACGCCTTGCGCTTCTCCTCGATTCGGGTCAGCTTGCCCTCTTCCACAAGCTGACGGACAAGGCTTGCAACCTTCTGATTGCTCAGCTCGCCCAGCTCGGGAGCAAGGGTCTGAATCTCGCTTACGGTCTTGGCTTCCTGACCCTCAAGGGCAGTCAGGATAACCTGCTTGATGCCAACGTTGGCTTCCTGAACCTTGGTCGGCTTCTTCTCACCGCTGTTACGCTTCTCCTGCTGAGTACGCAGGGCAATCAGCTTTTCCGCGATCTCGGTGGGCAGGTTGCCGTTCTCAATGGCGTAGGTCAGGGCGGTCACGTAGGTCAGCTTCTCATTCTTCACATTGATAGTAGTCATAGCGATTACCTCTTTCTTTCCGCGCTCTTGGCGCTGTCGTTTTGTTTTGTTCCTTCCCTTGGAACATCTTAAGTATACCACAGGTCGGTCGGTTTGTCAAGCCCTTTTTGAAACTTTTTTCAAGTTTTTTTTCGGGGCTTGGGGAAGGGTATCAGCCCTTCCCCTTGTCCTTGGGGGGTCGGTGGGCGGTCAGCGTAACCGAATAGGAAACGCCGTTCAGCACAAAGTCCACTTGACGCTCGGGGTTGACAACCTCGCAGTTGTCAAAGTCCTTCAATGCGTCGTGCAGGCAGTCCACCAATAGTCGCTTGTCCTCGTTGGGCTTGCGTTCTCGGGTTCGGGTCTTGCCTGCAGGGTCAACCACCTTGTGAGCCTTGGGTCGGTTCGCCTTGCGTGCTTCCTTCTCTTGCTCGGGTGGCAAGTCCCATGGGGTAGGGTTGCCCTTGTCGATCTGCTTGTCCCACCATGCCATTTCGGCTTCTTCCAGTGAGCAACCAGTCTTATCGACCATGGCGTCCAACCACTCAGGGGTAGGATACTGAAGTTCCTTAGCCATGTTCTTGACCTCCTTTACATTAACTATTATACAGCATCTTGGGCTGTTTGTCAAGGGGTTTTTACGCCCTTGACAAACTTTTTTTTCAATCGTTCAGATAGAAGTCAACCCACTTTTCAGCCTGTTCCAGATCAAACTCAACTTGATAGAAACGATCATTTTTCTGGAAAGTGTTCGGATGCTTGCGGATGTACTTGGAACGCAGGAAACTTTCCAAACCTTCTGCGTCAACTTCTCCGCAATCCCAAACTTTAGTAACTTCGATCGTTTTGATACCATACTTGCGATAGTAGCGCAGGTGTTCGCTCATGCGTTCTTCAATGGTTCGGGTGGTCGTGCCGACCTTTGACCAAACCAGATTGCCCTCTTCATTAAGCAGCCGCAGGAGATACACAAGCTGATTGCCCTCTACCTTGTCGCAGGAGTAAACCACGTTTGCGGTCGGCTTAAAGAAAGACTTTACCTTGTCAACAACGCCCTTGACAAACCGATCAACGATGAAATAGGCATCCTTGACAAAAGTCCAAACCGCACGAACAACTTCATTTTCTTCCCACAGAGCAAGCATCTTTTTGAAGTTGTTGTTGCGTCCAGAAGTGGAAGTGCAAGCGCACATGCGGTCGTAGTAGAGATCCATCAGTTCCAGTGCATTCATTGTGATTACCACCTTTGTCATTTTGTCTTGTCGGTGTTTCCCTCACCAACTGAGACTATTATAGCATAGGTGGGCAGGAATGTCAATAGGTTTTTGAAAAAAACTTTTTTTTCTTTTTCTGCAAAAAGGTATTGACATTTGATCCCTCTTGTAGTATAATACTATCAGAGGTTGAGGGAAGCACAACCACTACGGGCACTGAGGATTCGCGATTACTCGGTGGCAAAACTCTCGCAGGTATCAAGAGCTTCCAGATCGCGGCGAACGGGTAGTGTCAGCTCGGTTAGCACGCTACGCAAGTAGAAGAGACGTTCAAATCGTCCCCCTAGCCTACGCGATCACTCCACCCCATACATCCACGGCGGTGAAATTCCGCCCGCGCAAGCGAAGACGAGAGTGGCTCTGTTTTGGGATGGGGCTTGTTTTTGTATGTTTATGCATTGTCGATGAATAATTATGCATGGCCTATGCGTGCGGGAATACGGCTGGTGCACAGACTTGGCGCCCGTGCACCAGCCGGCCAGAGGGAAAAGAAATGCAGGATGTGTGGAGTCATCCTGCATTTCATTTATCACTTGCTCTTACTGGAAACATTGGTCTTGAAGATAACCTGCAATGCATTGGTAGCCCAGAAGAACTGCCAGTAGTTCAGGTCAGGCAGGTTGAAGTCCAGCTTTACTGCATTGTATCCCATCTGCACAACCCATGGCCCAGCGAAGATGACCAGCGCCAGCACAATCAGCGCCGCAATCACAGTCGCGCATCCAGAGTTATCACTATTATAACTATTATAACTGAATCCCATAGTCATTTACCTCTCTTTCTTGTTGCTCTCTGCACTCAGCGAGTGAGTGCAGAGAGAGTGGCGAAGATAGTTTCGGGAGTGAACGCCTTGCCCTGTTCCCATGCGTTGCGGTTGCGCTCTTCATCATCGAAGAGAATGCCGCTCTTGCAGGTGTCCCACTTGTTCTGCCCATAGGGAACGATCTCCACCACATCCCAATGAACAGAAGGCAGATGCTTGGCGAGCCATGCGAGCTTGGCGGCTCGGACTGCTTCATCATAGGCAAGAGTGCTTTCCTTGCTACACCAGCTGATGATGCAGAGTTCGTGTCCCTGTGCCTGTGCCCTGTTGAGCATCCTTGCCAGCGTTGCCATGTGGTGCATGGGCTTTGCCATTGCGTAGGGTGCAGGGTCGTAAGCTCGGAGCATCTGAAGCCATCCATCAACCGCATACAGGTCAGCAATCGTACCATCCATATCGAACCAGATCTTCATTCTCATTACCTCTTTCTGTGTTTTGTCTTGTCCCTTTCGACACTATTAGTATAGCACGTCTTAGGGTATTTGTCAAGCCTTTTCCGCAAACTTTTTTATCTTTTTTTTCGAGGGGGAAGATCGCTCTTCCCTCCTCTGTGCATAGACTTGCTTTTCTTTCCTCTTGACGAGCTTCTTAAACCTTGCGCTGTTCATCCTCTTGCCCTCCTCATGGCTTCGAGCTTCTGCTGGATGCGGTCGAACTTCGCCAACAGTTTGGCATAGCGGCGATCCTGCCAACCCCAGTACATCTGTGCAACAGCATCCCAGAATGCGCGGGTACTGTAATAGCACTCATGTTCCACCTTGAAAGTGGCAGGTACAGGCTTCTTTTTTTCTGCTTCCAGAAGCCTTGCCATCACTCTGTTTGCACCTTTGCGAGTGCGGAACAGACCTACTCTGTGTGCGGCGGTGCGAGTGCGAGTACTTTCTACCTTCGAATACTTCATGAGGATAAACATTGCTTTGATCTCCTTTCGTTGTTCCCTTGACACTACCTATTATAGCAGGTTTCAGGATGTTTGTCAATAGGTTTATACAGATTATTTTTGTTAATTATTTGTTGTGTCTCTTGTTTGTTGGCTAGCTAGGCCCGTGCTCGGTGACCTCTTAGATGTCGTAAGAGGTACAACCGAACATGAAGCCCACACCATCAAGCACCACTTCATGGTAGAAGTCACCAGTGCCCAGCTCGTCGATGATGTCCTGCACCTGCTCAACCAGCTCAGGCATGGTATAGTCACGGAACTGCTCACACCAGTCATCATCGAAGCCGATGAAGTCGATGAAATCCACACAGATTTCAGTGTCGGATTCGCGACGGATTTCAACATCGCCAGCCTGTTCGAGGGTTTCCAGCATGGTCATCAGCATTTCAGCAGTCATCATTGTAGTTACTTCCTTTCTTTCAGCTGGGCTCTTGTCCCTTGCTGTGATTATAGTATACTACAACTGACCGCGTTTGTCAATAGGTTTTTACAATTTTTTTTATTAAGTTTTAGGATAACACTTAACATGATGCATTCAATGCATTCGCGACGCTTTTGTTGCATGACAGGTTTATTGCGCAAACTCGGGGCGTGCCGACCATGCACGCCCCGACGAGCGTTCCAGATGCTGGCAGTACTCTTGTATTTTTTTCTGGTATGTAAATCCATTCAACATTCACCCTCCGGGCACCCTTTCGGGAAAAAAATTATTTTGAAAGAGAAAAGGGGTTATACCTGGTCACAATTCCCACTAAATCAAATTTGAAATCTGGAAGACGGAGATATATCATCAAAAGTGAGATTGGAAAGTTTAACGGTATAGGGAATTCTAATTAAAGGGATCCCTTGCTCTTTACAGTATACGTTCTTGCGCTCATCCCGCTCTTTTTGAATTTGTAATTTTTCTTCTCCGCCCCATGCTTCAACAGCCTTAAAATGCTGCTCTCCATCATATTCAATTAAATAAGATAACTGTCTATTTGAATCAAAAACCGCAAAATCAAACTTTAAACCTGTAGACAGCTCTTCAATGGAATATTGCTCTTCAAATATTACATCAAGATCTTGCAGCATTGTCCGCACGTATAGTTCACCAGCAGATACTTGAGAACAGCCACACGATACAGTATATTTATATCCATCTCTATCGCTACCGCGCTTATATCCAGTTAAATGGTCTTTTCGCACTGAAACCACATTGCCGCAATCACATTGACATTTAACATAAGAAGTATATCTTCCACCCGCGGTTTTATAAGGTAAATCATATTCAATCACTGTTAATTTACCAAACCTATCTCCCATTTTTAAGGCTTGATGACCTCTACCACCTGAAATTTCTCCTGCGGCGATTCTGCAATCAACACAACCCTTTTCAACATCTTCTTTCCGCAAAATAGCTTCCTTGCCGCATTGATTGCATTTACATAGCAGTGGTGTCGAATGACTCTTCCAAGGTGTCTCTTCTTTAGAAGGACGCCGAATAACAGTTAATGTCTTAAAAGTTTGACCAATCATTTCTTGCCATTTCATTATAGATGACATTCTCCTCTCATATAACAATCCATGTGACATTGACCACTCTCTGCTTCACAGGGCAGTAAACTTTTCAACACTTCTTCCACATGTCGGCTTTCCGCAAATTTCTGTAGTTCCACCCATCCATGGCGAAGCAATACTTGCTTCGCCACATAGTGGTTTTTTTCTCTTTCCCAATGCGCGCACTCTTCTTCTGTAGGATAGTCGCTCCAATCTAATTTTTCATCTGGGACTCTTTTGTACTGGCCAGTATTTACCTCTTTAAACATACTCGCTAGTACTTTATGTTTACGCTTAAAGGGATTTTCTAGTCCCATCGTCGGTGCAACCTCTCGCATAAATTTTTCTTCTGCGCGCAGAATCGTGCTACCGACGGAGTTAAGGATGAACATCAGTGTACCCCATCCAAGTGACGAGCAATGCTGTCATCACCTTCATAAGTAATAAAATTCTCAATTGGTCCGCCGTATCGCTCACCTACAGAATAGCGGTACCAAGAATTTGGACTCACAAATACAGTAATGCTCTCCATCTTGCCACTCTGGTCACCCAACACAAACCAGAATACATCATCGTGTACAAATGCATATTCATCGATATAGCTCAATGCGTACCCCTTATCCACGATGTAATAACTTGTGCCTTTGGTTGCTCCAATTGCAACAAACAATAGACCGACCGCAATTGCCACAATTAAAATCAGACTAATGATCTTCTGTACCATTGAAGTCATCTCCTTTATCATTTCTATATACATTATATCAAATTTTTTTTAAATTTTCAAATGGGCGATCTTTTTTACTTGACTCATGAAAATTTTTGTGGTATAATAGAGGCATAGAAGGAGGTTGATTATTATAATCAAGCTAGATTATACGATTGAATCTCCTCAAGAGCGAAATGAATTGGTGAAATAGATTTTAACAGAGACTCCCGACCCAAGCGAGCAATATCTGGAAATCCTTGCTGATTATTTGGTTCTTTGTATGGAGAAACAAGAGAAGAAGGAGCGAAAGATTCTCACCGACAACCGTATGGCGACTGTCAATAAACGAGAAACATCTTTCGAGGGTCTTGTTGGCCAGTTGGAGAATGGCGAAGATGGTATATATAATTTAGTAACGAACGATAAGAATGTAATATTTTAGCCGAAAGTAACAATTACGAAAAAAGATTTAGAAGAAATTGAGCCATTACGTCAGTTGCGCGACAGCATAGCATATTGGGAAAAGCTGTCTAAAACTGCGACTGGGCGAGCAGCCTATATTATCAAATCAACTATTATCGAATTGCGGAAGGATCAATATCTTATTAAAAACGCCTACCGCCAACCAATTGTTGCGCGAAATATTACAAGAAATATCGGACACTATATTAAACTCCCATGGGATGAATGGGTAGATGAAAATGGAGAAATCCAGTATGAAGGTGTGTCCTTTATCAATCCCGTTGTTATTAGCACTATTTTATGCAATTATTCTAAACTAAAAGAAGGATGCTATGGCAGGTTCGAGGGTGATACCTGGTATATGATGGAAGACTTTGATAGATTAGTAGATAATTCACTTGCCGGCTATCCTTTATACCGTCGTATTGTAGAATATAAAATTGACGGGCAATCTAATGTTGATATCAAGGAAATGATTGAAAAGGAATTCGGCTTCACTCATTCGCTCGAATATATTTCTTCGTTATGGCGTAATAAAATTCCAAAGCTCATTGCCTCTTATTATACAGATGAATGGCTGACCTGGTATTATACTGAAAAAGAATATGGGAAGTGGAAGAAATGTACTAGGTGTGGGCAAATTAAGTTAGCCCATTCAAGATTTTTTTCCATAAACAAAGGTTCAAGAGATGGATGGTATTCTTTGTGTAAGTGTTGCCGGAATGCCAAGAACAAGAAGGCAAAGGAGTAATGTGAATGGCAGACTTAAATAAAACTTATTATTGTAAGGTCTGCGGTCGAACGATGGATACTGATCAATTTTACACATCTAATCGGTTGGATAGATACCCCGACGATGGTAAATTACCTGAATGTAAGAAATGCATCACTCGACATGTAGACAATTGGAATCCGAAAACTTATTTATGGATTTTGGAAGAGATCAATGTTCCTTATATTGAAGAGGAATGGAATACTCTACTTGAACGTTATGGCAAGGACCGCACCAAGGTTACTGGTATGACCATCTTGGGTCGTTACCTTTCCAAAATGAAATTGAATCAATACAAAAATTATTCATGGGAAGATACTGAAAAGATTAAGGCTGAAATGGATGCGCGGAAGCGAGACGTTATGGCTCGACAAGGCTATACTGGAGAAGAGATTGAGGAAGCTCTCGCCGCAAACAGGACACCTGAAAGACCCGCTGAACTAGAAGCAACACGAGAGGAGCCTGCTCCGATTGATGCCTTTGAGCCAGTGGGATTCGAAGATGATCTAACTGAAGAAGATAAAACTTACTTGGCGATTAAGTGGGGCAAGACCTACAAACCGTATGAATGGGTTCAGTTAGAGAAGTATTATCAAGAGATGATGCAATCGTTCGATATTCAGACTCCATCTCATGAAGACTATTTAAAGCTTATTTGTAAAACTTCAATCAAGGCTCATCAACTGATTGACTTGGGCGACATCGAAGGTTTCCAAAAGATGTCTAAGGTTTATGACGCTTTGATGAAATCCGCTAAATTTACTGCGGTTCAGAATAAGGCTGAGGCTGGCGAGTTTGTTAACTCAATTTCTGAACTGGTTTTATTATGTGAAAAAGAAGAGGGATTTATTCCTCGTTTCTATACCGACAAGCCGAAGGATAGAGTTGATGAAACTCTTGCGGACTTGCGTGGCTACACTAACACTCTTGTTACTGAAGAGATGAATCTTGGTAATCTTATCGAATCTGCGGTTAAGGCATTGCAGCGCGAAGCCGAACGCGAAGAAGATGAAGATATTGATGATGAAGATGAAATTATGGATATGGATTCTCTTGATGAATTGAAAGATGATGACTTTGCCGAACACTATGAATTCTTAGAACAAGAGGCTGAAGATGATGCCTTAACGATGATGGAAATGTTAAAGGAGGAATAATATGGCTTTACAAGACTTATTAAACCTCTCAAACGACCGATAGAAAATTGGTTTATCTGAAGAGCGTGTGCGGGCCGTTATTCCGGTCGCACGTTAGTATATTGCCTATTGGCGCGAATACCCTGACATGTTTGTTGACTTCATGGCAGGTAAATGGCAGCCAAATCCTCCAAAGGAAACGCTTAACTTATTCTTTTATCAACGAGTATTTTTGCGGGCCGCTATGCGTTACAAATACGTGTATGCGGTCTTTCCGCGTGCTTATTCAAAATCATTCCTTGCGGTTTTGATTTTGATGACTCGTGCAGTACTATATGCGGGATCTAAACTATTTGTTACTTCTGGTGGTAAGGAACAGGCTTCTGGTATTTTGAAAGAAAAAGTCCAGGAAATCTGTACTCTTGTGCCGGGCTTCGCAAAAGAGATTGACTGGGGCCGTGGTAAAACATTAGAAGGTAAAGACTATTGTAAATATATTTTCCGAAGTGGTTCTTATATTGATAACTTGGGTGCTAGCGAAAAATCAAGAGGTAAGCGCCGACATGGCGGACTTGTTGAGGAGTGCGTTGGCGTAGATGGAACTATCCTAAACGAAGTTATTATTCCAGTTATGAACGTTTCTCGCAGATTGCCGGATGGTACTTCTGATGATCAAGAGGTTCTGAATAAAAGTCAGATCTTTGTTACAACTGCGGGCTGGAAGAATACTTTCGCTTATGATAAGTTGATTCAAATGCTTGTTGGACAGATTACGCAACCGGAGAAGTTTTGTATTATGGGTGGTACTTGGAGAATTCCTGTTCTTATGAAATTACTTGATAAGAACTTTGTGCGCGACTTGAAATTGGACGGTACATTTAATGAGTCCTCTTTTGACCGTGAGTATGAATCTAAATGGTCTGGCACTATTGAAGATGCGTTCTTCCGTGCTGAGCAATTTGATCGTAATAGAATCTTAAAGCAGCCTGAATACGAGTATTCTGGTAGATCTATGAAGTCTGCGTATTATGTACTTGCGGTTGACGTAGGTCGTAAAGGTTGCGATACTGTAGTTTGTGTATTTAAGGTAACACCACAGACTGCGGGTGTATCATTAAAGACTTTGGTAAATATTTATACTTTACATGATGAACACTTTGAAGATCAAGCTATTGCATTGAAGAAGTTGTTCTATAAATACAAGGCTCGTCGTATTGTTATCGACGGTAATGGTCTTGGTATTGGTCTTGTTGACTATATGGTAAAAACTCAAATTGATCCGGATACTAATGAAACTTATCCTGACTTTGGTGTTGAGAACGATGAAGAAAATTATTATAAGAAGTTCCGCACTGATGCCTGTGAGTTTGATGCTATGTATATTATTAAGGCCAATGCACCTATTAACACTGAAGCTCACGCGAATGCGCAAACTCAGTTATCTTCTGGTAAAGTAAAGATGCTGATTGATGAACGTGTGGCAAAAGTTAAGTTAATGGGAACTAAGCGTGGACAAGATATGAAACCTGAAGAGAGGGCGGAATATCTTAAACCGTTTACTCTAACTTCCATATTGAAGGAAGAGATGATGAATCTTCGTGAAGAAAACGAAGGTGTTAACATCATTTTAAAGCAAGCTAATAAGTCAATTAAGAAAGATAAGTTCTCTGCTTTTGAATATGGCTTGTACTATATTAAACAAGAGGAAGATAGTAAAAAGCGTAAACGCAAAGGCAGAATTTCTGAAATGATGTTTATGAACTAAGGGAGGTCCATTATGAGAGCGTCTCGTGGAGAAATCAAGATTCAAGAGATTCTGGAAGAGGCGGGATTGCGGTTCACAATGGAACAATCATTTGAGGGTTTAAATAGCCCGAATGGTCGTCCTTTGCGGTTTGACTTTTGTGTATTTGACGATGATGGAAATATTGATTTCCTTATTGAATATCAAGGTAAACAACATTATGAACCATCAAGTAAATTTGGTGGAACAAAAGGTTTTTATCAACAGTAGTTCAATGATAACAAGAAACGTCGTTTTTGTGCATTAAAGGAAATCCCATTAGTTGAAATTCCGTATACAGAAGAGAATCTTATTACTTATGATTATATTATGACAAAGGCTGGCTATTAAGGAGGTGTGACGGTTGCGAAGAAGATAGGATGAAATCCGTGCTAAAGGTTTTGCATTAACTCCGCCTCGCAGGGATATTGATTATATTGATCCGGAAAATAATGAGCCACTTGATTTTAGCAAGATTCGTATTGGTCTACAAACCCTTGATGATGCTATTTTAGATTTGGGTGCTTTAAAAAAGACCAATCGTACATATGGTGACAAGAATGCGGTTTTACGCGCATTAGCTACTAAGGATTATAACACCTTGCGTGAAATATCAAATTACTTCTATGAGGTAAGTGGTATCTATGAACGTCTATGCAAATATTTTGCATTTTTGTATAGATATGACTGGTATGTTGTTCCATATGTTGAAGATGATTCTATCAAGGAAGAAAAAATTCTAAGTGAGTTTTCTAAGGTTCTTAATTATTTAGATAACTCAAATATTAAATACATGTGCGGCAATGTAGCCCTTTAGGTTATTAAGAATGGTTGCTACTATGGTTATATTGTAGATACCACTAATGGCATGACCTTGCAGGAATTGCCAGTTGCTTATTGTCGCAGTCGTTATATGGTTGGCGATTCGCCGGCCGTTGAGTTCAATATGAAGTTCTTTGATGATAAGTTCCCAACTATTGAACAGCGACTTAGAATTTTAAAGATGTTCCCAGAAGAGTTTGCCAAAGGTTATGTTTTATACAAGAAAGGCAAACTTAAAGATGAATCTGGCTCTCAAGCTGGGTGGTATTTACTTGATCCCGCTTGTGCGATTAAATTAAATCTGAATGGTAGTGACTATCCAATTCTTGCAAATGCGATTCCCGCGATTTTGGATTTGGATGCAGCGCAGGATTTAGACCGTCGCAAGACCATGCAGAAATTGTTGAAAATTGTAATTCAGAAACTTCCTCTTGATAAGAATGGTGATTTGATTTTTGACGTTGATGAAGCAAAAGATATTCACAACAATGCGGTTCAGATGTTGAAGCGTGCGGTTGGTGTAGACGTTATGACTACATTTGCGGATACCTCTGTTGCGGACTTGGCGGATAAAAATACTACAACCTCTACCGATGATTTGGAAAAGGTTGAAAGAACTTTGTATAACCAATTTGGTGTTTCTTAGAACTTGTTTAATACAGATGGTAATATTGCTCTTGAAAAGTCTATCTTAAATGATGAGGCTTCAATGCGCAATTTGATTCTACAGTTTGGTAATATGTTAAACAAGATCGTTCGTCACAAGTTCCCCGGTAAGAAGAAGTATAACTTTAGAGTGTATATGTTGGAGACGACAGTCTACAACTACATCGAGCTTGCGAAGATGTATAAGGAACAAGTGCAGATTGGTTACTCCAAGATGCTACCGCAGATTGCGATGGGTCATTCTCAAAGTGCTATTATTGCTACTGCACACTTTGAAAATGAAGTATTGCACTTGTATGAAATTATGATCCCACCGATTATGAGTTCTACAATGAATGGTGAGGACATCTTAGGATAGAAGGCTTAGAAGAAAGCTCAAAGTTCTTAGACAGGTTCTTCCTCTGAAAATAAAGGCGGTCGTCCTGAAAAACCAGATGGACAGAAATCTGAAAAAACTATTTAGAATAAGGAATCTGCTAATTAAGGAGGAAGTTAAATAATGCATATTAGTGTTCCAGTTGAAGCTACTGTTGAATTGCTTAACTTCACTCCTGTTAACCCTTTAATCTCTAAGTGTCAGATTAAAGTGTGTTATGTGGGAGAAGATCCCAATAGAAACCACAGTGTAATTACCAAGGCTGTTGCCACTGATATGGCGAAGTCATTGCCAGGTTGCCCTATTGTTGGTTTTTTTAATGAGGCTACTGGTGATTTTGAAGAGCATAATCGTATGATTGATGTTTCAAATGGTAAGTTTGATATTATTGATACCACTCGACCATATGGTTTCGTTGATTTGGGAGCAAAAGTCTGGTTCCAGAAATTCTTAGATGATGGTGTTGAGCATGAGTACCTTATGACTGAAGGTTATATTTGGGATGATGTGTACCCAGAGGCTAAGCGTATCATTGAGAAGGGGAATAATCAGTCCATGGAACTTCATAATAAACTTACAAAAGGGAAGTGGACAACAGACGATAATGGAATGCCTAAGTTTTTCATTATCAATGAAGCAATTATCCAAAAATTGTGTATTCTTGGAGAGAACGTCGAACCTTGCTTTGAGGGAGCGGGTATCGCTTCGCAGTTCTCTATTGATGGAGAGTTCAAGGAACAATTGTTCTCCATGATTAAAGAATTACAAACAGCTTTACAAGAAGGAGGAAAAACTCAAATGAATGAGGATATTAAGACCCCTATGACTGAGGAGGAGCAGAATATCGAGAATTCAGCCGAAGAGACTGAGTTCAAGAAGAAGCCCGACGAGGAAGAGGAAAAGAAAGAAGAGAAAAAGCCTCCATTCCCTCCAAAGAAGGACGAAGATGATTCAGAGGATAAGAAGGAATCTGAAGAGTCTGAGGAGGATGAAGACGAAGACGAGGACAAGAAGAAGAAGGGTAAGAAGAAGTTCGCCAAGTCCGATGATGAAGAAGAGGACGAGGATGACAAGAAGTGCCCGAAGTGCGGAAAACCTGCGTCTGAATGCTCTTGCAATAAAGAAAAGAAGTATAATCTTGAAGAGATTCCAGAATATGTTGAGCTCGCCAAGAATTATGCTGCTCTCGAAGTAAAGTGTGCTTCTCTTGAGAAGGAAATCGCTCCACTTCGTGAGTTTAAGGCCACTGCTGATCGTAAGGAAAAGCAGGCTATGATTGATGGCTTCTATATGTTGACTGAAACTGACAAGGCTGATGTTGTTGCTAATATTGACAACTATTCCTTGGATGATATTGAAGCCAAGCTTTCTATTATTTGTGTTCGTAACAAGGTTAATTTCAGCCTTGATAACGATAAACAAGAACCCGAAAAACAGGATCCAATGGTTTATTCCCTTGGTGACAACGACGATGGCAATGACAATGCACCAGCCTGGATTAAGGCCGTGCGTGAGACTGCCAAAACTATGTAATTAGATATCAAAGGAGGAGCTAAAAAATGGCTTTTAAAAGATTATCTCCTGAAGCTAAGTATGTAACTTATGGCTTCGGTCAGGTTGAGCCTAACCATCTCTCCGCACAGCGCACTGGTGAAATTTATGCTCAGTTGCCTGCTCATAAGGATATCAAGATCCTAGAGAATGGTCAGTTTGCTAAGTACAACTATGTAAATGGTACTGTTGATTTTGAAGGTAAGGGCGAATGGATGCTTATCTTCAATGAAGTTAAGGTCTATGCTCCATGGGAGACCGACCAGGACTTCGCTATGATCGCTCGTGACTACAATGGTTATGTTTATAGCCCAGTTGGCGCTAAGGGCGATGTTGACAACCAGATGAAGACTATCGGTGCTGAGACCGATGTTTATGCTGCTGGTTATACTGATGAGGGTGCTGCTGATGACTTTGGTCGTATGCATTTGAAGATTGGTCAGTCCTATGAGATTGAGAATCTAAATCAGCCTCAGCTACTTTCTGATGTTCAGGGTATGATGACTCCTCGTCTATTCAAGACTCATGAGGGCGACATCTTTACTACTAACTGTGTTGCAGAGGAAACTCTTGCTCTTGGTGACATTCTTGCTCCTAATGCAAAGGGCTACTTGGCTAAGACCGAGGCTGAGTCCGGCATGTTGTGGCAGGTTGTTAAGGTATACAATTTAGGCGATATGCAGAAGGCCGTTAAGGTCATGCGTATTCAGTAATTCGGAAAGGAGAGAAACTAGCTATGTTAGAAAGAAATGAACTTTTGAAGCTTATGAAGGCTACTGCTAAAGCTGATCGCTCCGCTCCGGTTGCTTACAGCTTTAACGGCGAGAATTTGACTTATGATGCTCTTAATGAGACTCTTCGCCGTGAACTCAACGAGTATGCTGGCACTTTCGCTCAGTATCGTGAGAATAAGAATTTGATTTTTGCTCTAATTGAGCAGACTATGGATGAAGTACTTCCTAAGAAGGTTATGGAAAACTATGGTCAGTTTGCTGAGATCAAGACCATTGGTCAGGGCGATAAGGCTATCTTCCATCGTCACCATGATCGTCAGCGTGCTAAGCAGTTTATTACCAAGGTCGGACTTGCAGGTATCTACGAAGTCTTTAAGCTTGGTAAGGATACTGCTATCGAAATGCAGACCAGCGCTATTGGTGGCGCAGCTCAGATCGGTCTTGAGGAGTTCCTTGATGGTCGTGCTGATTTTGCTGAAGTTACCAAGATCGTTATGGACGGCATGGACGAGCTTATTTACTGGGAGATCGGTCAGGCTCTTAAGACTGGTTTGAATCAGCTTCCAACCATGAATAAGGTTGAGGCTTCTGCTTTCGACGAGAAGGCATTCGATCGTCTTATTTCTATTGCTGCAGCTTATGGTACTCCTACCATCTACTGCACTGAGGAGTTTGCTAGCACCATTCGTCCTGAGAATGCTAATATGTGGTCTGACAACATGAAGGATGTTATCTGGAATAATGGTCGCTTTGCTTCTTATAAGAATCATCCTGTTGTTATTCTTCCACAAGGTTTCACTGATGCTACTCATACCGAGAAGGTTATTGATCCTTCCCATTGCTACATCCTACCTGGTTCTGTAAAGCCAGCTAAGGTTGTTATGGAAGGTGCTACCATTGTTGACGAGTATGTTAACAAGGATCGTAGCCGTGAAATCCAGGTTTACAAGAAGGTTGGCGTTGGCGTCGTTATGACTCCTGACATTTGCGTTTATGTAAACAACTCCTTGGATACCAAGGTTTATGATGGTGACAAGGTTTCTGGTTAATTAAATAAATATATCGGGGAGGGATCACTCCCTCCCCATTTTTGAGTAAAAGGAGTTTTAAAATATGAGTGATAAGAAAGTTTCTGTAAAGAATAGAAGTAGTTCTATGGTTGTATACAGTGTGCCGGAAATGGGTGTTCGTCGCGAGTTTGCTCCCAACGAAGTAAAAACCATTTCTATGGACGAACTAAATGCTCTGTCTTATTTGCCCGGCGGCATGAATCTAATTCGCAAGCATCTATTTGTTCAGGATGAGTCCGCTCTACAAGAAATGTCTGTAAAAGTTGAGCCTGAATATTATTTGGATGAAAAGGGTGTTATTGATCTACTTGAAAAAGGTTCTATTGATGCATTCTTAGATTGTTTGGATTTTGCTCCCGAAGGCGTGCTTGATTTAATTAAGAAGCACGCTGTGGCACTTCCAGTAAATGATAATCGTAAGCGTGAAGCTATCAAAGAAAAGATGGGCTTCGACGTAACCGCAGCGATTAAGCATTTGGAAGAAGCTCGCAAGGCAGAGGAAGAAGAGTCTGGCGTGAAAGCCGAAGCAATTACTCCTGTGCGTCGTGTGAAGACTGAGGAAGCACAGCCTGCTACTGGCCGTCGTACCGCAGTCCCGCAGTATAAGGTAGTCACTCCAAAGCAGGAGGCGTAATCAATGGCAACATCCTTTGAAACTATCTATAATAGATTCTTCGGCAAGATTACAGATGATATGTATCTTGAGTTGACCTATGAAGATACTTTGCGTGATGTAAAACAGTTTCTATTGGATGCCATCCCATTTTTTGAATTTCCTCGTTTTCAATTGTATAACTACGACGAAGAGCTGGAACAGTATAATGTCGATCTAACGATTGAAGAAATTCATATTTTAGCTCTTTTGATGAAAACTGCTTGGCTTGAGCGATAGATCAATTCTATTGAGAATACTCGAATGAAGTATTCTGGTTCAGACTTCAAAATGACTTCTCAAGCCAATCATTTATCTAAACTATTACAATTAAAATCAGAGAATGTGCGTGAGTCAACTCACGCACAACGTTTATATAAACGTCGTAGAAATACCAGTGATGGTAGAATTGAATCTAATTGGAGTATCTTCAGACAAAGTGTATTTGATGGAGGTGCTACCACTTCCACAACAGTGGGTACTGGTACTGGTTCTAATGTAAATGGCAATATTAATTGCGATTGCGATGATCCAGACTGGATCCCAATCACTAGTGATAAAACTTCTAACACAGAAGATTGTAACTGTGATGATATGTGGGGATGGGAGGCAATTGGAAAATGATTTTTTCTAATGAAACTCTCAATAAAGATTTAAGACGTTTAATAAACCAAGTTTGGAAATTGCTACCAATGCGAGAAAATAATGAGGATTGGCAAAAGCAATTAGGCTCTGTTTTGAATGAATTGTATGGTCTATAGGCAATGTTTGGCGATCAATTGAATCTTTTAATTCTTTTATCGAAATTAGAAGGTTTGCCGCAGACCACAGATTTTATGACATATAGAGTAGCTGTATTTAGTTCTATTTCTTTATTAACTGAATTAGCTAACTCTTTATTGGATGGATAATTTAGATAGAATGCGAATTCGTGCGATTTACGCGAATAATGATCGCCAGCGTGAGCGCATGATTCGAGATAAAGAACGCTCTTTTCATCGTGCACTTTTGTATTCTTATCAATCTGGTTGGATTAGAAAAGATGCAGAAGATGCTGAATGGTGTAGGGCATTAATCAATCCGGATAAAGTGAAATTTGACTATGATGAAAAAATTGTATCGGTCGATTGGAAACATGACTTTAAGCCGGGTGATACTTTTGAATGGCCAAAGGATTCTCATATCCATTGGATTATTCTTAAACAAGAGTTAACGGAGTTAGCCTACTTTAGGGGCAATATTAGACGATGCCAAGAGATTGAAGTAGAAGATCCAGACACTGGAGATAAATTAACAATCTATGGCTCAATTAGAGGACCAGTTGAAACTAAAATTAATACAATTCAAAAGGCTGGTATTGTTGCAGATGTGCCGAATATGTCATTAGTTTTTTATGTACCAAATACAGAAAAAAATCGACAATTATTTGAGCGCTACTGTAGATTTTCATTTGCGGGACGCACTTGGATGGTGCAAGCTCCTGATGCTATTAGTACACCAGGAGTATTGGAAGTGACTGCAGAAGAAGATTATGATTGTCATCATGATGAATTGCTTGTAGAGGTTGTTGATCCCAATAAAGAGGTTGAGGCACCATTGGCGCCGCAAATTTCTGGAGAAACATTTATTAAACCTTTGCAAAGTGTATCTTATACCTCTAATCTTATTGATCCCGATTGCTATTGGTATATTACGTTAGCTTCTGATAATAAAGAGGTTGCTGATGTATTAACTTGGAGCACAGATAAAAATGTGTTAACTGTTCAATGGACCGCGATGGTTAGTGGACAATTTGAAATTCATTATGGACCTCTTGTAAAAACAGTTGTTGTTGAATCGCTGTTTTAAGAGGGAGGGGTATGCATGTTGCAGTTAATGGCTGGAACCGATATCCCAATTCCAGAATTAGGTACAAGTTTACATTAGCCAACTATTAGAGAAATTTCTTTCTTAGGCGAAGAATAGTATTTTTCATCGTTACAAATACTATGCTTCAATAAATAGATAATCATAGCTGCAAACCCATAGGGCAGTTCTGCTCTATAGGCTATGAATAATTTTTAGATATTTATGACGTTGGTAACAGACCCAGAAATGAAAAACGTAAATGAAAAACGAAATGCAATGATTTCAATGTTTGTATTACTTTTTCCTGGGTATACCGCTCAATTTCTTCCTCATAGCATCTATTTTAATAATGCTGAAACTTAGCACCACTTTGTTTTAGATGAAAATAATTTTGATGCTTTTTAGGCTGTATTAACAAATATGGCTGGTATGAATAATACTGCGGGTGGATAGAATTCTAATTTCAACCCTGCTAATGAGCGAGCCGCTCAAATTGCGGCCAAGCTAATGAAAGGTCGTTAGAGAGCAGCCCAGCTACGAGGAGAAGGGGAAGGAAGCGTGTTAGCTCGTTATGTATCTATTCTTACTATTGGATTAAATTCAATGAGTCTAGATAAGTGTTTAGATCTAACTGTTTATTAGCTATATGATTTAATTGAACGATATGGCTTATGGATTAGTTGGGATTTAGACATACGGTCTCGCTTGGCCGGAGGTAAACCCGATGGCAAGCCCAATGATTGGATGAAAAATATCCATTAATTGAATTTTAAGGAGGAAAAAACCTATGAAATTTGGTGTACGCGAAATTTGTGACGTTGTGCTAAAGAAGAAGGCCGGCGGTTATTTCGGTAAGCTTTATTTGGATAAGAACATGCCTGTTCTTTATTTCGATACCTTGAAGACTTCCAGTCTTGAAGGTACTGCTACTACTGTTTATGCTCAGGGTGGTAAAGGTAATCCTCGCTTGGTAGCTTGGGAAGGCGACCGCGTTGTAACCTTTACTATGGAAGATGCTTTGATTTCTCCTGAGAGCTTCTCCATTCTTTCTGGTGCTGGTTTCATGGATGCTTCTGATGATGAGAAGATTTATGTTCATGCTACCGAACAGTTGGAAGTTGTTAATGATGGTGGCGCTCTAAAGGTTAAGCTTGAGAAGAAGCCTTCTAATCAGGGTGAAATGTATATCATGCTCATGACTGAGGACGGCTCTATTGATGCTTCTAAGCTACCTATGCAGATTGCTTCTACTGATATTGGTGCAGAAATGGTTATTCAGGATGTTCTTGATAACTGGGCTACCGCTTACAATCAGGATGCTCGTCATATTGAATTGAAGCTACCCACTCAGAACGCTCCTACTGTTGCAGAAGGCGACATTCTTTATGTTGACTACTACATCGAAGCTGCTAAGGGCGTAAAGCAGATTGATATTGAAGCTGGTAAGTTCGGTGGTTCTTACTATCTTGAAGCTTCTACCTTGTTCCGTGATCAGGCAACTGGTGATGACTTCCCTGCAGAGTTCATTATTCCAAACTGCAAGGTTCAGTCTAACTTCACCTTCACCATGGCTCCTACCGGTGATCCTTCCACCTTCACCTTTACCATGGATGCTTTCCCGGATTATACCAAGTTTGACAAGACCAAGAAGGTTATTGCTGCTCTTCAGATCGTTGAAGATGCTGGTATCTTCGGTCAGTTGGATGAAGCACAAGAATAATTTAATACTATGACAATATAGGGAGATACTAACTTCGGTTAGTATCTCCCTTTTTTTTATTTGCGAAAAAGGAGAATGATATATGAAAGTCGGACAAAATTTTTTCCCAAAATCCAGTTTTTTATCTGTAGATAAAGATTTATCGATCATTATTAATAAAATTCTAAACAATGATAGATTATGTAAACTGCTTTATTATACTGAAAAAGATTGTTTAAAAGCAGAAAATTTAACCATGGCACAAAAATTGTCTATGATCAATAAGCAAATTAAAATTGTGCCTTGGATTTTTATTGATAAAGAATGTCCTAATTATATTATTGTATCTATGACTGATTTTATGCCAAATGACACTAATCCTGAATTTAGAGATTGTGCAATTGAAATTAAAGTTTTATGTCATCCAGATCACTGGAATCTTGGTGATTTTGCTTTACGTCCTTATAAAATTATGGGCGAAATTGATGCTATGTTAAATGGTCAAAAGCTAACTGGAATTGGAGAAGTTACATTAAGAATTTGTTCTGGTTTAAATATGAATAGTGAATTATGCGGATTGTCTGCAACTTATGATGCCGTACATGGAGTAGAAGATCAAATTAAGCCTTTGTCTTAAGGAGTAATTGACTATGGGAAAATATAGTTTTATAACAGAAGCAGCCCAAAAAGCGGCAGATGATATTATTGATATTTTATCAAAAGCTTCTGACGCTTTAGTAGATGAAAATAATATACAAGGATAGGTATTACGCGAAAAAGCTAAATTATTTGTAGATGCTTATCAGGTATTAGATGCAGCTGTGAGTGAATATAATGCTATAGCTTCTAAATATATGACACAATTAACAGAAACTTAGAAGCGCACTGGTATAGCAAAAATCCGTATTAATACAATTAGAGCATATTAGTCTGGTGAGTTATCTTTGGATGATTCTGGCAGAGAAGCTATGGAACAATTATTAAATATAAAAAAAGAAGCAGAAGCACAGCGACAAAAGTTACGTGTATTAGAAGGCAAACAAAGAACAATTGATAAACTATTATTAACTGCTGAATAGGCACGTAATGAGTTTCAAAATGCACTATTAGATTTAGTGAATAGACGTATTGAATATTTGTATGTTGTTAAAGGTAAAAAAGGCACTGTGGATATTCGTTTATTGGGTAATGCAAAAGAATTTAGTGAAAAATATTTATATACAGACTTTGCTTCTTTGAGTCATGGTGGTCGTGCAACCGCTCGTGTTAAAACTATTAAAGATTCAGATGGCAAACATTTTACTTTAATAGATAAAGCTTTAGAAACTATTGGGACTCAATTAACCGCATTTTATGATGAGTTATCTCGTAGAATGGAAATTGCGCAAGATAAAGGCACTAATCTTTTAATGTGGAAAATTGGCGGAGAATGGAATAAAGTAGAAATCAGCTCTTTAGGTGATTTAGCAGAAACTTATGCAAATATTTTAGTAACTTTTAGCACAAGGCTTATGAATAATCCCAATTTAAAAAATCCAGTTGACATTATGCCAGATTTTTTAAAACCTAATCATGGCAATTGGGATGAGCGCATTGATGATTTTGTACGAGGATGGTTACATCAAGTAGATAATGCTCCAGGTTTCTTATCAGAAGATATTGAAGGCGGAGTAGATATTAATGGTAAAACTATTTATTATGGCGTAAAGAGTAATGGCGCATCCGCGGCGGGTATGGAAACTGTATATAAATTTGCATTACGTATCAAAGATTTTGAAGCCAAAATGGATTTAGAAGAAAAGTAGTATTGGGCTCGACAATTTTCAGCAACAATAATAGGACCTAAACGAAATTAGATTGTATAGCTTATTGAATCTGAATTAGCAGATTTAGAAAGTATATTAGATTAGATTGGACGAACGCGATGATTTAACTTGACAAACAAAAAATTTTCTGGTATAATATATACATAAAATGAGAAAAAGGAGAGATTAGCATGGCTAAAGTTTCTTTGAAAGCGGTCACCCCTATTAAGAAGGTTGATCCACAGACTATTAAGATTGGTGAACAGGAAGTTGAAGTCATTCAGTATCTTCCTGTAAATGATAAGCTTGCTCTTGTTGAGCGAGTATTGAATTTGACTATTGACGATACTGGATTTTTGAATCCTGTTCGTTTAGAAGTTTATGCAATTCTTGAAATTGTAAAAACTTATACAAATATTTCTATTACTGATAAGATGATAGAAAATGCTCCGAATACTTATGATCTATTAATGATTAATGAAGTTCTTGATCATGTTATTGCTGCAATTCCCGAAGATGAATATGATGCTATTTTTGATGCGATTGAAGATTGTGCGGAGCATACTGTTAAGTATTTGAATTCTTTTGTTGGAATGATGAAAACTGTAACTAATGATTATGATGCTACTAAATTGAATGTTGAAGAGATTATGAAAACACTTGATCAACCTGATAAGATTGGATTAGTGAAGGATATTCTTGATAAGATTGGTTAATTTATTTAAATAAACTTTGATAGAGATTAGGAGAAAAGCCTGACACAATATTTGTGTCAGGCTTTTTTGAGAGAAAGGAGATTGTGTAAATGGCTGGAAACAGATAGTTTACATTACAATTTAATGCTGACACCTCTTAGGCTAAAAAAGCTTTAAGTGAATTACAAAAAAGCTTAAATAAAGTGTCAACTGTGGATTTGGAAGTAGCAATTTCAGATTCAGCACTTAAAAAAGCTTCTGAAGCTGCGCAAGATTTAAAAAAGCATTTACAAGAGGCTACTAATGTAAATACTGGTGAATTAAATCTTAACACATTTGTTAATAGTTTAAATAAAGCTGGCACATCTGTTACTCAATTAGGCAATGCTTTATTAGATGCAGGACAAACTGGTCAAGCAGCTTTTTCACAATTGGCTTCTGTTATTGCCAGTGCAGAAGTACCAATTAAGCGCATGAATAGCACATTAGCTGCATGGGGACAGACTTTAAAAAATACAGTAAAATGGGAATTATCTTCTACAATGGTACATGGTTTAGAAAGTGCATTATCTGGAGCTGTGTCCTATGTAAAAGATTTAAATAGTTCTTTAACAAATATTCGTATTGTTACTGGACAAAGTGCAGAAGATATGTCTCGATTTGCTGTATAGGCTAATCGCGCGGCGAGAGAATTATCTACAACCACTAAAGCATATGCTGATGCATCTTTGATTTATTTTCAATAGGGCGATAGTGCAGAATAGGTAGCTAAAAAAGCAGCAATTACAATTAAGGCAGCTAATTCAAGTTTTAATACTTCTGCACAAGAAATGTCAGAATATTTAACTGCAGTATGGAACTCTTATCAAGTCGGTGCTGATGAACTTGAACGATATGTAGATATTATGGCAGCCCTTGGTGCAAAAACCGCCACTAGCTTAGAAGAAATTGCAACTTCTATGCAAAAAGTAGCTGCAACTTCTAATACAGTTGGTGTATCAATGGAGCAAGTTTCTTCCATTATTGCTACAGTTAGTTCTGTTACTCGTGAATCCGCAGAATCTATTGGTACTGCATTTAAAACAATTTTTGCTCGTATTGGTGATTTGAAACTTGGAGAGACATTAGAAGACGGGGTAAATCTTGGACAAGTATCTTCTCAATTAGAAAAAGTTGGTGTATCTATTTTAGATGCTAACGGCGAATTGAGAGATATGGGAACAATTATTGAAGATTTAATGGCCAAATGGGGAGAAATGGGACGAGCAGAGCAAACTGCTATAGCACAAGTGATTGCCGGTAAACGACAATATACTCAATGGATGGCCTTAATGGAAAATTCTTCTATGTATAAGTCCAATATGTCTATTGCAACAAATGCGGAAGGTTCTTTACAAGAAATGGCAGATATTGCAGCAGAATCTTGGGAGGCAGCATCCAGAAGAGTTCAAGCAGCCTGGGAAAAAATTTTTAGTAGTTTAATTAATGATAAAGCTTTGGTCGGAGTGACTAATGCAATTGAAAAAATTGTAACTACTCTTGGCGGCTTAATTGATGGTATGGGCGGTGTCGCTGGTATTATCGGAACTGTTGGTGGTGCATTAACTCAAGCTTTTAGTGATGATATTGCAAACGGTATTACAAAAATTACTACAAAAATTAAAGACGCATTTACTGGAATGAATGAACAAACTAGATTTTTACAAAATTCAGCGCAGATGCGTCAAGAGTTACAAAAAATTTAGAAAGATAGTTCAGTATTAGATCCATCACAAGATATGCAAATTAATGCAGCTTTAAAAGTTTCTGAGAAAAAAGATCAATTATTAGTTGCATCAAAAAATATGTCAGAAGGACAAATTGCGCAAGCTAAAGCAGTAATTTCAGCTTATCAAGAACAAATTGCTGCATTAAATGAGTTAATGCAATTAGAGCAAAAACGTCAGACTAACATGAAAAAAGAAAAATCTTCATTAGTAGATGAAGTAGTAAGTCAAGAAGCTAAAGCTAGAGCTCATAAATAGAATAAGGATTATGCTTATTTAAATGCGCGAGAAAAGAAAAAATTTACAGAAGAAGCAAATAAAAAATTTTTAGTGGATGCGGCTGATATTAAAGTTAAGTTTACAACAGATGCTACTTCCACTAAAGAACTTGAAAAAACCGTATCTTAGCTTGCACAAGAGCTTGGTTCTAGTTTTACTAAATTAGGTTTTAAGGATTTAGAAAATTTAACATTTGATTAGGCGGTTTCTTCTGCTTAGACATTGGTTACAGCTTTTGGAGATGTTAAAAATATGGGAAAACAAATTGAACAAACTTTTGGAACAATTGAAGCACCAGAATTATTTGCATCTAATCGTAGTGATGCTGAAATTCTAAAAGATCTATTGCAATATGCTAAAGAATTAGAACGAATTGGACAAGAAACAGGTAGTAAATTAATTAATGGTCAAGTTGCGAAAATTAAAGGCAACGCTGGATCATTAGAAGAAGCTTTTGCTGGGGATAAAACAAAAGCAGAAATTGAACAATTATTTAATTTAATTTCTGAAGGTATGTCTAAGGCTGAAGCGAAATTATCTAAAAATGTACCAAAAATTAAAGCGATTATTTTAAATATGGTACCACCAGAATTAAAAAGCCGTTTTGAAGAGTTATTCCAAGAATGGGAAAAAGGTGGATCTAAATTAGATAAACTGGGTAAAGATGCAGAAGAAGCTGGCGAAAAGATGGAACAAGCTTTTGCTCAAGCCGCACAAAAAACATCTAAAAATTTAAATGCAGTTTTAGATATTGCAGGAAGTCTTGAATCAATTTATGGTTTAATTAATTCTTTTAAGGGTTTAGTTGACACATTAAAAGATCCTGAAGTGTCTGGCTGGGAAAAATTCGATGCAATTTTAGGATTTGTTATTACAACTGTAATGACTCTTGTTTCTATCAGTCAAGGCTTAATCGGCGTAATGTCACTATTGCCTGCTGCTGGAGCTGCTGGCGCGGCAGGAACGGCTGCGGTTGGAGCAGGCGCGGCTGGTGCAACACATGCAGTCACAGGTTTTGGTGTTGCATTAAATACTGCAATTTGGCCATTAACTTTAATTGTAGGAGCATTGGCTTTAGTTGTAGGTGCATTCGTTGCTTTTAGAAAAGAAGTCGAAAAGCCTATGAGTGTAGATGAAAATTTGCAAAATTTAAAATCTTAGGTTGAAGAGTTAAGCACAGCAATTACCAATACTAAAAATAAAATATCTTCTTTAGAAGATGATTTTGATTCTTATACAAGTGTTAGAGAAGCATTAGATAATTGCACTGAAGGAACTTCAGCATGGTATCAAGCATTAAGTAATGTTTAGTCTGCGACTTTAGAATTATTAAGTGCATATCCTTTATTGGGGAAGATATTAAAAGATCCAATAAAATATTTTGGAGATAATTTTGATTTAAGTTCTTTATATGATGATAATGGCTTGATTAATATGGATCTATTGGTCTCTAGAGCCTTAGAAGTTGAACAACGTAATTTAGGTATGCAGTATGCTTGGTCAGCGTTAGGAGAATCATCCATGCGTCAATTGGAAATTGCGCAAGAAAGACGTGCTGAAATGGCGGGAGCTTCAGGAAATGTTTTAACTAATACTGAAACAAAAACTACTAAGCATTCTATGTTATTTGGAGCTATTAAGTGGGAAACTACTTCAGAAATAATTCCTGAAATTTTACAAGAAGCTTTTCCGGGATTAGAGGCACTTGGATCACGAGAAAGTTCTTTGCCATATATATTAGGTTGGGCAAATCCATATGGTACCGCTTTTAAGCCTGAATATGCTACAACTTTTACTAGTCCATCGGGAGAAACTAGACATAATTTAACTCCTGAGGATGCACAAGAGGTTGGTTATGACACAACACAAGGCTGGTCTGTTGAAAATTATGAAGCGATTCAATGGTTATTAAACAGCGCAGATGGCGACAAGTTTTTTAAGACTCTTAGTGGCGATGATTATGAATATGATCAAAGAGCGTTAATTAATACTGTTGTTACTGAAGCTTTAACTTGGGCAAGTACACAATATGATAAAACATATAAAAATGCCGGAGAAGCAGTTTTAGATTATTTAAACAATGGACATTTACCTTACGCATTAGAGCAATAGCTTCATTTATGGATGGATCCATCTGCTCAATATGGCAGTGTTTTTGATCCAAACGCTTTTGTAGGAGCTTTAACAGATACAGGTGTTTTAACTGTAAATACAGATACTGTGTTTGCACAAGGGGCAGCTAAAGCAAGGGCTGATGCTCTTTGGTAGCCTGCACAATATGGCATTTTAGCTAATTATTTATTAAATGACAATAATAAAACTGCTAAATATGATGCAGATACAATGAAATGGCTATAGACTGCTCTCCCATATAAATTAGAAGAAATTTTAGTAAATTCTTTACCTGAGAATTGGGTGCCTGATGCAGAAGCACAAGATTGGGCTCAAATGGGTGGTTATTTATTATCATATCGAGATTATCTCGCAACCAATAGCGATTATGATATTAGTCAATATGATTGGACAACAGACAAATTAATGGATAATTATGATAAAGAGTCTGGTATGATTACAATTAAATCTTTGTCAGAAGACGTCGAAGATTTATTAATTCCTATTACGTCATTATTATCTATGCCTACTCTTACTGATATTATGAATAATCCAGAGTAGTATATAAGTCCTTTAATTTCTAGTTACGCAACTGCAGATCCTGTATTATAGAAATTATATTTATCAAAAGGTAATATGGATGTCCTTACAGGAGAAGAGTTAGCATATTACCAAACCGAAGAAGGGCAAGCTGTGTTTGCACAGCATTAGAGTGCATTGGCAGATATTTATGGCGGTGACATTTTAGGCATTTTTTCAGAAGGTAATTTGGCAACTTTATTGGAAGATTCTACTGCATGGGTTTCAGAATGGGGCGAATTTGGCAATTAGTTAACTAGAAGATAGCAAAAAATGTTATCAGAACTTAGTGGTTACGAATAGCAATTAATTAAAGATTGGGCTAATGGGGATATAAATAAAATTTTAAGCCTTTTTACAAAAGGTGGAACTTTAGATTTATCACAAGTTGATGGATTAAACAATTATCATTAGACACAATCATCTCGTTCAACCGATAATTTATTAAATTTTAAAAATGCTATTCCTGCATTGTCTGAAATTTTAGCAACAATTCAAGAGGGTGGATTGATCTCACAAGAAGAGTTAGATTTATTAGAATAGTATGGTATTTTAACTCAAGATCAATTTGCAAAAATTGGTGAAGAATGGCAATATATCGCAAATTCACAAGACAATGCATTGTCTAAATCAATTTTATTTTCAAATACATTATATGAAATTTTAAATAAATTCGCAAATACAGAAGATGCTTTAATTGATTTTGATAATTTAACGTCAGAAGATCGCAAATTATTATCTCTGCTTTTAGGGTTAGATGATATTACCAAAGATACAGCAGGCAAAACTGCTTTGGATAAGTGGTTAGAATCATCTACTGATACAGAAAAATAGGATGTTAATAGTCGAATTGGAACTTTATGGGCTAGTCGAGATACCTTATAGGTTACATCAGAAGATTTAAATAGTTGGTACGCAACAGTTACTTCATTTACAGATTTAATTAATGCAGGTTTTACGAAAGATGGTAAAGCAGATTTTTCTACCATCCCAGCTTGGGCAAGAGATTCAATTTTATCTAATATCGCTAGTGCGAATGGTTATGACTTAGAAGAATTAAAATTATATAATTCTAATGCAGCAATTACAACATAGCAAGCTTATGAAGATGCAGTAATTAAATCAAATCGAGCCAAAGGATTTAATTCTTTAATTGGTATGTTGTCAGATTTTACTGCATTAAATCAAGATATGGCAGATTCCACTATTACTGAAGCAAATTTGGAAAAATTTAAAGCTTTAGCTGATATTTTAACTTTAATTTTTGGGACAGAAGTAACTACAGATTGGCTATAGAATGCAGATAATTGGAAATTGGTTTCTGCATTATTTGATAGTGATGGAACTGGTGGTTCTGAGGCTTTAGCTGCTGTAGAAACGGCATTATACAAAGATGTTGAAGGGTATACAAATAGAAATTGGTCTCAAGAGGGTATTTATATTGATGCAGCTTTTAAGCAAGACCCGGAGCAAATTGCTAAAGTATTAGGTATAGATCCTGCAACGGCTTATATTTTATCCTAGGCAAATTTAGCAGAAGGATATTTTGATGTTGGTCGTAATGCATGGGCAGAAAACAAAAACACTTTGGCGATGGGACTGGGACTTTCTTTAAAAGACGGAAAATATGCTTTACCAACTGATACCACTTTAATGAAAAATTGGGGTATTCAAGCAGGATATTTAACCGAAGATGAAGAAGGTAATCTTAGTTTAACGCAATAGGGTGCAGCAATTGCTAAAGATGTAGATGGATTTTATGCAGCCATTATTACCGCGGTAAATAATGGAGCTAAGACTTTTGATATTGCTAATGGTAAGTTTTCTCAGAGAGTTAAATCTGCTTATGAAGAAATGATTAGTGATAACTACATTTTTGATACTGCCGAAGATCAAGAGACTGCGGCAAATATTTTGGCCAATGCCGAAGCTTCTGCTGGACAAATTGGTATTGATCGAATGAAAGCAATGTTAAAAGCAGTTCCGGTAGAAAGATTAGATGAATTTTCCAATGCTCTTTCTGGTGTTGATTGGGGAGATCCTGCTTCTGTACAAGCTTTTGAAGATCGATTAAAGGCTGCAGGATTTACTTTAGAGGGACCTCTGCAAACTGCGATTAATGCAGTTGCAACTGCGGCTCAAGCCGCAGCGGAAGCACTTATGTCTTTGGCAGGTGCAGCAAATATTTATAAAACTCGTACAGATATTGCTGATAAAGTCCGAGAAGGTGAAGCATTAACAGCAGAAGAATATGCAGAAGTTATTGCTGCATATGCAGAATAGGAAAAAACTAAAGCTAAAGCAAACGGAGAAGAGATTTCTGATGCAGAAGCTTATAAAAGGGCTGAGATTAGAGCTAGAGGTGAATTTGAAGCCAATCGTTGGGGAGAATATGAATTAAGTGATAGCGTTAATCCTGAAACTTGGGCAGCGAACTTGGAATCTGTTGCTATGGCAGGTTTTGATACAATTTTAAAATCAATTGAAGTTGCTACGACAAATAAAGAAGGAGAAACTCGTGATTTTACAGATGATAAATATACCGATCAAGAAGCTGCGATTGCGGGCCTTATTGCAGGTAACACAGAAAAATTTTCTCCTTATGGTATAGAATTTTCTGAAGCAGAGCAAAAGGCGTTATTAAGATTATCTTCTGCAACTACTGATCAAGATAAAGCATCGGCGATGGCAGACTTAACTGCTCTTGGATGGGATCCATAGAAATGGTTAGATGTACTTTCAGCATTTGATCAAATTATTGGAGGGGTAAAAGAAGAGACACAAGAAGCTAAAGATGATGCTACAACTGGTACTGGAGAGGATAATTTTGAAGCTTCCCTTGATGATTTGGCAACTAAAGCTGGTTTTGGTAGTGTTGAAGAATTAAAAGAATATACAGAATATCTAAAAGAATTAGGCGAAATTAATGGAGAAACAGAAGAAGATAATATCAAATTGGCAGCTTCATATGCAAGAGTTCAAAAGGGTTTAAAATCTGTTTAGTCCAATTTAAAAACATATTCTAAAACATTAAAAGAGGCATAGAAGGGCACTGTTGAACATAAAAAAGCTCTTGATGACATGAAAGAAATGTATGGTGATGTTCTCGATTTGGATGATAAGGGAATTGAAGCATTAACAGAAGACTTTATGTTACAAGATGACGTATTAAAAGATTTGTAGGATGCTGCCGATGGTGTCGATGGAGCTTACGATAGATTGCAAGAAAAAGCTTCTAAGCATATTTTAGATCAATTAACAGGTAATGCTGATATTTCATCTATGACGGATGAGCTTGAAGCCTTATCAACAGCAGTTAATGGTTTACCAGAAGGTAAAGCTCTTAATTGGAGTGAATTGTTAGGAGAAGGCGAAATGGGTCAAGTGGTTGCGAATAACTTAACTTCATTGGCTGGTTTTGTCTCTGGTTTAGCCTCTAATGCGAATGAAGCAGCAAGTATTATGCAAGCTTTGGCTGCGGCATTGGGAATGGATATGCAGGTTGAAACTAAAGAATTTCCAGTGGAACAAACAGAGTGGTCTGCAAAAGCAGGTAGTTATATCGCCCATGGTGAAAATGGTCAAGACTTTTATATTCCTTTAAGTGTTCATGCCAATCCTGTTGATGGTATGGTTAAAGGTTTTGCTATTAAAACTATCACTAACAAAGGCACCTATGGTGGAGGTATCACCGGTGGTGGCGGCGGAGGTGGAGGTGGCGGAGGTGGCGGAAAGCCAAAGAAGCTTGATAAAAAGAAGCCAGAAGATCATAAACAGCGCTATTTCCAAGTAGATAATGCATTAGAGCGTATGGCGGATGCATTAGAAAAAGTAGATAAAGTTAAAAAGCGTGTTTATGGAGAATCTTATTTAAAAAATTTAGAAGCAGAAATTTCTTTAATTGAACAAGAAATTGGCTTACAAGAAGAGTATATTAGATAGGCCCAAGAATGGTTAGCAGTTGACAAATAGAGGGTTGCTTCTCTTGGTGCTACTTTTGATGGCGAAGGGAATATTTCTAATTATGATGCTTTAATGGATTCTATTTTAGCTAAATACAATGCATTTATTGATAAATACAACGCTGCTGATGCTTCTGCTCAAGAAAATATGGAAGAAGAAAAAGAGCAAATGGACGAATGGTTTGAAGAAGCCTTGGAATGGATTGATCAATATCAAGAAACTTTAAACCTTATTGGTGACAAACAAAATGAAATTCTTGAATTGCAGAATCAAATTTCTGAAAAGACTCTTGAAAAGATTCAATATAAAGTCGAATACAAAGTTGAAATTAATGAAGCTGAAAAAGATTATCTTGATTATATTAATGATAAATATGATGAAGTTCTTGAAAAACAAGATCTTCTTATGGATAATTATATTCGTCAAGGACAAATCGCAGAATAGAATTTAAGTTATCTTGCCACAGCTCGTCAAGAACTTGAAGCTGCATTCGCGGCGGGAGATCTTAATCAAGCTGATTACGTTGCAGGTCTACAGGATATTCAATCTCAAATTCTTGATAATCTTGAGGCAATTCAAGAAGCTAAAAAAGCAATTGAAGAACTTTATGGTAAGACTCTTGAACTTGCTAGTGAAGAACTTGACAAGCATACTGCAAAAATTGATGCTGCTTCTGAAGCTATGGGCTCTTATATGTCTATTCTTCAGCTTATGGGTAAAGGACAAACATTTGAAGATTTGTTATTCTTCTATGAAAAGCAATATGATTATAATATGGCTTCTCTTGAATCTCAAATGTCCTATCTTAATGTACTTAAAGAAGAAGAGCAATATTATCTTGCGCGCATGAACTCTGCGGAAGGATTAACTGAAACAGAACGAATTCAATATGAGGCATTGCAAGAGACAATGAATGAAGTACAAGCAAATATTCTATCTAAGACTGAAGAAACTCTTCAAGCCTTAAAAGATATGTACGATACTACAATCGAAGATATTATGAAAGATCTTGAAGAATCAATGGTTGGTGTGGGTAATGATCTTGCTTGGCTCACTGAGGAATATGGTTTCTACATGGAAGAAATGGAGCAATATGTTTCTTCTCAGCGTGAACTATATGAAATTAGTAAGTTAAATCGTAATATCCAACAGTCAATCAACGACACAACTTCTAGTGTACATAAAAAGCAATTAAAAGCATTACAAGATGAAATTAATGCTCAAAGTGAATTAAAAGAATTAAGCGAATATGAAATTGAAATGATGAATCTTAAATATGAACTTCTTCTTAAGTAGATTGCTCTTGAAGAGGCTCAAAACGCTAAGAGTACTGTACGCTTAACTCGTGATAGCGAAGGCAACATGGTATATCAATATACCGCTGATGAAGATGCTATTAATCAAGCCCAGCAAGAATATGAAGATGTACTTCAGCAAATGGCTGATACCAATTGGGAATACGAACAAGATATTTATAATCAAACTTTACAATTACGCCAAGACACGCTTGAAGCTATTAAAGAAATTGCTATGGATGAAACTTTAACAGAAGAACAAAAACAACAAAGAATCAATGAGATTTTAGATCATTATTATGAACGCTCTCGTTATTTACAAGAGCAATATAATATTGTTAGTGAAAATACAATGACAACCAATGAATTAATTGCTGATCATTATGGTATTGCAGTTGAAGAAATTACAGATAGAACAAAAGGTACTGTTGCTGAAATTATTGGTGAAATGATTAATGATACTGATAATTATCGAGATGAAATGGAAACCGCTTATGATCGTATTAAACAGGCCATGTCAGATTATGCAACTAAAATTGCAGAAGTAACTATATTAACAAATACTAGTTATGGTAGTATGGTCGAATCTGTAAATACTTATGATAAAGTAACAGAAGATGCAAAAAATGAAACTGTAAAAATGACAGATTCACTGCGTCAAGAGGTAAGTCAAATTCATACTACTACAACAGCTTGGGATAATTATATTTCTAAATTAAATAGTGTTATTGGTACTTATGAATCAATGTATTTAGAAATTTAGAAAGTTATTTAGGCCTAGGCAAAATTGGCCGGCGCGAGTGTTGGCAGTACTACAACAACTACCACTAAAACTACTACAACTACGACCAAAAAAGATACCACCACCACTAAAAACAATGATAAAACTGGAGATACAGGTGGTAAAACTGGCGGCACTGGTGGAACCGGTACACAAGATAAATCTTCTGGATTAAATATTGGTGCCGTTCTAGGCGCAGTTGTTGGTGGAGTTGTTGGTGGAGGCGTAGGTTCTAAAGTTGGTGGCACAGTTGGTGCGATCATTGGATCTGGTGTCACTAGCGTAGCAGGAGCTATTGTTGGCAATAAGCTTGGTGATCTAATTAAAGATAAAACTGGCAAGAAATATGCCACTGGTGGCCTCGCTGATTATACTGGCCCCGCTTGGGTTGATGGCACTAAGAGTAGACCGGAATTAGTATTAAATCAAAATGATACACAAAAATTGCTTGATACAGTTAAAGTAGTAAATAAACTTGATCAAGCCACATTAACTATGATGGATGAATATATTAATTTGGCAACCGCAGCTTCAAGAGCTAATATGTATAATTTACATGCAGAAACTACCCAAACCACCAAGGAAACTGAATTGCAACAACAAGTTCATATTACCGCAGAATTCCCGAACGTACAAGATAGTAATGAAATCCAAGATGCTTTTGATAATCTTATTAATCGCGCGGCTCAGTACATTGGTTCAAAACGCTAATAAATATAAGGGGTCTCTTCGGAGACCCCTTCTTTTTGGTTGGTCTATTTCGGCTAATATATCACACGATTTTTCTATAAAAAGATAGAAGTGTTTTGAGTAAAAGGAGATGAAACATGGATGGCAGAATAGAAAAATGGTAATTTGCAAAACGATTTATTTGATGCGATTTATACAATTGTAACTGGAGTCGTATCAAAGCAAAATTTTGATATTACCAAAGAGTGTAAAATCATTGAGGTTTATCTTGATGATAAAGGTGCTCGCACTGGTGTCTATAAAGTAAAAAGCCAAGACGCAGTTTTTGATGCTTATGCTAAATAGGGAGAAGTATATAGTGCAGGTCAGCAAGTTTATGTACAAATCCCAAATGGTGATTTTAATCTTCAAAAATTTATTATTGGTTTAAAAATTAATACTGAAGATGAATAGAGCATATATAATCTCAAACTTCCTTTTGATGATTTTGTGGGATTATATAATTTATCATATAATACGCCAATGTAGGAAGTTGGTTATTGGGCTAATTGTCCTTATCATGGAGAAGAACAAACGCTTATTATGGATGTTGCGAATGAAACATTCCCAATATCCGAAGATCATGTATGGCATTGGGAAAACATTGAAAAACGTCCTATTTGTGCCACAAAATTGGGTTTAGAAGTTGATGTTACTACACTTCTACATACTTTTAGACCTCAATCTGGTGAATATGGATTACGTATTTGTGTAAGAGGTCAAGGCACTGAAGATAAAACTTCTGGTGCTATTGAAACTTTAACACAAGAATATTACTTTACTAACAATAATATGTACGGTAATCCATATGCTTATACTTTAGCCTCAACACAACAAATCGTTGTGGACATCTCTAAATTTACCAATTCTATTGATAGTATTGACGTATGGTTTTGGCAAGATCATAAATTTATTGATGAATATGGTAATCCAATCCCTTGGGGATCTCAAGACATAGAAACTATTAAAGAAGATTTTATGGCTTAGATTAAAGCCGTAGAAGATGATACAAGTCTTTCAGAAGAAGAAAAAAAGATTCGTATTAACGAAATCTATGTTTAGTTTGGAGAAGCCACTGGTCGAAGTGCAGAGTTAAAAAATATTATTTTTAATAATTTACATTGTTTGCTTGGACTTTCTGTTGAGGAAATGCAAGAGGAAACAATTACATTATATACATATGATGTAGTTACATATGGCGCAGACCCTGAGAATGAGGCAGTGCGTAAACCTGATCGTACTCTTTATGCCGCATGGGTTCATAAAGTAGATAACACTCTTGAACTAATTGATACATATTCAAGATTAGAAGAATTAGAAGCAAAAACATATTGGTATAGATATGATCCTGAATGGGCGCCAGAGCATCCCGAGTATAATTCAGAAATTCCATCTCATCGTTTCGGTGGTAATTATTGGCGCCCTATTGGAACAGATGCTGATGTAGAATATGATGAAAATACTCCAATTAATTTTGTTGTTACTCCCGATATAAATAAAGCAAAAGAGCGCTACAAGGTTGTAATTCATTTTAATAATACATATACTACAAGTAATGTATTTATTTTTTAGAATTATAACACAACGATTGAGAGCGATATTGCCAATTTGGCGCGCAATGATAAAGTTGTATTACGTTGTGCGTTATTGAAACCATCTGGCTATGACGTATATGATTCTCGTGGAAACTTGGTTGGTTCCTGTTCAGAAAAATTACCTACTGGTAAAGGTTATTTCTTTACAACTACAACAGGTAAAATGGAACTTTTAACTGATACTCATAGATTAGCGCCAAGAGAATCTGAAACTCTTGTTCCCGATGACACTGTTGGTAATTTCTTTGTATATAATGAAAATAATAATGTATTAGCTAATGATGATAATATTTTATTCTCAGATGTGCAATACTATATTGAACCTTGGATCAAAGTTGAAGAGGATCGTAGAAATCTTGCTTCAGATTACGTATATGCAGACAAAGATGCCGCTTATGTTCGTTTAAGCGAGTACACTGATCGAGATGGTAATAAACCGAATTTTAATATTACTTGGCAATTCCCAGAAAGTTTTACTATGATTAGAGCATGGGGAATGCTTGATGATAACGCACGAGATATTGCATATTGGAATCATCGTTCAGATCATTTATTTGAATTAGATAAAAAAGCAACTCGCTATTTTTATATTGATGCTATTCATAATGTGCGATATAATGACAATGAAATTAGTGCTACAATTGATATTGATGGTATGGGTTCTTTTTCTATTAAGAAAGAACTAATTTTTGGACGAGCAGGAGCTTTTGGTTGTGAATATACTCCTGTTATTACCATTAGTGAACCTGCTGGCAATTATTATGTTGATACCGCAAGTGAATTTGAAATCTACTGTTTAGTATATGATCGTAAAGGTCAATTATTACCATTGGATGAAAGAGCAAAGTGCGAATTCACTTGGAAATATTATGGTACTGCATATAAACCAAAAGATGATAGAGACCATCTAAATTATAAAGATTTTATTGGCAATGTTATCCGTGGCCGCATTACACAACCTTATCCTTTTGTTGTTGAGGTTACGGTATCTGGTGCGGCAGAATATGATATTACAGTCCGAAAAGGTATTTTAGTAAGTAACAGTGCTCAATATATGCAAACGCATGATATTGTGTGTCCAGATCGTGTAGAATTTAGATCTGACGGTCAAGCACCAATTTATGCATCAAATGTATTTGAAGTACAAAAAATTATTACTGGATCTGATACTTCTGAAGAAACCGGCGAAACATATGATTATATGAATGAATTGATTTATCCAACATGGTAGATCAATCAAACAAAAGTATTACGCTTAATTGAAAAAGAGGCTGAATATCCAGTATTTACTTTACCAAATGGAACTTCTGTAAGTAAAGCAAATCAAACTTCTTATGCGTTAGGTTTTTCCGCGCAACAATTAAATACTCATGTAGCAGATCCTTCGGCTTATGCACAACAATGGACAGAAGATTTATTAACAGATGAGTATTTTACTTATATATATTTTATGGATGGTACCACAACAGTCGCGCAGGGTATCGCATTTGCGCAGAACCTTTATCCTTCTTCTCTTGTTAATGAGTGGGATGGTTAGAGTCTATCTCTTGATTATGAGAACAGTGCGATTATTGCAAAAATGATTGCAGCAGGCACAAAAGATCAGCGCAATCGTTTTACCGGTGTTATGATGGGTGACTGGCATGAAAAAGGCGATGAATCATTAGATACTCCTGGCCTATACGGATTCAATGCAGGACAACAGTCTTTTGGATTTAAAACTGATGGCACTGGTTTTATTGGTCCATCTGGTGAAGGACGTATCCATTTTGATGGACGAAACGCTTTAATTAGTAATTCAACTTAGACTTGTTATATTAATTTAAATCCTCGTCGTTTATTGGATTATCTGACAGAAGATGAAAATGGTGGTTATGTAATTAGTAATCAAGCATGGGATGCTATTGGTAATCAAAGTATTTCACAATTTTTCTTATATACATAGACACCAAGACGTATTTCAACATTTTGCGATGAATTGGCGGATAAAACATTAAGTTGGATGCAAGATTGGAGTCATCATGAAGAACTACTATGGGTAGATGAATTTATGAATGATGAAGATCATGATTATTTCTTAGTAGACCCAAATTATGGCGTAGTTACAACTGGTGGTATTTTTGCTAGATATGGTCGTATCGGTAAAGATTATCCATGGGTTATTAGTGACTATGGCTTGACATAGAAGAATATTTTTGGTAGAATATTTTTAGGAAATCCAGAAAAGAACTTGTCAAATGGTTCTTTTATTCCAAATCCTACATATACTTTAAATGGAGAAGAAGTTACTTCTTATACCAAAGAATATAAAGATGGAACCACTGAAGTTTTACCTGTTCCAGAGAATTTCTTTACTGCATCTTTTGCAAATGAAGATAATGTTATTTAGACAGGTATTAGATCTGATGGTTATCTATACACCAAATATGCAACCATTGGTAATTGGTATATTAATGATTATGAAATTTATGCAACCGATAGAAATTTTGGTGGAGGCCAAGCTCAAGGTTATCGTAAATTTTATGATGATTTTACTGATGAAAATGGAATGCCTTCTGGTTTTAGAGATCAAGGAGATGGCGAGCATAATGGTGACTGGATTAACTTAAATGGTCATGATTCATTTATTGCCTTTATGAAAGGTAAAATGATTATTAGTGGCCGATATGGTTGGATGGGTTTATCTACTGAAGATGAAGGTATTGAGTTAATTGCTGAACCAACATATTATAATATGTTAATCAATTTTACTACAGGTGATATTGGTTTTGGTTTAGAAAAAGCAACAGGAGAAGATCCATTCCCAATTCCAAAAAGCTTTATCAGTGGCAATAATGGTAGTGCTTATTTCTCTAAAGGTCAAGTTCAAATTGATGGAGAAACTGCTTCTATTTATTGTGGTATTTCGACTGAAAGTCAGGGTGTTTTTACTGATCTTTCGGAAGATATTGCAGTAACAGAAGAGTTGGTTGAAGGTAATTTATATCTTGCAGCAATTCATTTACAAGGTTTGACTTATAAAGAAGATACAAATACTAATTTCATTATGCCACGTGCATATGAAATGGGTGAAGAATATAAACGAACCACTGAATTTACAAAAGGTAGTAAAGATGATAATTATGCCGCAGAAGGAACAATTATTCCTTTTGATTTAAGTGGTTTCCCAGATTTTTCTCAAGATGACTCAGATATTGTAACTCCTCCAGACAGTGATGGTTTGGTTTGGTTAACTAATTTTACTGGTACATTCCACACTTCAGTAGAATTAACAGATGCGCAATCAGATGAAACTTTACAGCTTGGTGGAGCGGGTTTATTTGCTGTGTATCATGATGCTAAAGGTATGGGATTTAATGTCTATCTTGGTTCTGGCGGAGAATCTATTGGCAGCAATGTTACAATTGTTCCTCGTGGAGCCGATTTAGGTTATCTTTATTAGTGGAATATTTATGGTGAATCTGCTAGATTTACTAAAAATCTTGATGTTGATGGCTCCATTTATGGAGGAGTAATTTTTATGCTTGATGATAATAATGAATCAAGAACACCTACTCCTTCATTGGTTGCAACTCAAGCTTGGGTAAATAGAATTCTTTGTGAAGAAGTTTATCCAAAAATTGTTGCTGCTAACAACTTAGCTGCTGCGGCAATGAATAAAGCAATTGAAGCTTTAAAGAAAGCTAAAAATGCTTTAGCTAAGGCTGTTGGTCAAGCAAATTTACGTGTTGACCCTGCTGGAGGAGATGGCTCTGCGATTATTTCCATTGAATTATAGAGTATTTATGGAAAAATGTTGCAGGAGAGTTTTAACGGCAATGGTAATACTCCTGGCGCAACTGTCGGTGAAGGTACCGCTCTTGCTTTAGCGGAGCATGGACACGTATTAAATTATGAAATTTCAGAAGGTAAATTAAAAGCTTCCGTATAGATTGGTACAGTTGGTGCTGATACTTCTATGGGAGAAGATGCTGGACAACCCATTTTTGAAGATGGGGCTTGGACTATGGGTACAAGCAGTGGAAAATTAACTGGCTCTTTGACAATCGCAGGAAAATAGGTTGACTTAACAGATGAGCCTGAAATTTTTGGTGAGGGCGGTTTTACAATGAGTGCAGAGGGCGGATCTATTGTTTATTCTTTAACTATCGCGGGGGCAACAGTATCCGATTCTTTTAATATTGCCGCCACGAAATATCATATGGACCAAATCGCGGCGGCATATAAAGCTGGTTATAGTGCGGGTTTTGCTCAATGTGAAGCAGACACTCAATATACTGCTTCTTCATATACTCAAGAGTCACATAGTTATACGGCAGCAAGCCATTATTATAAAGCTTCTTCACATAGCAAAAATGCAGATGGAACTTGTAATTATACAGCTTCATCACATTCATATACCCCAGCCTCTCATTCATATTCGCCATCAAGTTATACTGCTAGTACATTCTTTCCTGCTTAGGAATCAACTCCCTCTTCAGGATGGGAATCTTACTATTAATCATATATAAAGGAGAAAAAGGATTATGACACTTAATTATACTCAAATTGATACTCTTATGCGAGGTCTTGAAGAACTTCAAGATTCTAAAGTTCCTTTTAAGCTTGGTATGATTATTGCAAAGAATCTTACTGCGCTTAAGAAAGAAGAAGAGTTTTATATTGACCAAGAGCGCAAGTTTGCTCTTGAATATTTGAAGTTTGATGCTGAAAAGCAAGAATTTGTTCAGAATGCTCCTGGCGTTTTTGCTATTCAAGAAGGCAAGGAAGAAGAATGTCGTAAAGCTCGTCAAGATCTAAATGATTTTACTGCAGATCTTGAGCTTCGTAAGATTCCTCTTGCACTTATTGAAAATATGGAATTTACCCCCAAACAATTACTTGCTTTGGAAATGCTTATTGAGGAGGAGTAAGAATGGCCGCAATTAACCGCTTATATCCACCAAATATAGCGGGCACCATTCCCTCATTTTATACTACGAACACGGGGACCTCATTAGAGGTCCCTTTTTCTATGAATGTTACAGTAAGTAACGCCGCAGTTAAGGGAATGCGACTTCGCTTAAAAACAACATCTACAGATATTGTTATTGCAAATCTTTTCTCTCAAAAATATGGAGATGACGCCCAAAATCGTTCTGTAATTTATGACTTGACAGAGGACATTGTGGCAAAACTTGTTGTAGGTAATTTTTATAAAGTTCAATTAGCATATGTTGATCAAGCAGGTAATGATGGATATTATTCTACTGTTGCTATTGTAAAATATACATCAAAGCCAATCGTAGAAATTGCTGGTTTAAATATGCAATCAATTACTGCAATTTCACACACATCTTTTATTGGCACTTATCAGAATGAGGATGAATCAGAAAAAGTATATCAATATCGTTTTATTTTTTCTAATAGTGAAGGTGCAGAATTACAAAATACTGGATGGTTAATTCATAATACTCAAACTGATACCGATTTAGATGCTTCTTCAGATGAATGTATTTTAACATTTAATTTAACAGAAGGCGAAATTTATCGAGTATAGTACAGCATTATTACTAATAATGGATTAGTAGTAAATACTGTTAATTATGAAATTACCCAAACCACAGTCACTATTAGTACATTAAATGTATATTTAGCTACAGAGGTAGATAATGAAAATGCTCGTGTAATTCTACATATTTATCCTGAATCAAAATATTTAATAGAAAATAAAATAGAAGAATATCCTCTAATTGGTAATTTTGTTATTTGTAGACAAGACTTTTAGAGCGAAAATCGACTTTGGGAAACGATTGCAGAACTTCCTATTAATATGGCATTATCAAAAACTCGTAGTTATCAGTATATTGATTATGCTATTGAATCTGGTGCAAAGTATATGTATTCTTTGCAAAAAGTAAATTCACGCAATATTTATTCTAAGAGAGTATCTACTGCTAATTTAACAATTCCAGTATTTGAAGATGCTTTTCTGTATGATGGTGACAAACAATTGCGTATTCGTTTTAATCCAAAAATTTCTTCTTTTAAGTCAGTTTTATCTGAAACTAAAAAAACTACGCTTGGTAGACAATATCCTTTTATTTTACGAAATGGTATTTTAAATTATAAAGAGTTTCCAATTAATGGTTTAATTTCATATCATATGGATAATGATCAATTATTTATGAAAAAAACTGATCTTGATAAAAGTTGGATTCTTACTGGCGATGACCTTGAATGGTTTGGAACTAAAGAAGATAAGACTCTTATCCGCAGTGCATTCATTGAACCTGGTACTGCCCTTACAGACGAAAATTTCACTTATGAGCGGAAATTTAAGTTAGCCGTTTTAGAATGGCTAAATAATGGTAAGATTAAATTATTTAAATCTCCACAAGAAGGTAGTTATATTGTTCGATTAACCAACGTTAGTCTGACTCCTAATGATACCATAAGTAGAATGTTACATAGCTTTTCTTGTACTGCATCAGAGGTAGATAAATTTAATATTAGTACACTTGCGAATTATTCTTTATTAAATGCTCAAGACGAAATCGTTCATATTGATATGAAAAAAACAATTTCTTTAAGCGATCTTGCAAGAGTAATGAAAAATTCAAAAGAATTTTCTGAATATGATTTAACAGAAGGTGCTGGATGTCGCAAGATTGAATTTATTTATGATTTAGATCCTACAAATACAATAAATAAAGCAAGCACATATGGTATGAGCTTTGAGTGGGGAGAATATAATTTTGCCATTAATAAAACTGGCACTTATGAATTAGAACTAGATACTTATTCAACCGCGCCATTACGATATATTAATCCTCCAGATATTTTAAGTTTGGTAAAAGGATATTTAATTTTAACAGTTGAAAATATAGACGAAGATAATCTTGAAGCCATTCAAGATATTCATGCTCAGACTTATGTAGGATATGGATTATATGGTCTAACTGAAAAACAAGAACTATATACTTATGATATTGATGAATATAAGTTAGAGGCAGATGGTTCATACGCCTTAGATCCTATTACAAAAGAAAAAATTTATGAAACTAAATCTGGTGTTTTTAGTCGAAATCTATTTGAAGGCTGGAATGGCTTAAAAGCAACTATTCCAAGTATTGTATATATTCAATATCGCTCAATTCCAATTTACGAATGTGGCGTAAAGAAATTATCTTATGTTTGGAATAATGATTTAAATTATGGTAATTGGCCTGCAGCATTACAATATGGTAATAGTATTTTATTGCGTAAAAGTGATAATACTTATTGGAGATATATTCCAAATCCTGCACATGGTATTGTGGATCCTACAACAGGACAATATCCAGCTGTTACAGACGCGGATTTTGAAGAGATTGAATATGGTACTTATGTACTGTTTGGTTCAACAGCTTTTGATGCAGAAGCATTATTTACAGATAATAATGAGGATAATGGTTTAGCTCATTATTTCTATAATTTACCATTGAATGTTCATGGAGATTTAGATTTAAGAGTTCAATCTGGTATTTAGGTATATGTTTATTGCAAAGCTGAAACTAGAACTTATACATTAGAAGAACAATATGGTGATAAAGATAATTTAACAAAGCTTGAGTTACGAGCTTATGAAGATTATTTGGCAGCTCGCTTTAATTTTACTGTAATAGCAGACCCAGAAAACATTAATAAACCATTGGGTGATATTGAGAATTATAATTTCTTCTATATATTTAATAATCGACAAATGATTGAAATTAATGCAATTCAAGTGGAAAACTATTATCAAGGTGGATATAGAATTTATGTTTAGGCTTATCCACAAATTATTTCTGAGAATGATGTTGAAACATTGCGGTTAAATTGGCTTGTTAATCGTGACCGTTTGAATAATTATTTACGACAAGTCCTTGAAGAGGAAGAAAAAGAAGTGGAGGTAGTTAGATAATGTTTATTGGTACTTCTCAAGCTTCTTTAGATAATGTCTTTTTAAAGCAGTTAGATAATTATACTCAACGTGAAGTATTTGCTAAATTAATTTCATTAGACTGGGATGAACGAGCCATCGCAGAAATTACCGGTAATATTGTATCTGGCAATATTTCTGTGGATGGCTCTTCAGCCACCCGCCGCACTTGCAGCCTCAATATTACAACAGATAATACCAATTCAGAATTAAATGAAATTTATTGGGGATTACATACTAAATTTGCGGTTTTAATTGGATTACGAAACTACATTGATACAATTCATGATGAAATTATTTGGTTTCAACAGGGAGTATTTATTATTACTTCTTTCTCTTAGACCTCCAATACATCTGGATTATCAATTTCTATTTAGGGAAAAGATAAAATGTGCATGTTAGATGGTTCAATTGGAGGAAGTTTATTTGCCGATCACAGCTTTAGTGATATTGAAATTATTAATGGTGATGGCACCACTTACCGCAAAGAAATTGCTATCAAAGAAATTGTCAGAGACGCCGTACACACTTATGCTCTTGAATCTTACGAAAATATTATAATTGCAGATTTAGATGATTGCGCAGTAGAATTATTAGATTATAAAGTAGCTGATAAAGGCTTATTTATTTATGATATTTCTACATCATCTGATTTTAAGTTTTATACTAGTCAAATGGTATTTGAAGGATCTGCTTTGGCTAATGATTTTATTCAAGCTGCACCCAAAAAAGAAGGCGCTACAGAAGATGATCCTGATTACTATATTCCTTATGAGCCATTTGAACTAAATGGAATTTATTATCGTATTATTAAATTTGTAGAATATGGTGATACTGCAGGATATCGTGAAACAGAACTTACTTATCCAGGTGAATTAATTGTAAATGCTGGTAGTCCAGTCACACAAGCTCTTGATGCTATTGTAAATATGCTTGGTGAATTTGAATATTTCTATGATATTTGGGGTAGATTTGTTTTTCAAAGAAAGCGTATTTATCATAATATTGCTTGGCATGGTGCAATTACAAATGAAGGTGAAAGTACTTATTATGATAGTTTAAATAGTACTTAGACTCAATATGAATTTATTAATGGTTTTTTGATTAACTCATTTGCAAATAAGCCTTTATTAAGTAATATTCGTAATGATTTTGTTGTATGGGGCACAACTTCAACTGATGCACCAATACATTTACGTTATGCTATTGATAATAAACCGCAAGAATATTTCTGTTTATTTAATGGTATCACTTATTATACAGAAGATAATTGGCGTTTTGGCGAAATTGGGAAAAAGATTTATTTTGAGCCAGGTCGCAATAACGGTCTTAATTGTCATGATGTTATTGTTAATGAAGAGAATTTCTTATCTGCAATGACAGAAACTCTTGGCACAACTGAGTTGAATGGTTATTATTCTTTTCATTGGGTATATGTCGACAATGGAGATGGAACTTATTCTAATAAATGGCAATATTTCTTGGCTGATGGTCGTAGCCGATATTCTGATTATTTTGGTATTACTATCCCAGAAAAGCCTGAATATATTAATCAAACAGTTATAGTTACTGTGAATTTAGATGCTTTACAGTGGGATACTAATAATTTTTAGATTGTGGACTGGCGAGAAATTTTATACCGTATGGCCTATGATAATTCAAGAGCTTCTGCATATATAGAACAATTAACGTTAGCCATGAATAAAGGATATTATCCATATAAAACAGGTGCTAAATTAAATGTTCCCGCAAAATGTTATTATTATGATGCTGATGAAAAATCTTGGAAACATCCAGTTTTAGAAATGACAGACAAAAACACTGGAAAGTCTATTGAATATTTACAAGAAAAAGGCTCAATGATTTTTGGAATTCCGGCTGCTGATGGTAGCGATGCTGATTTATTTATGAGTAGTACTCATATTGAATTAATTGATAAATGGCAAAATACTTGGAATACTGGTTATGATTATTGTTATGCTGATATGTTAGCCTTTTGGCGATTGGTATATGATAATCGTTCAATTAGTGAAATTGAAAAAGATAATTCTTTAACTGATTCAGAAAAAGAAGATCGTATTAAACGACATAATGAGTGGTTTGAGAATAAATATTGGCATCCCGATATTATTTACTGTTAGGCTGAACTTGATAGTGAAGGACATAATTTACCACATACTTTATATTTTAAAGATCCAGGTAAATTGTTGTTTTGGATTGATTTTATTGGCGAGGGTAGCGAATTAGAGAAATACCGTATGGATAAAATCGGTAGACGGCCGAAAGTTGTTAATGATAACGATGTAAAAGCGATATTTTTTAGAGATACTCCTGAAATATTGTTTATTGATCCTACAGACACTCAACCAACTGAATCTACATTGAATTATGTAAAATTAAATTTGGTGGGTGGATTACTTAATTATTTTACTTTAAGTGGCTAGGGAAAAAGTGCTAAAGAAGTTTTAGATAATATGGTATATCAATATACTTATTATCAAGAAACTATTACTTTAAATTCTTTGCCAGTTTATTATTTTGAACCAAATGTGCGCATATCTGTTTCAGATGATATAACTGGAATTCGAGGAGAATATTTTGTAAAATCTTTTAGTTATTCTTTCTCTCATGATGGAACTATGAATATCACTGCTACGAAAGCAGAAGATAGAATCTTCTAAGGAGGGATATTATGGCAACAAAAACAAAACAAATGCGATATGTTAAAGATGGAGATAGTCGTAATTATCCTGCCAATTTAACTGCAGAAATGTTAATTAGTGGTTCTATGTTTGATAGTTCCATTCGTATTTCAGCTTTAACTATCTCTGGAGGAGTATTTGGAATTAAATTTTATTTAAATGACACTCCTACTCCATTAAGCACGCGCGTGAATGGTCTATATAAAGAAGATACTCGAGGCAAGTGGTCTTTTGATACCACTAATGTAATGCAAGTACCTATTTATAGCTTACGCTTTGATGCTAACTCAATTTAGAATTTTCTAAATGCAAACCGCATTTTAGATAATGACGATCCTCTTTATCTATTCATTGATTATACTTATGATACAGCTGCATAAATGGGTTGTATTAGATAATTGAATTAGTCATAATTTGATAGAAAAAAGAGCGTAGCTCAACATTTTATTTATAATAAAGAAGGGGGTAAATTGCTTATGGCAACTAATAGTCCCGTACTCTTTAAATTTGGTACGCGAGCAGAATATAATGCTTTAGCTTCTAAACAAAGTAATGCATTATACTTCTTAACAGATACCGGAGAATTGCTTCGAGGAGAAAAAAATTTAGCTCAAGCTAATTTTTATGAAGGCGTACGCCTTCAAGAAAATGGCGTGTTTACTGAGTCTAAGGAAGAAGCAATTGCAAGAGTTACTGCTGGTGCCACACTCATTAAAAATGATGTATGTGTAATTAAGGAATTACTTTTTGGTGATTCTTATAGTCATACAGCTTATGTTTATGACGGCATTCACTGGAAAGCCATGGATGGCAATTATAACGCTGAAAACGTTTATTTTGACCAGAATTTAACATTTACTACTGACGTAGGATATGTTGAGATTGGTGCTTCTGGTTCTGAGGTTGTACAAACACAAGGCAAAAATGTTAAAGAAGTTTTTGAAATGTTGTTCTCTCAACCAGAAAATCCTGATGTTACTCAGCCAGGTTTAAGTATCGCCGCAGCACAAAACAAAGCCTATGAAGTTGGCAGTACTGTGACCCCAAGCTATACTTTGACTTTTAATCCAGGCTCTTATGAATATGGTCCTAGTCCAACTGGTGTCACTGCAACTTATTCTGTCACTGATACCATTGGCAATACTGCTCAGACAGCAACTACTGGTACATTCCCAGCTTTGACTGTAACTGATGATACTGCTTATTACATTAATGCTACTGCAGAATATACTCAAGGTGACATTCCTGTTAATAATTTGGGTAATGCAGTTGCAGGCTATCGCATTAAAGAAGGAACTGCAACAGCTAAGAGCGGTAAGCTTTATGGCTATCGTCAATTTTTCTATGGTGCAATGACTGCAGGTACAGCCTTAAATTCTGCCAATATTAGAAAATTAACAAATAGTAATGCAGCAGTTTCCGCAAAAACATTGCCTCAATATGAGGCAAGTTCAGTGGCGAATGCCGCGAAGGTAGTTGTTGCAATTCCTGCGACAAGCTCTATTGGTGTTAAGAAAGTTACTATGCCTGTCAGTCAGAACGCAGATATTACTTCTGAGTTCAAACTTCAAGAGGATTACGTACAAGTTGAAGGCAAGAGCGGTTACCAGGCAGTAGACTATAAAGTTTGGGTATATGAGCCAGCAGCTCTCGATCCAACTGAAAACTACGTAATTACTTTAGGATAAGGAGGAGAAAAGAAATGGCTGTAATTAAAAAAGACGGCGGATTTATGCCTCTTCCGATTAATATCAAGCGTGGTAACCCTATTCCATTAGATTCCACTTCTATTTGGTATGATTATGACGCTCTTGTAACATATGCAAGCACAAGCACAGTTGCTTATGTTGGTCAAATTGTTACTTATGTTAATGAAACAGATAACACCTCTACGGTATATGTAATTTCCGATACTGCTGGCACTTTACTTGAAGTTGGTTCTGGAGCAGGTGGAGACGCAGTTAATGTAGACGAAAATACTATTGTTCTTGATGATCAGGGTCTTTTGACTTTACGAGATTTTGGATCTAAGTATTATCGTTATGTTGCTGCTCATGAAGATGAGTCTGGGGCAGAAGTTCCTGCCGCTTACGTGCTTCAAGAAGTTAATGATGAGTACCCTTGGAAAGCAGGATTAATTCCTCAGGTTACTCTTGATGAAGATGGTACAACTTTCGTTTTAGGTTGGTATGAACCAAATCCAACTACTGTAGATGGACTTCAAACCGCAATTACTGCATTGCAAACTGAGGTCGCAGGTGTTAAATCCAATCTAACCAATAATTATTATACTAAGGAAGAGGCTCAAGCGGAATTCGCTGGAGCAACTCATTATCGCGGTTCTGTTGAAACAGAAGATGATCTTCCAGAAACAGCAGAATCTGGCGATATTTATATCGTAAAAGAAACTTCAACAGAATATATCTACGATGGACAAAAATGGGAAGAGTTGGGTAGCCCAGTTGATCTTTCTAGTTTTGAAACTCGTATAGGAACACTTGAGACAGATGTTTCTGGTTTAAAAACAACTGTTGGGACATTAAATACATCTATTGCCAATTTAGAGTCTCGTACTGGCACATTAGAAAGTTCTGTTAAAATTGCACAAACTAATATTGGTACGTTACGTACTGATGTAGATGGTTTAGCCTCAATTATCGGAACTGCTTCCGGTACTGATGCAGAAGGCAATCCAATTATTGCCTCAGGCATTCTTGGCTCCTTAGAAAATCTACAAAATCAAATTGGCGGATTAGATTATATTAATGGTGTTCGTATTAATGGTACAGATGTTCCTGAGTCTGACGGTAAAGCTTTACTTTATGATTTTACTAAGAGTCAAGGCTTAGCTGGTTTAGTGCCTGTTCCATCAGCTGGTGTTGTTGCCGATACAGATAATATGTATGTATTAACTGCTCAAGGCAATTGGGCTCAACCGATGGATAGTCGCATTGGAAATCTTACTTTTGATGGAGTTACTTATACTACTGTTACCGAGTATGTCGATGCTCGTTCTTCTAGCATGACTATGACTTGGTCTGCAATTTCTGATAATTAAAAATAGGAGGGACTAACTTATGGCGATTAATGCAACAGATAACAAACTTCGCTTTTTAAGTGGTTTATCTACTAATCTAAGTAAGGTTGACATTACTAATGGTAATGTGTATGTTACGACCGATGAGCATATTATGTATGCTGACTTGGGTGGCAAGAGACTTCGTTTAAGTGATATTGTTATGGTAAATACCACTGCGGATTTGCCTACTTATCCACCTGAGGAGCGTAAGACTGCTCTTTACTATGTCCGCAAGGATAACATTTTGTGTTGCTATAATACAACTGAAAACAATTCTCAATGGGTACAAATTAATGCTGCTCCTGTTCTTGAGAATATTATTGCCAGCAGCGAAACTGTATATTCAGAAGTAACTGATGGCGAGAAGGCTAAGGCTAAGCTTTCTTTGTATGACAAGAATGGCACAGATGTAACCGATGGATTTAGCTTAATTATTGCAAGTGGTAATACCGCGACTACCAATGTTAATGCTGATAGCAATGGTATTGTCATCACTTCTGCAGATACTATTACCAGCAATAGCTTGGGCGCAAGCGTTGCAAGTAATGTGGCTACTATCACCTTGGGTGAAATCAAGAGTGGTTATAATGCAGATGGTACTGCAAAAACTGCAAGCACTACCAACCATACCTTAAAGTTAAATAATGGTGGCGGTGTTGCGATTACTGCAACTGGCACAAATCAAATTAATTTGAATGTTGCCCCTCAGAGCATTACCAATGCTTTTGATAATAATGGTGCCTTTAAGACTACTATTCAGCTTGCTGATGGTGAGGAAGTTGCTAGCACCGGTATCACTCCGATTATTAAGTATGGTTATGGCGCAGCAAAGGCGACTGCTCAGTTTGTAAATGGTACTGCAACTCTTGCTGATCTTTACACTAAGACTGAAGTTGATGCTGCAATTACCGCACAGCTAAAGACTGCGAATGCAATGACATTTATTGGCGCGGTTGGCGGAACTACCAATCTTCCAGTTGCTAATTCTGGTGTTGCAGTTGGTGATACTTACATTGTAAGTACCGCTGGCGATATCAAGAATACTTCTGGTGCTTTGGTACAAGCTGGCGCCAAGGTCGGTGATTTGTTCATTGCAACTGGTACTGAGACCGACGGTAAGATTACTGCTGCTCTTGAGTGGAAGTACGTACCTGCAGGCAATGATGATTTGTATCAGTATACAGCTGCTGTTTCTGATTCTGAATTCACTCTTGTTCAGAGCTTTGCAAGTGAAGAGTCTAATGTTGGTTCTATTGCAGTTGGTAGTGGCTTAACTGGCAGCGCTAGTGGTACTACTTTAACTATTGCTCACCCAACTAAGACCGTACAGGCAAAGACCAGTACTGCAAATCTTACTACTGCTGGTACCACTCAAACCTTCGCTGCGATTAGTGGCGTAACTTATGATGAGTATGGCCATGTAACTGCTATCACCACTGGTACTTATTCTGTAGCCAATCACACTCTTAGCAGTATTGCTTATTCTGCATCCGCTGCAAGCAATACCGCGACTGTTAAGACTGTCGTGGCTCAGCAGTCTGGTGAGGAAGTAGAAGGCTCCTTCTCCGTTAAGAGTAATAACTTAACTGTAACCGCTTCTGGTTCTGCAGTTACTATTGATCTTGTCTGGGGAGAATTCGCCTAATTTATAAATTTTACTACACAGGGCAAAGTGACACTGCACTTTGCCCTTTTTATTTTTTGAGAGGAAGGAGAAAATCGTTTTATGAATGTATCTGAAAGAATCTCTACTGATGCTTTTAGTCCTTATCATGGTACAGAAGAAATGGTTAATGCCGCGATTAAAAGAAACGGCGCCGTTTATTTTGCTTATGATAATAGAAAAATCTTCTTCGATGTAAATGGTAACCGTTATCAAATGAGCGGAAATGGTATCCTTTTCGTTTATGGTGACACTCCACCCGAAGAGCTTGTTTTAGATCCTGAAACAGCACTATATCCATTTCCTCGTGAGAATATTTTAGAAGATCACTATCTTGTTGGTAGTATTATTATTAATTCTGATAATACGTTCTATAAGATTGTGCAGATGGATGATGTTCTTGCTTATTGCGAAAAGCTTCTCATTGCCGGTGGCGGTGGTGGTGGAATCGGCGATGGAGATGGAGATGAAATCTTCGATTCCAGCATTTTGCTTTCTATTGATTTTCCTAAATATCATCCATATGGAACAAAGTTAATTGGTAAAGGTAAAGTTACTGATGCCCGCGGAGGTCAATCTGGTACTTTTACTTTGCAAATTTATAATAACGTTGGAGAATATAAAGAAGGTATTGCTCCTCGTTTTACAAAGAGTTTTACCGTTGATGTTGGAGATTGGTTTGATATTGAGCTAAATGCCGATGATGTGGTTGCTGGTGATCAGAACTATTTCCTTTTCCAAGTAGAAGTAGATCTCCGCTATAGCTCTCCAGTAACTCGTCAAGTTACTTGTGTTGATGTTCACTATGAGCCAACAAATCAATGGAATCCAATTGCACTCTTAAAACCAGAAGAACAAGATGTGCAATATTATTATAAAGTTTATGCCGGACAAGGATCTAAGCTTCCTGACGACTGGAGTATTAATGTTGTTTATACGCTCACTGATGGATTAAGCGGACTTAGCTATGAAGTAAGCGATGTTGTTACTTCTCAAAGTGGCGCCTTTAAATTAAATGATTTATTGTCTAACGTAGATCAAGGTGGTCATACATTAGATGTTCACGCGACAATGATGATCGGCACGAGTGAAGTTGTTGTTGGTGATTATCATTACGGTATTGGTGTATTTAGAAATATCACTTCTGGTGAAAAAGCTGTACCAATTATTTGGTCTCCATATAATAAGACAGAAGAGGAAAATTATACAATTATTAAGATTCCTTATAATGTATATGATCCAACTCGTAATGATGGTAAAGCGTATGTTGAATATTACATCAATGGTGAAGAACAAATTGGTGTTACTGTAACTTATTCTGAAACCGAATGGCAACCATGGACTATCGCTACTTATAATGTAAATGAAATGAACTCTTTCATTTTACAGTGCGGTTTAACTTATAAAGAATTCCAAGTGTTCATTGTTCCAAATTATAAGATGGACCTTGACGCTACAAAAGGTGCAGTTTTATATTTGAATGCTCTTGGACGTTCTAATCTAGAAACCCCAAATAAACGTCAACAATGGCCAAACAAAGCAGAAACTCAAGATGATACTATTGGTCTTGGAGAAATTAAATTTAATAATTTTAACTGGGCTAATAATGGTTGGATTGAGGATGAATCTGAAGGTACTTGTTTAAGAGTTAGCAATGGTGCTTCTGTTGAAATTCCTTTAGCAGCGATGTCTACTGTCAAAGCGGCTTCTCGTACTTATGAATTTGATTTTAAAGTTCGTAATGCTGTTGATTACTCTCGCTTAATTATTGAAAAAGCAGTACAAAAGATTGATGCTAATGGCAACCCAATGTTCGACGAAGATGGAACTCCAGAAACTGAACAGGTAAAAACTGTATCTAGTGGCGAAGGAGCATTTTTAACATATTTTAATCCTAGCAACTATCGTGGTTTTATGCTTGGTACTCAAGAGGCTTTCTTCAGTCTTTCTAAAACTAAAGTTGTTAATGCTCGTTATACCGATGATGAAAGAGTAAAAATTTCTATCGTAGTAGATGCAGCTGGTAAATTTACTCAGATTTATAATACAGAAACTGGTGCTCCAACTTCAAATACTATTCCATTAATTTATTTATATGTTAATGGTGTTTTGACCAATATTATGAAATTTACTTCTAATGATGACTTTAGCGCTTCCGTTGATAAGATTGTTATTAACTCTGATTATTGTGATGTTGATATTTTTAATATTCGTGTTTACACAAATGCATTAAATTATTCTGCGATTACTCAAAACTGGATTGGTGATGCTCCAACTCTTGATGAGAGACATAATCGTTATAATCGCAATGGTTCTATTGTTGAAAGTAATAAAATTGATTATGCTAAAGTGCGTCAAGCAGATATTATCCCAACAATGGTTATTACAACTTATAAAAATTCTGATGTAGGTGCTACGGCTGACAATAAACTTCCTTACGCAAAAGGAAACAAGAAAGCTGTTGGTATTCGTTTCTGGAATCCAGCTAAACCAAGTCAAGGCTTCCATTGTCAGAATGTTGAATTGGACGTGCAAGGAACTTCTTCTCAGGGTTATCCACGTCGTAATTATAAGTTAAAGACCCAAGAAAAAGTTTCTGGTATTACAAGTTGGGACAAACCTTTCCGCTTTGAAACTTGGGATGGCGACGAAAACAAGAAAGATTACTGGTATCAAGATCATAATGACGAAAGTAAAATGATTTCTAAAATTGATATTGGTAATGGTATCGCCGCGAAGACTTTCTGTTTAAAAGCTGACTATATGGAAAGTTCAAGTACACATAATACGCAATTTGCCAATTTGATCCAGACTATTGCAAATCAAACTGGCAGTGACAAGAGTGCAGACTTGAGACATCCATTAAAGAAATATTTTGGTCAAACCAAAGATTATAGAACCACTGTTTTCGGATTCCCAATTTTGGTATTCTGGGAAGACATTGATGGTAATATTGAGTATGTTGGTAAGTACAATTTTAATCTTGATAAGGGTGCTACCAATACATTTGGCTTTGACTTTGGATGGGATTTAGACCCAACAAAACGTGTATATAATCCATATTCCGTAGAAAAGATTCATACCTCTTGGCAGAAGGTCGATGAATTAAGCGATGATGAAGAGCTAAGAGAAGAAACTACGCCTCGTAAGAGTACTTTTGGCGAGTTAGCCGAATGTTGGGAATTCTGCCAGAACCAGTCTGGTCTTGGTAAATTCCAAAGCGATGATGTGAATGGTTTCTACGAATTAATTCCTAACACTGAAGAAAATGCTGGTCGTCTACAAATTTATAATCATTTCGAGCCTCGTTATACTTATGAAGACTGGGATATCGGAGATGTTTATAAAGATAATGAGATTGGTGTAGCAAATCAGTATATTAAAGATCATACCAAGAATTTTAAGGTAATGTGGGATTGGGTACATAGCACAGATACCACAAAGTTCACTGGTAGTGCATTAGATGCGACCAAATATTATTTAACCTTATCTTCTCAATATGAGCATGGTGTTACTTATTATACTCTTGGCGCAGATCAGACTTATACAAAAGCAAATATTACTCCTACCATTCAAGCTGCTTATCAGACTTTGAATGAAACAGATAATGCAAATAGCGTAATTGTTAATAATCTTAAGACATTTACTGATTTCTTAGTAGCTGTAAATGGCACTCTGACTGAAGAAGATAAAGCTAATGGTATGACTCATGATTATGAGAAATACGTTGGACCTTATACTTTTGTAAAACATGAAGATGGATTATTCTATTACGAAATGCCTGAAGGTAGTGACCAAGAGGCAGTTGCAAATTGTGGATTAGAGATTAGTGAAAACTATGCTCGTGATGAATTTACTATTGAAGTAAATTTGGTCTGGGAAGGTTTTAGCGCAGATCTTTATGAGAAATTTGATACTGACTCTATCCGCTATAGAAAAGCTAAGTTCAGAAATGAATTTACTGAGCACTTTGATCTTGATTATTGTGCAATCTATTTCATTATGACTGAATTGCTTTTGTGCTATGACTCTCGTCAAAAGAATATGATGATTGCAACATGGGGTCCAACTGCTAAGTCTAATGCTAACGGTGATTTTATTTGGTTCCCAATTTTCTACGATATTGATACTCAGTTAGGTGTAAACAATTCCGGACATGTTTCTTGGGACTACAACACTGATGCAACATTAGTATCTGAAGATCCTGATATTTATGACGACACAGGTCATGCATTTAAAGATGCTTCCATCTTCTCTGGTGCTGGTTCAGTTTTATGGATCAACTTCGCTGGATTAATGATGGACAAAATTTTAGCAATTTATCGCGGCTTACGCAATGAAGGTGCGATTGAACTCGATACACTTAATGAACATTATAATACCAATGGTTCTGACAAGTGGAGCGAAATTATGAAGAACATTGACGCTGATTATAAATATATCTCTCCTGCAACTACAGGATATACCGATCAAGAAGGAACTATTTCTCAAACTGAAGGTTATTTCTACTGCTTGCAAGGTGATAGAACTTTAAATCGTCAAGCATTCTTCCGCAATCGTTTGAATTATCTTGACTCTCAGTGGTTAGGTGGTTCTTATAATCCTGAATTTATTAAGAAGCAAATTAAATTGCGTTATAATGCAAACGACCTTGCTCGTACTTCTGATGATACTAAAGATGAAGAAGGTAACTTAGTAGAAGGTTTGCAGGCAAGTGCATCATTCAATCTACATGGATACTTATCTCAGTATCTATCTGTAGTATATGATGAAACTGCTACCACGCCTAAGCCTTATGTTGCCGGTCAAGACGATCCTGTTCTTATTGACCCACCATCTTCTATTAAAAACCGCTTAGACGATGGCGTTCCATTGTCTCAACAGTTGGCTTATATTCGCGGTCCAGAATATATCGCGGATCTTGGCAACTTAAGTGACAAGTACCTTAATGAAATTGACTATTCTCAAGCAATTCGTTTGCGTACTTTCACACTTGGTTCTTTGATAGATGGCTATCGCAATGATGGTATCACAGATAAATTTATTGATGCTTTGGCTATCACTGCTACAAGTCCAAAAGGACTTTTGACATATATGGACCTATCTAATTTAACTAAGTTGGCTGGTTCTCTTCAATTAACTGGTGCTGAAAAAATTAATACTTTTATGGCAACAGGTACACAATTAAGTTCTGTCGAGTTTACTGAAGGTAACTTGTTAAAGACCTTGTACTTGCCAGAAACAATTACCTCCTTTGTTTTGAAACAACCTCTTGAATTAAGGGGTATTGTAGAAACAGCTCCAACCATTGATAATACTCCAACTGGTTTATATATTAAGAATTTAACAGATAAATATACCACTACTCCTAATGCTAATACAACTTGTAATATTGAGACATTTGTATTAGACAGAAGTAAAATGGGTATTGATTCTTATCGTTTGTTAGATTACTTATATAAAGTAAAAGAAGCTAAACACAATGGCATTATTACTGATGGAAATACCACACCTATTTTAAAGTGTGACTTTACCGATGTGGAATGGTCTCCATATAAATTAGTTGAAATTGGTACATCTTTCGATCGTGCAACAAAGTATTATGAATTAAAAAATCAAACCACTTACGAAGTATACCATGATCCTAACGGAGCTACTGGTTATTATGAGGAAGGCTGGATCAATAAACTTAATGATGGTGTAATTTATACTTTTGATGATGCTTTTGATACAAACGTCATTAAAAATCTTGATATTGTAACAGCTTTCTTAGATATGTATGAGGATAAAACCGCAACTGTGGAAACTGATACTTATCGTTACCGCTCTTTCTTAACTTATAATGAACTTTTACCAAATACTAAAATTCTTCCAGGCTTAACTGGTCGTATGCACGTGAACAATCAGGAAGAGGGAGATGCATTAGACGAATATACTTTGTGGAAACGTTATAATGCACTTTATCCAGATCTTGAAATTACTGGTGACAAAGTAAATCCTGCTTATTCTGTTCATTTTGTTGAATATAATGCAGAAGGTGTTCAAAAGACACTTGGATGGTTAAAGTATCCTTATGGATATGCTGAGTCCCCAGTAGTTTACGAAGGAGAAGAACCTTCTAGATTGCATTATGACTTTGTTGGTTGGGCAATTGAAGATGGCACATTTGATTTTAGAGCGGCACATTCCGTAATTACCGATAATGATAAAGTTACACTTTATGCAACTAATGAATTAAATACTCACGTCTTATCTGCTATTGATGGTGGACGCGTAACTGTTGTTGCAGTATATAAAGTGCATGGTTATACTATGAGCTTTTATAATTATGATGGCTCTTTGTTTGAAGAAATTGAAACTCCTGCTGGTAAGCCAATTATTACTCCTACTAGAATTCCTCAAAGAGATAGCACCTCTTTGGCTTTGACTTCTTGTTATAAATTTATTGGTTGGCATACTTCTCTTACTTCTTCTACTGACACCACCGATTTAAATCGTATTTTAGCAGGTAGCGACATGAACTTCTATGCGGTTTACATGGAAAGTAGTGTTTATGACAATATAATTGATCAGCAGTATTTAAATATTACTTATAAAACAGACGCCGTTCTTGGCAATTATGCTATTGTTGGTCTTGATCCTACTTATGGCATTGGTGGAAAAGTTTGTTTCCCAATTACCGTATTTGATGAACAAGGTGTCGAATGGCCGATCTTAGAAATTGCTGCAGGTACTTCTGCAACAGGCTCTGTATCTAATGGTATGTGTCAAAATACTGATCTGTACGCTGTGTTCTTCTTAGGTTGTCAAGAAAATGCAGAGAATTTAAGTAAGATTTATAAATTTAATGATTTTGCATTTGATAAAGCAACCAGCTTAGTTCATGTTGATTTCCCTGACTCACTAACTACTATTGGAACTTTCTGCTTCAGAAATTGTACTAATTTAGTGGTTGACAATACTAACAATGTTAGCTATTTTGGCAATAGTGCATTTGCAAATGCATGCCGAAATAAGGATTGTGTTGTTCTTACTGTTCCTTATAATGAGTACAGTCTTGGAGACACTAACAATGATGGTATTGAAGATTTTGGTGCTGCTTATGGTAATAAGACATTCCAAAACTGTGGTTGGTCTATTATTAATTTTGGCACCGCTCAAAGACCAATTAATGCAAACGCTTTAACTTGGTTGTCAACAAATGCCATGTTTGGTGCAAGCTCTCAAGAATATTTATCTTTAAGTAGTTTTGTTGTTACTTACGATAATAACAGTACTTCATATGATGAAATTCTTTCCTATGTAGATGATTGGATTACTAACTATGATCTTCATATTACAGCTAATCCAAATCTTGTCCAAATTATGCAAGCTTAATAAAAGGAGAATAGGGATATGAAAAAAACAGTTTTATATCGTTATTTAGGTACGAATGGGGTGCTCGACACCCCCATTCACCTTGAAGACGTTTACCATGTCCGTTTATTGAGATTAATTGCTGATTCAGGTAAAACTCTCACCAATGGAGTACTTACAAAAAAAGTTGTCACTATTCCAGAGGATGAGTTGGATCAGTGGACTGAAATTGGATGGACAGATTCTAGTAAAAAGTCTTGATAATTTTTAATATAATCTAGAATGTGGGAGAACTTTCAAATAAAGTTCTCCCATTATTTTAGGAGGATAACAACTATGGCCGCAATTATGTATTTTGATAGACTTGACAAATTAAATCCTGCAAGAGGTTTTGCTTCAGGAACTGATTTGGTTGATATTGAATTTCATGTATCTAAAAATAAGAATCCGAGAATTCTTGATCAAGTCTTTTTAATTATGACAGATGATAAGGGGATGCGGGATGTAGTTGAGTTGGAATTTAAGCAGCCAGCCGCAGATACAGCTTACAACATTTACAGAGTGTCTTTGCGGCAACCGGTCCGTTTAATTTCTGGAAAAACGACTCTTCAGCTTATGACTTTGGCTCCAGGGACATCAGATTATCGGTTGTCTTCTGAGTTTACTATTGATTTAAAAGCGACTAATTTTGAAATTACTCGTTAGATTTATTTAACTCAGGCTCTTGGTGCTCAAGTTCAAAGCTATTACACTGAAATTGTTGAATTATTCCAACAATTGGTTAAAATTGAGAAAGGGGAATAATCTTAATGAAAGTAGTAATTACTAAGAAATTCAAGGAAGAATATAAGAAACTCTTTGATGATTTACAGATTGATGTAGCTCAATATGGTGTTTCTCTTCAAGAGGGTGAATTAGCTACTTATTTTAACGCCTTACAGGTTGCAAGAGAGCATGGTAAGAACTTAAGTAATAAGTTTTATCGTCTCCCATTAGAGGAGCCACCTTTTGAAGTTGACATGGATGCCCGTACAATTACCGTACCCAACGAATTCAAAAATGTTGGTGTTGGTGTTAAGGGCGATACCAATGCTGAAATTATTTTCTTTAAAGTCCCTCGTTGGTTTGATGCAATGGACTTAAATGAAACTCTATGCGTGGTACAGTGGTACAATGCAAATAACAAGAAGGTAAAGCAGGGCAACTCTCCTGTTATTTTAACTGACGTTTATTCAGAGGAAGTTGTAATTAACGCTGAGACTGGTGAGACCGAGTCTCATGACTTTGTTCTTCTTGGTTGGGTTATTACTAATGAGATGACTGAGCAGAGCGGCTCTATCGAATTTGCTCTTCGTTTCTACGCTCTTGACTATGGTACCGATCCTGCAACAATCACTTATAGTGTTGCTACTCAGAAGAGCTCTTGCGCAATTAAGGGTACTCTTGATCTTGATGTGGTTGGTGCCGAATTAGATACTGACTTGGAGAACTTGATTCGTACTCGTCCAGTATACTCTGGTGTAATTAACTCTCTTGATGGTGCTGCACCTACTATTGTTCTTGATTTGGATAATACCGTTGAATATGAACTTAGTACTGATGTTGAGGGTTATGAAGATTATGCCGAATTAAAGGATGAAGATGGTAATCTATTGTACCCAGATGGTATTCTTCGTTTAGCTGTTAAAGGCGAATCTCCAAACAAGGATCAGGGCGGTGAAGTTGTATATCGCTGGTATCGTGGTAAAGAACAACTTTATGACGTTCTTGAGAATGTTGTAGAAGAAGATGAGGAATATGTAGTTACCACTGCTGGTACTTATTTCGCACAAATTGGTAATAAGACTGCAGCTTCCGGTACTCGTTGGATTAACACTAAGACCGCAACAATTCCTGCTGCCGCAGAATTGAAGCATGGTGATATTAGTAAGTTCCCAATTAAAATGTATTCCTTGGGTGAGACTCCATCCGCAGAAGAAGGACAAACTACTTATACCAATAAGTTAATCTTTGATGTCACTGGCTACAATAAGCCTGCAGATGTGAAGTATACTTGGACTCTTGACGATGTAGAAGTAACTGATGGCGTAGACGGAAATACTTATATTCCTCCAAAGGATACAGAAGGTATTGTTTCTTGCCATGCAATTAATTATCGCAACAATACAAAGTCTGAGCCATTGGCAGTTGGCACCCCTTGCGTTTTGCGCGCTTGGCCAGATAAGCCAACTGAAGTTAAGTTGACTTATAATGATTCTAAGATTACTGCAGAGCCTATTTTCCCATTAGATAGTAAATCTGCAATCCATCCAGAAGAATGGGTAATTAGCTGGACTTGTGACAAGGTTACAGAAAAAGCCACTGGTGTCAGCAATCTATCTGACACCACTCTCACCATTACTCCTGTTTTGGAACAGCCAGCAAATGCAACCTATAACTCTTATAGCTACAGATGTAAGATTTATCATAAGGTATTTGATGGTACTAATATGGTTGTTAGCGGTGAACTTACCGAATCTAAGAAGGTTACTTTAAAGAAAGATCGTAACGGAAAAGTTACTGTTGAATACGAAGAATAATTAAATGGAGGAGTTTTGAATGGCTTTTTCTAATTATGATAAGGTGTTAAAGTCTATTCAAAATACCACCATTATGCTTGCTGATCATGTTGAATTAGCTCAGCCCATTATCGAGATTGACTGGAACTCTCGTAAGCTAACTTTGCCTACTGAGTACCAGTCTTTCCTCGGTGTGGAAAATGACCACCAAGCGGATACAGTATATTTTTGTGCTGATCGGTATTTTGATTCAGTAGACTTATCTACAATGACTTGTGTTATTGAATATTTAAACGCAAGCAAGGAAGGAAGAATTTGTCCTGTCTTAGATATGGACACTACTACCGATCCTAATAAAATTTATTTTGGTTGGAAACTTGGAAAAGGGGCAACCAAAAGTGCGGGTCCAATTAAATTCGTTGTTCGTTTCTATACTATTGATCCCGCAGAAGATATTTATGTATATAATTTAAGTACTCAAGCCTGTGCTGCAAATATTCTTAAAGGTTTCCCAACTAATGAAATGGGTGCTGAACAAGAGGACTTAAGCGTGGATGGCGTTGAGGAATTACTTGCCCGTATTGCTATCTTAGAAGATAAAGCGGTACGTTGGCATGAATTATATATTTCATAAGAATAATAAATAAGCAGGGGAGGGCTGAAGATTGGCTCTTTTTAAGATTTTTAAAGGTCCTGCGGCAAGCTTAGGTAATCAAAAAATAACTGAAGGTTATGCTTATTTTACTCCTGATAATGGTAAGTTTTATATTGATACTGCCACAGAGAGAGTGCCGTTAAATGCTTAGTACGCAGATTTATTAACAGGTGCGCCTGTAATCACTTTTGTGAAAGCAGATGGCGACGATGAAAAAGCCAGCTGTATTAAATTAGAAGTTGGTGGTCAAGAGGCAATTAGAGAATTGCCATATGCTTCATCAGACCATTCTGGTGTTTTGAGCTTAGTTGCTCAAGAAATTTATGGAGTGAAGACTTTTAAGTCCTCCCCTGTTCTGTCTTCTGGTGTCACTCTTAGTAGTGGGCAAGCTATTAAAGATAGCGCTGGTAAGGCAATTTTAAGTTTGGCAGAATCTACAAATCCTCAAGTTGGAGGGTTGTATTTATATACAAGTGATGCTAGCAATTTATATCACAATAATAGTCCGATTTTAACAGTTAATAATTTTTTAACAAACTGTGAAGCTGCTTTAGATGATTTATATGTGAATATTGATGGCGATACGATGACTGGTCCATTAACAATCAACACTTCTAGTGGAGATGCTTATGTTAATGTGAAAAACAGTTCTCATGGATGGCAAATGAAAGCAACTTCTGTAACAAGAGGTATCTTTGATAATAAAGCCTCTCAATTTATTATTTATCAAACTCTTTCTGACACAACAAATACATTAAACATCGCAGCGGTTCCTGTAGCTATTGCTTCTAATTTGACCGCCTCTGGAACTGCGGCTTTCAATGGAGCTACTACTTTTACTAATACAGTAGCTTTAAATAATAAAACAACTGTAGCGTCAGGCACTTCTTTATATTTTGGTGGTACAACATATTATGTTAGTGGAGCTGGCGTTGCAAATTTAAAAAATATTGTTGCTAATGGAACTTTAAAAGCAACTGGCGCAACCACATTACAAAGCACTCTTGCTGTAACTGAAACATCTTCTTTTACTGGTGCTATAAGTGCATCTTCTACTATTGCAGCGGTTGGAAATATTAGTTCTGAAGGCACTATTTCTGCTCCATATATTACTGCTTCTGCAAAGTTAACAAGTACTGGAACAGCAGTTATTGGTAGTAATCATGCTACACAAGCATTAACCGTTACTGGTGGTGCAACATTTGGTGAAACTATTGTTGCTAAAAAGGCAGAAATTGGTGCGAGTGGTGCTACAATTGGTGGAACTACCACTGCTCAACATATTAATCCTTCTGCACATAATACATATAGTCTTGGTACAGATACTGCTAGATGGAAGAATATTTATGCGCAAGGAACTGTATATGCAACTACATTCAGTGGTAATGCCACTTCTGCTTCTAAACTTAATGCATCACGAGCAGTTACTTTAAGTGGAGACGTAGGTGGCACAGGCTCTTCTAATGGAAGTGCCGATTGGAACATCACTACTACTATTGGCACTGGTAAAGTTACCAATGCTATGTTAGCGGGATCAATTGCTAATAATAAATTAGTTAATTCTTCAGTTAATATTGCAGGCACAAGTGTTTCTCTTGGAGGTTCAATTACTGCCGAGCAGCTACGTATTAATCTTGGTTTAACAAATGCAATGCATTATATCGGTGTTGCTACCGTAGCTATCACAAATCAAAGTAATACTGATCCTAAAATTTCTGGATATACTTGGCCCGATGATCGTTTAGCTGGCGATGTGGTTATTTATGGCACAAAAGAATATGTTTGGAATAGTTACAATAGTCGCTGGGAATTGCTTGGTGATGAAGGTAGCTACAAGGTTCTTCAAACTGCTGTGTCTAGCCCAGGTACATCAGGTAATGCATCCGCTTTTATTGATACTATTAGCCAAGATACCAATGGTAAAATTACTGTCACTAAAAAGAATGTATAGATTAATATTAGTGCAACAGCAACAGATGATGATATTGTTGTTTTAACTGGTACTGCTGGAACTAACGGAGTCACCTATGACGCAAAGCATGCTAAGAAGGGACCAAGTAGTGGTTATACTAGCGGCAATACTGTTACAACATTAACTGGAGCCGCAACCTCTTTTGCCATTCCGCAGATTACTGTTGATACTTATGGTCATACCAATAAGGGCGCGGATGAAACTATTACTATTACTTTACCAAAATCTGGCGCATGGTTTAACAATGGTTTTGTTACTGTTAATGGATCTGGTGTAAGTGAAATTGGTCGTTATTTAGACTTTCATAAGACCAATGCTTCTACTGCTGATTATGACGTTCGCATTGATTCTGGTACGGCGAATAGTAACGTATTTAATTTACCTAATGTCGCAGCATCTACTACGGGATATCAGTTTGTAGTTCATACCAATGATACTGCAATTGGTTCTGGAGTAAAGCCTGTATATATCGCAGCAGATGGTGCAGCAACAGCATCCACTTCTACGGTTGGATCTGGTATTGTTCCTATGTATCTAAATGCTGGTACATTAACAGCATCGTCCTCTACTGTTGGTGCATCTAATAATCCAGTATTTTTAAATAGTGGTACAATCACAGCGTCTACCTCAGATATTGGTAGCGCGACTAAACCAATTTATATGGAAGATGGTATAATTAAGGCTTCTGGCGCCAGTGTTGGTGCAAGCGCAAAACCAATCTTCTTAAATGCTGGTACATTAACAGCATCATCCTCCACTCTTGGTTCAACTACTCAGCCTGTCTATATGTCTAGTGGTGAAATTAAAGCATTAACTGGAACAGCTGGTAGTGCAAGTGTACCAGTTTATTTAAACGGTGGTATAATAACATCTTGTGATGCGAGCTCACTATTTAGCAACTTTAGTTCTACTGCAGGAGCTAATGGTGAAACTTTATCTATTACTGTCGCAGGAAAAAATAGAACTGTTACGCTTGATGCAGCAAATGCTACGCAAGGAGGCGTTGTCACCACTGGCGCGCAAACATTTGCTGGTGCAAAAACCTTTAATGACGATATTCGTATTTTAACTGGTGATACTGATAAGTTTATTATTTGGGAACATCAAACTACCAATTATGGGGCAGAATGGCGTGCGGGTGTTTTAGGAACTGGATCATCTAATGCAAATTATTTTGTGCTTCAAACCTCTGGTTCTGGAACTAACACCAGCACAGAAGCAACTTTTAATAATGCAATGCGAATTGGAATGGATAATAAAGATGTAACATTTTATGGTACAACCTCCATTCCTACTTTACAATTAACCAATGCTCTTGCTGTAGCTTATGGTGGTACTGGAATTACTTCAAATCCATCCATGTTGGTTAATCTTGGCTCTACTACCGCGGCTAACGTATTTGCGGCGAGCCCACGTCCTGGTATTACTGGCACTTTAGGGGTCGGTCACGGCGGTACTGGAAAAACATCTTGGACAGCATATGGATTAGTATATGCATCAAGTTCTTCTGCTCTTGCTTCTTTGGGTACAGGAACTGCGGGTTAGATTTTAACAAGTGGTGGCTCTTCTGCCGCTCCTTCTTGGAAAGCGGTAACTAATAGCGGCCCTACTTTAGCATGGGGACAAACAAGTACTATTGGTACTGTCGCTGGAGTAGACTTAAAGGTAACTATGCCAGCAAATCCAAATACTAACACTAACTATTATCATACTCCGACTTATACTGGTGGATTAAGTATTGCTACTGGCACTGGCGTTGCTACATTATATGTTCCTAATGCTGCAACAAATCAAGCTGGCGTTGTAACTACCGGCACACAATCTTTTGCTGGTACTAAAACATTTACTGGTGTAGTATCTATTACAAATACTACCGCAGCAACAAATACTACTTCTGGTGCATTAAAAGTATCTGGTGGTCTTGGTGTTGCTGGAGCTATTTATGGTACTAAAGTATATAATGCTGTTTGGAATGACTATGCTGAATTTAGAAAAGCAGAAACAGTTGAGCCAGGCCGAGTGGTAATAGAAGATATTTCTGGAGAAATGAAAATTTCAACAGAGAGACTGTAGGCTGGGGCAAGTATTGTATCTGATACTTTTGGTTCTGCTATGGGTGAAACAAACGAATGTAAAACTCCTTTGGCGGTTGCTGGACGTGCTTTAGCATATACTTATGAAGATAGAAATTCTTATCCTCTTGGTGCAGCAGTATGTACTGGTCCGAATGGCACTGTTAGTTTAATGACAAGAGAAGAAATTATGATGTATCCTGATCGTATTGTTGGCACTGTTTCTGAAATCCCTAATTATGAGACTTGGGGCACTGGTAATGTTGAAGTAAATGGACGAATCTGGATTAAAGTTCGTTAATAATTTTTATATAAAATACACACCAATTGATTGAAAAATTGCTGTTTAACAGATTTGGTGGTATTTATCTATTACTTCATAGACATTAAATTTTGAATGTTGTCCGATAAATCCCACATCACGCAACCCATGGTGATTGCGGTAAATGTGAATATATATATTTTAACTTTATGTTAAAATTTTATAGTAAATATGGCCGCTTAATTGCGGCCATATTTTTTTTTGACATAGATAAAAATTTTTGTTATAATATTTTATAGAGATAAAGGAGGGCGAACGAATGGCGGTACCAGTTTCAACGGGTTAGAAAACTGCATATTCTGATTATTTATTAGTTCGAAATCGAATTGATAATTTTAGAACTGATAAATTGGGTTTAGCCAAATATAATTGGCAACATGATCCTATTGCAGTTTATAATTCTAAATTAAATTATAATTCGCCTAAAGAATTATCGGATGTTATTGATAGCCAAGCTGGTTCTATCAATTACGGTTGTGCCGCTTATAATGCAGGATATTTAAATGCGCATAAATCTACGGTTTATGCAACACAATATACTTCATATAATGCAACATATTATAGCGGCAGAGAAAGTAGTTATAAGAGTAGTCATTATAGTAGCTATTATACAACTCATAATTCCGATTTCTATGGATCTCATCATAGTAATTGGCAATATTTTGATAACTGGGCAGCATGTGGTATTTATTATTCTGCTCATCGTGAAGCTCATTATAATACGTATTTTGCTCCACATTACAGCGGTAGAAATGCTACTTATTATGCAACTCATTATACAACTCGCAATACTACTGAAAAAAGTCATTTTTATCATAGAGCGGCAGAATTTGAAAGTCATAATGCAGAATATTATAGTGGTTATTATAGTTCACATGATAGTTCTTATAAGAGTACTAATTATAATAATTATTATTATAGTCATTATACTAATCAAAATAGTCATTATACTGGCTATTACGGTACTCAATATACCACTTATCATATTGGAGCAAAATCTCACCGTGCTGTTGCTTATGATAGTCATTTTGAAACATATGATTATGCTCACAGAAGCTCTCATTATTCCACCTATAATAGTGGAGCAAAAACTACTAATTATACAACTCATTATTCGACCTATAATAGTACAAATAAAGCAGGACAAAAAACGCATTATTCAGGGCATAATGGTACTCAATACACTAGTCGTGATGCAGCTAATTATACTGGATACAATTCTGGCTATTTAAGCTCTAATTATACTGCTCAATACACAGGAAAAAATAATCATTATTCAACTTATAATAGTAATAATTATACTACTCATTATACAGGACGATATTCTAGTCATAATATGGGATATCAAACTGGTTATAGAGCTCATTATGTATCTCACAATGCAGGTGATTATACAGGGCATTTAAGTGGTTATTATGCTACGCATTACACTAATCATAATAAGACTGTATATACTTCTCATAGAAGCTCTGAAAATAATGGTAATTATACAGGACATTTAAGTGGTCATTACACCAGTCATAATGGTTCAAATTATTCCACTTATAATAATCATTGGAGTGGTTATAATAGTGGTTATTATACAAGTCATTTAAGCGGTAACTATGCAACATATAATAACTCTAATTTAACTGCACAGCGTTCTCACTGGAGCGGATATAATAGTGGTCATTATTCAGGTAATAAGAGTGGACATGATAGCTCTTATAATAGTGGTCAAAATGCTGCTCGTAATTCTCACTGGAGTGGTTATAATAGTGGTAACCATAGTAATTATAAGACAGGTTATTATACTGCTAATTATGGCACTTATAATACTTCTAATTATACCGCTTATCGTGCTGGTAATAAATCGCATAATGTTACTGTAACTTAATAAAAAGGAGGAATAATCCACAATGGCGACTTCAACAGCAGTCAAAGGAAATAAAATTATTCCTTCTGACTTAAATAATCCATTAACTGCAATTTAGGCCCAAGAAGCTGCTCATTGCCCTGCATATTATTCAGGGCACTTGAGCGGACATTTAAGTTCACATTATAGTGGACATTATGCTACCCATCACAATGGTGAAAAAGGTACATATTATAACGGGCATCTTTCATCTTATAAATCAGGTCATAAATCTGGATATAATGATGCTTATTATACAGGGCATTTAGTAAATTATTATACCGGATATGATATTAATAACTGGACAGCTTGGCATAATTCTTATTATACTGAGTATTTTAACAGTCATCGATATGGTCATAATGCAAGTTATTATACGAATCATTATGCAGATTATTATACTACTCATAATGGTACTCATTATTATTCTTATTTTGGTGGAAATTATGAACATAATACAACAAATTATGTAACGTATAAGAGTGCTCATTATTAGTTCCATGGAACTTATTATACGGGCAATCGTCTTCATAAGTCTGCGGATTATAGTAGTAACCATAAAGCGTATTATACTAATTATTATACTACGCACTATCAAATTTATAATACTTCACATTGTCCAGATCATTTTGGTAATCAATTTAGTACTGAATTTGATACACATAATGGTGCGCAAAAATATAGCCATTATGCAGGCTACAATACTTCAAATAATGCCACATATTATACTACTCATTATGTAACTTATGATACTGCAAACTATACTAATTATAATGCCACAGTAAAAACTTCTTATTATGTTAATCATTATACTGGGCAAAATACTGCTCATTATGAAACATATTATATTACACATAAATCTGGTCATAATAGTACACATTATTAGAGTGAAAAAGTTGGTCACTTAAGTTCTTATAATACTAATAATTTTGGCGGATATTATACAACAGCAAATGCACATTATTCCGTCCACAATGGTGGTAATTATGCCTATCATAGCACAAACTATGCTACGCACAAAGGCTCATATTACGCATCTGCTAATGGTGGAGATTATACTGGATATAACAGTGGAAAGTACACTCATTATGCCGGATATAATGGCAGCAATTTTGCTACTTATAATGCATCTGCAAAAGGCGCAAATTATACTACTCACTATGGTGGAAAATATTCTCACGATAGTGCAGATTACACAAGTAATCATGGTGGTTATAATGCAAGCGCAAAAACGCATTATACAACTTATAAAACGAGTAATTATAGCTATGATAGCGCGGATTATACCTCCCATCATGGAAGTTATTATTCTTCTAATGACAGTGGCGCCAAGAGTTCTCATAATGGCACCAATCATAGTTATGATACCGCGGATTATACTAGCTATAAGACAGGTTATCATACCACTTATAAGTCTGGTAACTATTCTACATATAATTCTGGCAATAAAACTGGTAATTATACTAGTAATTATTATTCAAGAAATTACTCGAATTAAGCGAGAGGAGAAAACGGAGATATGAAACAAATTCCTTCTCTTGATTATTTAGGCGAAGCGCTGGCTAATATAGCCAGCGTCAGCCTACACTGGTCATCAGATTGCAATATGGCATGTAAATATTGTTATATTGAAAAAGAAAAAAAGTGCATGGCTTCTTATAATAGAGATATTCGTCAAGCACTTGAAGATGGAACTTTTGTAGAAAATGTTAAACGTGTCACCGCAGGCATCCGTGATGCTATTGAAAATGTAAGTTTGTGGGGCGCAGAACCTACAATTAATAGTCAGTACTGGCGAGCAACATTTGAAGCATTATTTGACTATTATCCAAATGCTAAAGATGTAATGTTTTCTACTAATGCTCTTTTGGGCGATCGCATTTATGAAGATTTTTTCTTGCCAATGATGGTTTATGCAACTCACCACAAACGTAAAATCACTTTTAATCTTCAAATGTCTTTAGATGGTCCACCTGAATTTAATGATGATTCTCGTCATCCTGGAGCGACTGCGAGCACAATTAAAACTATGAAAGAAATTTTAACTCGTTGTCCTGCAGATATGGAATATTTCTCTCTTGTAATTAATACTAAAGCTACATTAGATGTTAGTTATATGAAAATTATGAATGAGAGAGGAATTGATTCATTTAACTGGTATTATAAATTCTTCAATGATTTACAAGTTGAATGCGATAAATTAATTGAAGGTAAAAAAAATATTAGTTTACAAATTGCGGGTTGCCCAACTTTGGTTGACCCAGGCTATTATACTCAAGAAGATGGTGAGACATTTGCAAAATGGCTTAGCTTTTTACCGAGAGTAAATGTACAAGATAAACCTTGCTATGATGGTCGCCCTCTTTTTGGTCAATTATTTAATGGACCTGAAGTATTTTTCCAAGCAGAAGCTGGCAATCCTATTGCGACACAAGAAAATTCTTATTCTTGTTCCGCTAGTAAGAATAATATTACTATTGATCATGAAGGAAATATTTATACTTGTAATCGTCTCTGTCGTAATGCAGCTCTTGATGAAAAAATGAAGACTAAGCATGCAATGCAAAGTGGATGTAATATGAATACTAATGATAAGGTTTGGATGAAACGCACTTATGGTTCTATGTCTTTCCATGCCGATATTATGTCTAGAAAATATTTCTTTGATCAAATGGCTGTAACAATGGCTTGCGCTGGACAAATCAACAGTAAATATGCATATAATGAAGATGATCGTTTATTAATGTTTATGATGACTTGTGGATTATATTGTCATATTGGCGTTGAGGAAGACTATACAACTAATCCTTCTATTGTACCTTGCAGTTATTTGCGTTTATTAGGCAATGGTGCTGTGGAAGAAATGATGCGATATTATAAAATTTTAGTAAATAGAGGAGCGATGAAACCATGGCCGAGCATTGCAATGTAAATGATACTGGTTTGTCTCAATATCAAAAAGAAAATCATGAATTGGGCGCTTGGGTAATTGAGAAATATTTTTATGATGATTTCTCTATTGATACCCCAAGAGATCAGAAAATGAAAAATATTGAGTTAATTATTTCACCGCGTTGCAATTTAGGTTGTAGATATTGTTATTTACATCGTCATCGCAAAAAGATTTTTAGTGAAGATTGTTTCAACGAAGAGCGTACTATTGAAAATCTAAAAACTATTTTACAATGGTACACTCATAATGATTGGAACGCTAACATTGAAATTTTCTCTGGTGAATTATTAGCTCAAGAAGTTGGATATAAAGTATTAGAAACTATTTATGAACATTTTAAGGATTTAGATCCTTTATATCGTCCAATTGAAATTGTAATTCCTACTAATTTTACTTTTGTGTGTTCTGAAGAAGCAACTGCAAGAGTAAAAGAACTTCATGCTAAATTCGAAAGTATAGGTATTACTCTAGGTCTTAGTGCGAGTTTTGATGGAAAATATATGGAAGACAATCGTCCTTATCTACATGATCTAGATGTGGATTTGGGTGGTGGTGTGCGAGATGACGAGTACTATGATCGTGCATTTCAATTTTCTCATATGATTCATGGTGGCTTGCATCCAATGGTATATAGTAGAAATATTGATGCATGGCCTCAAAATTTCTTGTGGTTCCAAGAAATGATGGAAAAACACAATATCCCATGGGAGAGCCTGTATTTATTGCATGTCCGCAATGAAGAATGGAATTATGATCAAGTTCAGTCTTTGTGTAAATTTATGAGATTTGTTCTTGATTGGGTATGGGAAAATAAAATTAATAAAGATCCATATGCTATGGCAGGCTGGTTAGTTAAAGCAAATGGTTTTAATATGTTTAGTCAGCCTTTAACAACTTGTGGACGTGGTCTTACCTGCGGTATTCAAAGCCAATTTACATTACGTGTAAGTGACTTAATGATGTATCCATGTCACCGCACAGGATATGAAGATATGTATTATGGTAAATTGGTGCCTGATGAAAAAGAAATTTTGAAATTTGAATGCATCAATCCGGAATTGTTAATTTCAACATATTCTATGCATAAAGCATCTTTGCCGCATTGTGCGCAATGTCCTATTAATGAATTATGTACTGGCACCTGTCTTGGTGCTCAATATGAATGCACTCGTAATTTAATTACTCCAATTCCTACTGTATGTGCAGTAGCTCATGCTATGATTTATACTGAAATGAAATGGCTACAAGAACATGGGGTGTGGAGTGTAGTTTGGAGAGATTTGTCTGAAGAAAAGAAAGTGCAATTCAAATATCTTGAGGAGGTAACGGAGTTAAATGTTAACTGAAATTCGTAATTTTTCTTATGGCGAGGCCCGCTATCATGTGATGAAAGAAATTGATACTTTGGGTCCTATTGGTCGTATTTTAACAGCCATTCAGCCGCAACTTTCATTAATTATGATTAGAGTATTGGAGCAAATTGATGCCATCACAGCTTGGGAACCGGGAGAGGACGATGGTGCATTTACAATTTCTCAGGACACTTTAGACATGTTCATTCGTATTGAACATGAATTTCCAACTCTTATTCTTACTGAGGATAAGCTTCCCTGGAATGATTTTATGAGTGCCTGGTGCGCGATTGTTCATCAATATTGCTCTGTATTTGGTAACTATTTAGACTTTAAATTGTCTAATGGTCCAGAAGATGAACGTAGTCAGACTATTGCCCAGCGCATTGGTTTGATTCAAGACACTCTTGCGCCAACATATACATTGGCACAAATGGGCGCTGGTTATCTTGAATTAATGCAAGCTTCTTCTAGCATTGTTAAAGAACTCAGATCTTGGCGTCAGTCTCGTCCTGCTTCTCTTCGCCTTTCTCAAACTTATTTAACTGCGCTTGGTTTAGTAAAGCCTGAGGAAGGGCCAAAAAACTCTGATTGGAATGGAAGTAAACCCGAGGAGTGTGGATGTAATCCTCCCCCGCCTCCACCACCTCCACCAGCAAACTAAAAGGAGAGAATAAAACATGTTTATTAGTTTCAACGATTCTGCAACACGTTATGACGTTCGTAGCGTAAATTATAGCCATATTGAAAATGGCGAGCTCGGCAATGATTTTAACTGCTACCTTGATAACACAGCAGCTAGTCTTGCAGACACCATCGAAGATATTAAGTCTTATGTTGGTATCACTATTAAGGCTGTACATGTTTTTGATAAGAACGGTGAGCTCTTGTACGATGTGGTTGATAATTTCAAGATTGATACTTTGTTTGATACCATGAATGAAGAAATTGACCGTCGTGAAGTAAATCTTCGCTTAAAGAAGATTGTTGAATAATGTAAAGAGGGTTGTAATAAACAACCCTCTTCTTTTTTTAAGGAGGAATAAGCATGCTAATTAAAGTAAAACTTACTCGCTCCGAAAATCTTGACTATTATGGTAAAGATGAAATTGAAATTGATATTGAAGAATATCTAAAAGGTGTGGTTCCCGCAGAAGTAGGTAATGCTGCTCTTGAAGCAGGTAAAGCTCAAGCTGTTGCGGCCCGCACTTTCGCTTTATATCGCTATTAGAGTAAAGGATCTATTAGCGACAAATCCTCAACAGATTAGGCATTCCGCGCTTCACGCTTCTCTAATTCATATGCAAGAGCACATCAAGCAGTTGAAGAGACGAAGGGTGAAGTTCTTTATTATAATAACAAGATCGTTACAAATGCACATTACAGTGCTATGAACGGCGGCCGCACCTACTCAAGTGAGGAAAAGTGGGGCGGAAAGCGAGCATATTTAATCGCCCAAGAAGACCCGTGGGATTATGCCGTCTCATAGGGCAAGAAGAATGGACATGGTGTTGGTATGAGTCAAACCGGCGCTAAGTATGCAGCTTCTATTGGTGTTAAATATGATGAAATTTTGGCATTCTACTATCCAGGTACAGAAATTCGCAAGAATTATGGCGAGGTAGTGGTAACCCAACCGAGCGAACCTATCGTCGGGACGACGGAAGGTAAACCCCAAGGAGGGAATGTTATGTCTCAATATGAAAAATATACTAACTTACATTTTGTAGAATTTTTGAAAGCAATGGTTGGCCAGCCATATTGGTATGGCACTTGTGTATATAAATGTACAACTTCTACTTTAAAGAGTAAAACTAATCAATATCCTTCTCATTATGGTAGTGATCGTACTGCTACATATAAATCTCACATTTCTAAGAAGATGGTTTCTGCTGATTGTGTGGGACTTGGTAAAGGATACAATTGGACTTATGGCGGTGAAGGTGTTATCGAATCTATTGGTACTGATAAGACCTTCAAGAGTAAATATGGAAATAACTGCCCTGATAAATCTGCAAATAGTATGTTCACTTATGCCAAGAGCAAGGGTTTAAAATATGGTAAGATTGCAACTATCCCAGAAGTGCCTGGGCTTGCTGTGCGCAAGGATGGTCATGTTGGCTATTATATTGGTAATGGTAAAGTTGTTGAAGCTTATGGGTTTGCTAAGGGTATTATCATTACCGATTTAAATAAACGTCCTTGGACTGATTGGTATGAATTTCCGGGTATTAAATACGTATCTGGAGAATATAAAGCAGAAGAACCAGAAGTAGAAGCTCCTAAGCCTATTGCTACTGCGGTAGTAACTACAGTCTCTGGAAGACTCAATTTGCGTGCTGGCAAATCAACCTCTGCGTCCATTCTTGCTCGCATTCCTAAAGGCCAGAAGGTTAATGTTTACGAGCGTGAAGAAACTTGGAGCAAAACTTATTTTGACGGCAAGTATGGTTATGTTATGAATACATTCCTTGTTTTTGATGGCGAAAAGACTGATTATGATCTTGGCGAGCGTCTACCTTTGAAAGAAGGTATGACTGGCGCTGATGTTGAAGAACTTCAGGAAATCTTAATGGATTTGGGATATGAACTTGAAGATAAGGCTGATGGTCAGTTTGGTTCTCAAACCGCAACTGCAGTTAAAGAATTTGAACGTGATAATGGCATCTTGGCAGATGGTATTGTTGATGCAGAACTTCTTAAAAAGCTTCAAGCTGCGCAAGGTAAGGATGATTCTGATGATGATAATGAAAACGTAATCACTCCTTCTCTTGATTTCAGTAAATATCCAACAATCCGTAAAGGCGCTGAAAATGATTATGTAAAAATTCTTCAAACTAATTTGAAGAAACTTGGATATGATCTTGGTACTTATGGCGAAAATAAAGATGGTATTGATGGTGACTATGGCACTAAAACTGTGAATGCAGTTCGCGCATTCCAGAAGAAAGTAAATATTAAGGTCGATGGCATTTGCGGTCCCAAGACTTGGGAAGCTCTTGCAAAGGCGGTTGCTTAATTGATTCCTCGCAGAATTAAAAGCGCGACTACTCAATATGTTGAAACCATTTTTTCTCCCAAGGTGGAGAAGAAATGGTCTTTCAGCAAAATTCTTGTGATCGCAGTTTGCGCTGTCACTCTTGCCATCACCATCTTTTCTTGCATTGCAATGTGGTATTTTAATAACATTGATGCGCTTATGTACCTAATTCCCGCGGTCTTTGCTGAGTGTGCGACAGTGACCGGTTTTTATTCATATAAAGCAAAAGCTGAAAATGAAATTAAGTTAGACACACAAAGAAAACTTATTACAGCCCTACTGCGTGAGCAAGTAGGTCAAGATCCTGAGACTGATGAGGAGTCTTGCGGATAAGGAGGTCTTTTTATGGAATGGATGGAAATGGCTCAACAAATTTTTGAACTAGTAATCATTCCGCTCTTGGTTGTATTGAGCACTTATTTTATTAAGTTTATTAATGCTAAGAGCAACGAGTTGATTAATCGTGTTGATAATGATAAGCATGATAAGTATGTGCTTATGTTACAGGAGACTGTAACCGATTGCGTTTTAACCACAACTCAAACATATGTAGATGCTCTTAAGGGTCAAAATGCTTTTGATCCTGAGGCACAGAAGAAAGCTTTTGAAATGACTAAGAGTGCGGTTTTAGCCATTCTTACAGATGATGCTAAAGAGTATCTTGCTAGTGCCCTTGGAGATTTCGATCAGTACTTGACTACTTTGATTGAAGCCCAGGTACAAGTAAATAAGCTTGCAGCTGCTAGTTAATTAACAGGGAGACCTTTAAAGGTCTCCCTTTTTTGTCGTTGTTAGAAGTGTCCTTGACGCGAGACAGAGAGCTTGCCTGTGACTACATCTTCTAATGCACCCTTCATCCAGAGGGGTAATCCTCATAGTTACCACGAGACAAATGTGACCAACGGATCTATCGGCATTTTCATTATATAATGGAAGTGATAGAGACAACTTCCAGAAAAGAGGGATAAAATGTATCCAACTTATCCAAATTATTTTTAGGCTCAATAGCCGGCTTCCCGACCCGTTTCTATGGCATTAAAGGGAAGACCAGTCTCCTCTCTCGATGAAGTCAGAGGCGCCTCAATTGACTTCGATGGTTCAGTGTTTTACTTTCCAGACTTAGCTAATAAGCGAATTTACACTAAACAAATCAATATGGATGGAACGGCTGCGCTGAATGTATACGAACTAAAAAATATTCCTCTTACTAATGAAGCCAATTTAAATTTTATAACTAGAGAAGAATTTGAATAGGCAATGTAGCAAATTCAAATGGCAATGAATCAAATGATTATCCCACCGAAGGAGACTAAACAATAGCTAAATGATGTTGCATCCCAGTTTTGAGAGGAGGGGAAGCACGAATGGTTCAGATGAACTAGATTATCGGTATGATTAAAAATGGTTAGAACCCGCAACAAGTAATGATGAATCTGTTACAGGGTATGCAAAATACTCCAATGGGAGTAAATCTATTGAACTTGGCCAAAAACAATAGAAGTGCAGAAATTGAACAGATTGCCCGCAACCTTATGCGCGAGCAAGGTAAGGACTTCGATACTGAATTTTAGGCTTTCCGCAGGAAATACGGTCAATAGTTCATGCTGCTATGTTTAGTTATAATGTCAATATGACTATAGAACAAGAAGAAATGGTCGCTGATTTAATTGCTACATTTGGCAAAGAAATTTTATTTAATACGAATTAGATTTTTGACGATATAACATAAAAAAAAATAGGGAGACTAGATAAAATATCTAGTCTCCCTTATTTTTTTTTACACATGATGATATTTAGAGCGTGCGGAAAAATCGGTTTCTTCCACTTGCTCCGGAGGAGTATTAGGCAATTGACGAATTTTAGCGATCCATGGATCCACATGTCCGTTACCGCCTAGTGTCTTATAAGTTAAGAAACGTTCCTCATAATCTGCCAATTGCTCAAGAGTAATATATTCATTCTTTAGATACATTTTACCATCAATAATCAATTCTCTTAAATGAGACTGCAAAATCGCCTGACGTATACCAGCGGTATTTTGTTCGATCTTATCAAGCAGTGCAGTCTAGACGTCGACAATTTTCTTTTCTAATTCAACGTCTTTCTTTTTGGATTCGATTTTGAATGCTTCAATATCATTCTTGGTTTCTTGTGCATATACATTCCATTTGTCTTTTAATTCTGCGTCGCGTCCATGCTTATATCTGTTCCATACTGGAATAACGATTGCCGCGAAGAGACCTGAACAGACGAATGGAATGAGCCATTTGAGGAAATAATCAAATAAATCATACTCCATGCAAAAGTCATCCCCTTTCTCTGATTATAAAAATCAAGAGAAAAGAGTGAACCTAATTAGCCCAATCATTCAAAATCCCAATTGTTATCCTCTTGTTTAGATAGAGCATAACCAATACAAATCGCATCCGATTCATCTTGCGTACATTTCTTACCGAAGGTTTCCATTACCCAGGTTTGCGCAACTTTTTTTTGATTATCTCTATGTTTATCATTGCCTTTAAGGAAAGCACATTCCGCACGCCACTCGGACGGACGAACTAACTAATATGGAACTCCTTTTGCAACGCAGGTGCGCATTAAAGCACCTTGAACCCAAGCTAGCTTTTGAAACATCTCTACGTTCTACTGTAGCTAAATATTTTCAATAGCGATGAGCTCTGGTTCATATTCCTCAATTTTCTTCTCAATTTCCTAGCAAAGCCTATGGATACGCATTGCTACGTCGTCGTGGGAGAAACTCCAGTGGCCGAAGTCGATCAGTTCTCCATTATCAAAGATAGACCACCCGCTGTCGCGAGTGGCCTGATCTAAAGCTAATATAATCTTACCCATTGGTAGAACCGAATCCGCCCTCGCGAGTAGCGGTTACATTGTCACCAGTAGCAACACCATAAGGAAGAAGAACACCCTGACCGAAGCATTCACCCTTCTGAATCTTAATGGGAACCGGTAACAGATTAATGATCTGGAAATAAATATGTCCTTCATTATCTGGGTTATTATAATAATCCGCGTCGATGATACCAACACCATTACCCAGAATCAACCAGTGCTTAAGCGGCAAAGAACTACGTACACTTAGCTGAAGATAATAACCACCCGGAATCTTACACTTAATACCAGTTGGCACAAGAGCGACCTTAGCATCATACTGCTTAGTGATCGCCGCAATCTTGTCGAGAGTATAAGGGTATTCAGCTGCCATAAACTCTTTTACATCGGCATACTGCGCTTTGCGAGAGTTAATATCCTCAAGCATTGCATCTTCGACCATCTCAACAAATGGAGGAATTATCGTATCTTCTGCTGCACAAAAGTCGTACCCCGCTGACTCGGCAGTTTTGCGAGTTGGGATGACGACCAAGTTGTCATCAGCATATTTACTAATCTTTTCAAAAGTCGCATCAATATTCATATCGCACCATTACCCCACAATTGGGTTCCTTTTCACTATTGATAACCTTCTTAGCTTTTACAACCTGATACTCTTCTTCAGTCTTTTTATTAAACTTGGTAGTATACTGGAAAGACTGAAGTTCATATTCATGAGCTGCGGCCATTTCATCGCGCATAGCCAGAGCCTCTTCTACGGTATCAACACGGTAAGTTTCAACAACATTCAGCAAATACTTCATCTTAGACTTCCTCCAATTTTACGCCATTCTGATAATTATAATTTTGTGCAAGTAGAGCATTTAGTGGTGCTTCAAACACCAAATATTCTTTATCTGTTTTAACAGTAGTAAGACCATATGAGGCAATTACATTTGCCAAAGACATAATATGATCTTCAATAGTCTCACCAAACAAATCTACTCTTGCAGTATTTTCTTTTGTGTGAATTAATACAGAAGAATGATTTGTAAATTTATTAGTCATCCAATATGCAGAGTTCATACTTCAACGACTCCCCTTCCATATGGGAATAAATAGAAACAATGTACGATGTCAGCTTCTGCTTTAGCTTCATCAGATAGTGCTTCATAATGTGCGGGCTTGAGAGAACTCCACACAGAAATTGCTCCATTATTATCTTCTTCAATAACGCGTACATCACCAAGATTAGCAACAATATCAAGAATTTCATCTGTTAAATCTCGCATTGCACCTCGACTAATCATCAAGTTGCCGCCAGCATTATACTTTGCAGAAGTAATATGGAATAAAGTGTAATAACTAAGCTCATTACATAGGAGCATATAATAAGGATCGGGATGTGTGTCCAACCACTTTAAAATTTTCCCAGAGCAATCGCGCACCCCGTCGCCGTCCAGAGCAGGCATTTTTGCAATAATTTGCTGGTTCAATTCATATAGACTTGGACCATCAACATTATCATTACCTTCTTTCAAGGACTCATAATACGCCTTAAGTTTTTCTTGCTTTTCCTCTTGCTCCTTTAAGTAAGCCTCATACTCTTCAGGCTCCATATAAATAGCATTAGGTGTTTCCTTCATGAGAATTCTCCTTTTTCTCTTGATATATCAATTATATCATAAAATTTATTTTCTGTCAAACTTGAAAACTCTCTGATTCTCGCTACCACGCAAACCAAGAGTAATATTTCTCTTAGTCGCATCATATGGGCCATCAATCAAATAGTCAATGTTATCAAGGATATATGATAAATGTGGGGATGAACCTATCTTTTGAAGATCTTCATAAAGATAACCAGTCCACACATATATAGGCGTATCTGGTAGCTTGTCCCGCACTGTACGAATTAATAGTGTAGTAAGAAAAATATTCTCGGGACAAAGCGGTTCACCGCCTAGGATGCACAAGGGTCTTTGAATACCTTGTGCGGTAAGACCTCGGATTAGGTCGTCCAAAAGGGATGCGGGGAATTCTTGTCCTCCTTCAAAGTCCCAGGTCTCCGGGTTATGACAACCCGGACACCGATGCGGACAACCTTGCGTATAAAATGACACACATAAACCGTCGCCGGCAACAATGTCATTCCAAATTACGTTAGCATATCGCATATTATTTCTCCTTTAAAAGAGGACGCCACCCTCTTACTTTCTTGAATGTTTAAATCTATGTAAAACTTCGTCCTGCTTACCTTCATTAAACTTGTGGTAATCTGTAGTGAGATAACCAGTTACTCTTCGTAACTGTTGAATGTTGGTAGAACCGCATTCAGGGCAGCGGTCATTGAATTCACCTTGATAGCCGCAAGATAGGCAAGAGTCGATTGGGAAGTTGAACGCGAGGTATGGGATGTCGAGCGTTTTGAACGCGTAGTCGATGATTTGTTCGATTGCTTTCGTGTTCTGAACAAACGTTGCATCCAATTCAACATATGTGATACATCCTCCTGTTGGGTACTTACAGAATGGAGCTTCCAACTCCAATTTTTCAAAAATACCAATTTCTTCCCAAACCGGGACATGATGACTATTGGTAATAAATTCTCTGTCAGTAATGCGAGGTAGAATACCATACTGACGACGAAGTGCTTTTAAAGCAGTGGAACAAAGTCCTTCTGCAGGAGTTGCATAGCAAGAGAAGTTAAGATCATTACGTTCACTTGCTTCTTTTGCAAACTCATTAATGCGCTGCACAACAGAAAGAGCAAATGCATGAGCTTCCTTGCTGCGAGCATGATTGACACCAAACAATGCTTCACACATTTCTGCAATACCAATATAGCCAATCGCAAGCGTATTATGTTTTAGAGATTGATATACACTCATATTACACTTTTGACCATCAGCAATAGTTCCATTCTCATACATAAATGGTGCAGCTGTTGCAGCTTGATTGACCATTACATCGAATCTTTCAAGGAGTCCTTGCTCTGCGAGTTTGAGAGTGTCTTCAAATGCCATCCAGAATCCTTCAAGATCTGCTTTATCGCGCTTTCCGAGAGCAATTCCGTATTCAATTCCAAGCTTTGGGAGAATAATGGTATTTGGAACGTTATTGCCTCGTCCGACTCTACGATATCCAAGTCCATGTCTATCGTAACCAAGCATGGTTCGGCATCCCATTGTAGAGAAATAGGTGTCGGGATCGGAGAGATCTTCGTGGGCCTGGGACCAGTCACAGTTACAGAAGTTGGGATAAATTCGTTTAGAGAGGGATTCCAATGCCAATTGCTTAAGGTCATAGTTTGGGTCTGCAGGGTTTGCATTGTTTCCGGTTTTATACTGGAAAATTGAAATTGGGAAGATAGCGGTTCTGTGGAATTTTCCGATTCCTGCGAGACTAGCTCTGAGCATAGACTCTGAAACCATTCTTCCTTCGATAGTGGTGTCTCGTCCGAAGTTAATAGAGGTAAACGGGACCTGAGACCCCGCACGGGATTCGAGGGAGTTGAGGTTGTGGTAGAGAGCTTCTGCACTCTGACGCATCTCCTTTTTCAACATAGCCATAGCATATTTCTTTACTTTTGGCTGTTCATCATATAGTGGCGCATCAATTGGAAGATTTAAAAGCTCTTCCTTATCATATTCTACACCATTGTCGCAAAGCCATTCCATACCATCAAGGAAGTGCTTAGCAAAACTCATTCTTACAAAAGGAGTAAGATCATAGTCAATATGAACGCTACCGACTCCACCAAACTGCACTTGAGACTGACATTGGAAAATAACAGCAACTTGTTGACAAGCAGTGGCATAGGATGTAGGAACACGAATATCGCCATTGCGGGTTGCGAAACCTTCGGTGAATAGTTTCTTGAAATCAATATTTAAACAATTATGCTCTCCAACAGGAGCCTTCTCTAAGTCATGCTGATAAAGAAGCATGTTTTTGTGAGCATTTGCAACTTCTTCACTTAGATAGCTGCCATCTTCAAGAGCGATAATCTTGTGAATATCAGACTGAGATTCTTTTTCACGACCAGAGAAAGAGCGTTCATCAACATTGGCATTGGAATTCTGCACATTACGAGCTTCCAAACGGCTCTTTACCGCATTAATAATACGGCTCTGTTGTTCTCTTGCACGAGTACGCTTATTACGATATAGAATATATGCTTTTGCAACATCAGGATCACAAGCCATAAGTTCTCGTTCAACAAGATCCTGAATCTGTTCTACAGTATAGTCTTGATTAGACTGAGAAATTTTATCGGCAATATGTCCAGCATATGGTGGGTTAGGTTTGTCGGGAGACCAATCTTTGTCCCAATATGCCTTGCCGATTGCGTTTTCAATTTTCTGAACATTAAAAAGGACTTGGCGTCCATCACGTTTAGTTACTAACATTTCATTGACCTCCTGAGTTATAAAATAGGGTAGACATGATATTTCAAAATTTCGCCCAATAAATTATTCATGACTGCCCACAAGAGGCACAATATCTAGAACCGCGTGAATGATTTTATTGACTTCATGTACAACATATGGTAGAGAAGTATCTCTTCCATTTTGAATTACATATACAGGATAGTCTGGATCGTTATCAATATCATAAAAATCTTCTTCATCTGCGCTAAAGCGGCGGACGATCTCATGAACATCAGGGTTTTCTTCGCGATTAAGCTGGCGCAGTAGACGAGTTTTATCATCGCTATTGATATAGAAGCCAATAACTTTGATTTCTCCGCCGCCCATCTCTGTAAGACAATCGTAGCCTTCAGGATTGAAAACACCAATGTTTACACCTTCGTGAAGAGAAGAAGCCATAGTACCATAATGCCAATCGTTGAAATAAGTAGCTTCAAGCATATCGCCATTCAGTACTTTCTGCGCAAACTCCTCATTTGTAAGATAATAATAGTTGATACCTTCAACTTCATTTTCTCGACGAGGGCGGGTTGTACAAGAGACAATCATATTCCAGTCAGGATTGAGTGTAGCTAAGCCCTGAGCAATTGTATCTTTTCCCGCTCCTGCCTTGCCAATAAGTGCTACAATATATTTCATTCTTTTATCTCCGTATTTAATTCAAATAATTTACAAAACGGTCTTGGAGCTCTTGTCATATCTGGCAAACAATAATCAATATATTTGTCTTTAGCAACACATTTATAGTAATCATTACATGGCAGATGAGCCGGTATGGTTATAAATTTTAAGTGTTTACAAAAAATACATTTACGATGAAGTGGCGACGATCGCCACTTCATCACTTTCTCGTTCATCATTCTTCTTCGGCCTCCCCGCTTGCGCGCTCCGTTTTAAGAGTCAGGCTACCATTAGAAGTGATGTTTTCAATCTTATACAGCTGATGACCAACTGTGCTTGCATATTTCTTCGGAATGAAATCATCACCACGGCGAATACCAGTTACCATAATCATAGAACCACGATTGAACCAAGACTTTTCCACAACATGCTTTACGCCATCAGCGCCACGCACAGAAATCTGCTTGTCGAACAAACTGAAATATTCATTTCTAAACTTAACTTCGACAACACCCTCAGGAGTCAACAGAGATACTGTACCTTTTGTTTTATTCTTAGCGATGCATGTGCCGCAGATTCTATTCAAACGATAAATCGGAATTTCAATACCGCCACGCTTAAATGTCTTTTCGATAATCGGCTCTTCTGGCAGATCGAAGAAATTGCTAATTCCATATCGTGCGCGATTGACGTTCTTCAACTCATGCTCATGATAATAGAAACATAATGCTTCCATTTCCCAAGAAGAATAATTACCAGAAGCATATTTCTTCCACTCTTCCTCAAAAATGTTCTTATTCAGCTGATATAGAACTTCGTCCTGATTAGCTTTCATCCACTCACGCACAAAATCCATTTGCTGTTGATATACCTTTTCCCACAACTTCTGATTCATTGCATAAGTCGGACCAAATACTTCCAGAGGAACATCAGGGAAGAATCTGTCGATGAATCCATACGCTCTATCATCCAGAACATAATAACCGTCAGTCAACTTACATACATTTTTCAAGTAACGATTAAACTCAAAAACCTTGCTCTGCAGACTAAGATGATCAGGCAGCAGACCTCTTTGAATCAAACCATTCATATTCTGAAGTGTGATTCTCTTTTTCTTATCGCAGTTCAACCACAAATATTCAGCCATAATGCGCTTACGCTCACCAAAGCTATCAAATGCGCCACCCTTGATAAGAGAAATTACTGCCTGTTTTCCGCACTTGACTCTGCCAAGGAAATCTCCGAAGCTAGTGAAAGGGCGTTTGTCAATAATGTCTGCGATGACATCGTCTCCAACATTGAGTAGACCTTTAAGTCCGTAGGTGATTGTGCCCTCTCCAACGTCTGGAGAAAATCCATATTTAGATTTATTAATGTCTGCCGTGGAGACTGCAATTCCTGCACTTCGAATGTCACCAATGGCTTTTGCGATTTTTCCATAGTTCGTTGTACCTTCAAGATCTTCATCTGTTGCACCACTGTTTACAATCAAACATGCAGTGTTCCAATAAATCGGATCAAACTTTCGTGCTAAGATAATTGTCTGAATACCGACGAAAGAATAAGGCAGAGAGTGATTCATGGAGAATGCATAACCCAACTGAGGAGCTACCGCAACTTCCCACACATAGTCAGCGAGTCGCTGATCCATTACATCATAAACCTTACCTTTAAGCTCGGGAATACGAGACATTTGCTTCTTAGCAACAATCTTACGAGCATCATTTGCCTCTTTCAAACTGAAACTTGCAATCTCAGGATCCATCAGAATCTCCATCATCTGTTCCTGAATTGCGCAACAGCCATAATACTTGTCGCAATGTTTATGCATTGCTTTAATCATGCTGTTCGGCAGATTATGCTCTTTCATTTCCATATCGAAGACTCTGATTCCTTGACTCTTGATACGAGCATATCTATCCTGCTGAGACTCTTTACCCTTTTCAGACATAAGTCTCATCATTGCATTCGCTGCGGTCATTTCCAGAGGATCAGTTGGACGAAGCTTCTTTGCAATCGCCAAACCAACGCCACCGCTGAACTGGAATACATCCAATACGCTACCCTCTGCAAGTGCTTCCCAAATTTCGGGATCGGTTGTATCAATATGCTCAGGATGCAAGAACTCTTCATACATCTGACGCAAACTCATATCAGGATCAATTACTTCATCCTCTTGCATCAGTTCAAGAGCCTTAATGATTTTGTCAGAAACTTCGGTTACAAGGAAGTCGTATTTAGTGTCACCAGCAGCCTCTGCCATGTGAAGGTCATAACAGGTTACAAGATCACCAGAAGGAGTTCTCATAATCGCCGCGGTGTCATAAATCTTATCCTCTTCATACATAATGACACCAGATGCATGACAACCACGCTGCTTCACGATTCCTTCAATCGCAAAGATAATATCTAAAAGTCCAGGATACTTGTCAACTTCTCTCTTGAATGCGGCAATAGGCTGACGATCTTCATCCTTATTGCCATATACAACATCCTTGATGCTCCAAAGGAAACCGCGATGGGATGGAATCAAAGATGCAATATACTGAGCGACGTCAACATCAATACCATCAGGAAACATTTCAATTCCATCTTCATCTAACATTCTATAACCACGACAGGCGGTCAAGATTGCAGACTTAGAACCTTCAGTACCGAATGTAATAACCTGAATCAGTCCCATTTCTCCACGTTCTTCACGAATACGCTGAAAGATTTCAGCTCGCTTGGAAGGAGCAAGGTCGATATCAATATCAGGCAATTCCGCACGTTCTTTATTCAAGAAACGCCACCAAGGAAGATTCCACTTGATAGGATTTAGCTGAGTAATACCAAGGAGATAATTAGACAGAAAACCAGTGGCAGATCCACGGCCAGGACCGACGATGCTACCACACTCCCAGAACAAATCAATATAGTGCTTGAAAGTATTAAAGTAGGCAAACAAACAAGTCCCAAGACGATTGCCAATATATCGAATAACGTCTGCTTCAATTTCGAGTCTTTCGAGGTAGACATCTTCACCAAGTCCTTTATTTACCAAAGCTTCCATGCAACAATCAAGCCAATATTGCTCTTGTTCATTGCCATTAAGGTTAATATCATAAAGCGTGGGATATTCTTGCCAAATTCCCCACCCAAGAAAGCCAGCGTTTCTAGTTGGAACTTCTACAACAGGAATCTGCTGCGGTTTTTCCAAAGAATACCACTCAATTTTCTGACGCATATCTTCTGTCATATGCATCATCATATCAACAGTAGTTTCTTCAAAAGAATGAAGTAGAAGTTCTCTCACTTCTTTTTCATCCATCAAACGCGCAAATTCATAGAAGCTATCAACTTCTCGATCTCCGCCCTTAGAGTTCAAATATGCCTTATGCGCAAATCTTGTTTCAGGACTGAGATAATGAGAGTCGGTAGCCGGCACCAAATTCAATCCATAAAGTTGTGCCATTTCACCGAGACACCGATTGACCATGATCTGATCTTTCATTGTAGATGGCGCACATTCAATATAGAAATCATCTGGACCAAATACTCTCATGCAGAACTGAATGAAATCCTGCATCTTATAAAATATTTCCTGATTGGGCTGATTCATTTCTTTGAGAATCTGATATTCCACAATCAGTTTAGACAGCTCACCGCCCATACAGGCAGTAGTACCCATAATATGACCTTTGTATCGAGTCATAATTTCTTCTAACTCGCTCTTGAGCAGAGGAACACGCTCCATACCTCGATCAAAATAAGAATTATACCATGCCTTAGAGCTAAGCTCACGCAAACCTTTGTGACCAATAGCATCTTTAGCAATCAAAATAAAGTGATAGTATGGCTGACCTTTCTCTCTTGTGTCAGTCAAATAAATCTCATTACCGAGCGCAATAGTAAAATTAGGATGCTTTTCACGAATTTTCTTCGCATACATGTTTACTTCCATATGAGCGCTCAGTGCTTCATGGTCGGTAATCGCAATACCAGAAAGGCCTAATTCGATCGCACGGTCGATTAGGTCTTTCGGTTTGATGATACAGTCCAGAAGTCTGAGGTTTGAATACATCGTATGATTATGACAGTTAAAAAACATATCCAAGAACCTCTTTCTATCATTTCTGTATATATTATATCATAATTTTGTTTAATTGTCAATTAAAGATTCTACAGTGTCGATGCGTTCAGCAACAATACTGGCTCTTAAATCAGCTCCGCGCCCAGCAGTACAAGAACGAATTTTTACAAGCATGGTGTCAATTTGTTCTGCTGTAAGCTCAGGATGACGATCAACTACTATTAAAAATGCTGGAAAATAAGATTCCCAAGCGCGGCATTTAAGAATTTTATGCAAAGTGGGAATACGATCTAAGACAGCATTTACTTGCTTAACGCTCAAATTTAATACGTCACGATCAAATTCAGGATAGTAACTAATCATCTTTGTGGGTTCTAGAGAAACTACCATATTTTTATGCTTAAGAATCATAAAGCGAACTAACGCTTTCTCAATTGCCTCTTGTTCTTCATCTTTCCATTCTGAATTTTTAAACACAGAATGCTTTAGCATTTCAGCAGTACCATCCTTGCGGATAAAGAAATTTTCGCACAATCCTTTTGCAAAATCACTTAATGCTTTACCATTATTAATTTTTTTAAAGAGCATAATTTGTTCATCTCTGTCAAGATTAGAGTAAGTAGTAATCAAAATCGTAGTATTATAAATACGATATTGCAACTCCTTTGGTAAACAAGAAAAATTAATCTGTCGGACAAGAGCATCTTTATTTTTTCCTTGAGTAAAAAGCCAGTGCAGCTCGGGACCTGCATAGCTGTATTTCAGAGGAATTTCATCATTGATGATTTTAAAGATCGTTAATAGTCGCTGTTTACCATCAATAATGTCGTAAATATCATTGCGGATTAATGCATGGAATTCAGGAATATGAGCATTAAGCAGCAAACTGTTCCACATCTCTTGCTGACGTTTTTCATCCCATTGGTAACCTCGCTGAATATCCAAATCAGTATTAATTTGGCCATTGTTATTACAGAATTTTAGATAATTAATAGGCTGAGAAGTTGTTGTACACTTTCTGGAAAAATCTTCAGATAGTTGGTCAAATAAATTTTTGCTATCAGCATATTGCATACTATATACCTCTTATATTATTATTTTAAGATTTTGTCAATATCTTCACACACATGTGCTAAAACATAAAATTCATCTATGGGGAGAGCTTGTGCTTCATCGCATTTACGCGGACACTTGGCAAACATTGATTTTACCTCAATTTCCAAGCCATCTGCTCCTGCGGCGATACCAGCCCGTGCCAATCCGGATACCAGACTTCTCTCTCCAGCAGCGTGGGATGGGTCCACGATAACTCGACACCCAGTTTTTTGCTGTAACACAGGGATGGCGGACAAATCCAAAGTGAAACGACTAGCATCAGACAGAGTCCTAATACCACGCTCACATAAGATAACATTGTCATGCTGTAAATAATCCCTCGCTCCACACATTTCATCAACGGTATTTCCAAAGCCTCGCTTTAGAAGTACTGTATTACCATATTCCTTAGAATAAGAACTTACTAATTTAAGTAGTTCAAAATTTTGCATATTACGAGAGCCAATTTGAAGAATAATGTTTTTTTCTGGATAATGATTAATAACATAATCCAAATGTTTTTTACTCATTACCTCTAAACAGCACCCTTGTAGTCCATATAATTCATACGCAGCAACAAGCATATCAACGCCGACCTCTCCGAGCCCCTGGAAGGAATCTGGTCTAGTGCGGGGTTTCCAGCAACCGCCACGCAGAATGATTTTTTTATCATATTTACTTAATTCCTCTGCGATTTTATAAGTGTCAGTCGCAGTTTCCACGGCGCATGGGCCGGCGATCATAATCATTAATAATTCCTCACAATAATTAATTTCTTGGCAGCGCGAGTAGCAGCAGTATAAAGCCAACGAGAATGACCATCTTTGCTTTCACCTCTCAAGTATTCCTCAAGAACAATAACCTTATCATATTCGCTACCTTGCGCTTTATGGCAAGTAATGCAATATCCATAATCAAACTCCTTGGGTCGATAGAACTTAGGAATTTTCTTGAAGGTTTCTTTGTTCACAGTCGGCACATGTTCAGTGAAAAGCTTATAATCGACTTCTAATCCTCTAAAGGTGTCACTGTCATCAATATCAGGCTGGAAGTCGATGATGGGAGTTTTCTCCATAAATGGGTTATCATTTGTATATTTCAAATCAGTAATTGTGCCACTCAAACCATTTACAAGAGCATCACCAGTTAGATTTATACATTCCCATTCATTATGCAGACAGATAATTCGGTCTCCTACTAAAGGTTCAATTCCTTCAGTATTCATTTTGATCTGTCGCATTACTCTATTAATTTGATTGCGGGTTTCATTTTTACCGCAAATAATCTGATCTCCCCATGCAAGAAAACCAGGTTGTAGGAGTTCTTCACGCCCTACAATTCTTACCTCTTGGCCCAACATAGGAGTCAAACCTTTTCCTGCACGAATATCCATTGTTAAACGGATAATCTCACTTTCGGCAGCCTGTCGCATAACTTCATCCAGAAAAATATGCGGGGTATCCAACACACCATTACTTTCAGCCATAACAGGCGGAAGCTGACCGGGATCACCAAGAGCGATTACATGAATTCGATGAGATAATAAAAGTTCCCACATTGGTTTTGGTAGCATGGAAATTTCATCTACAACAATTAGAGCAAAAGGAAATAATGGACGCTTCGGAAAATGAACAAATGTTCCATCATCCTTTTGTACAGATTTATATAGTAATCTATGTGCGGTCATTGCATTCGGGCATCCTTTTGAACGCAAAACCTGCGCGGCTTTGCCGGTATAGGCTACATAACACACATCATCAGGATCAATATTCAATGCACTGATAATAAATCGAATAAGTGTGCTTTTACCTGTCCCGGCATAACCAGCAATACAAGTATAAGGTTCGTGGTCCTTATAACGCTTGACCGCAATCTTAAGACCTTCTTCTTGCTTAGCAGTCAGTATCATTTAAGTTCCTACTTTCCTATTTTCTACAATTATATTATACCATTTCTTTTTGAAGTTGTCAAATTAAAAACCCCAAGTATCTACATATGACACATCATAATCAACCAGCTTTAGCTGGGGAGAAATGCTTCCACCCCAATCATTTAAAGCACAGGTGCCGATTAGATTGAGCTTAATTGTAGCATCATCAGACGGGAACAAAGACTGTAATTCATTATAAATATCGGTTCCACCAAACTTAATGCATGTAGTACGATGATTACCAAGTTTAAGTTTTAATGTGCCTTTACCCTGCAGAAGAATGTCGTCTTTCTTCAAAGAAATATTTTTAATAGCCACCATCGGCTGAGTTAAACCTTGACCCCACATTTCATCATATTTTGCAACATCAAGAATGTCGGCATCAAAATTATCAGTCATTTGGAATACAAAATCAACATCATAAGACTTTGTAATATCCATTGGGCTAGTGGTCATTAAATGCTTAAAGTCTGTCAGCTGATCAGGGATAAAACCAACTCCGAAAGCCATCGCATGACCTTCTGCATACATAGCGTATTGTTCAAGATAAGCACGCCAATCATTAACATGAGGAGTAATGAAGCCTCGGCCAGAACCTTCCCAAGTGATTTCTCCTGTTTCATTGTTTATCCTCTTGTTTAAAATCAAAGTTGGTTTACCATATTCAGCCATAATTTGGTTTGCTAACAAACCAGTAAGATTGGTATCAATAGGATTATCAAGAGTGATAATCAAGATACCAAAATCGCATTCTCCAGAATTAATGCGGAATCGTAAATCATCAAGTGCCTTAACTTTTGCATCATCCTGATGCTTTTTAACATTACCAGCAACGCGGATTGCTTCAACCACAAGTAAATCTTCTAATCCTTTACGATTGCGATTACCAGATGGAATTAATCGCATTGCTCGATGATCTAATAGAGATTCAAAGATCAGCAACTTTTCTGCATCATTACCACTACGAGTGATTGCATTAATAAATGGAGCTACATAAAATGAAATTGTAAATGGATTAATTTTACTCTTCATAGAATAATCATTCTTTTTCGCCATATGGACAAAGAACGGATTATGAATTTCTGTGCATCCAATATCAATCAATCGCTTCGTTTCAAAAGAACGCAAATCCATCATATCAGCAACCATTCCAAGAGCGACCAAATCAAGGAAATCGTCAGCATATGATACACCAATTAGATCATCTAAAACTTTACAAAATTTATAGACTACACCAACACCAGATAGACACTTATTATCATAGTCGCACATCTGGTTATTAACAATTATTGCTGGGTCTTGTCCGTCGGGTTCTGCGTGGTGGTGATCCAGGACGAGTACATCGATTCCATTAGCTTTGAGTTCTCTGTGAATATCCGCTTCATTTGATGACGAATCAGGTGCCACCACCAACGTACATCCACTGGGAATATCTTCCACCGCAATTCCGTGATGCTTTTTCGTATGCAACCCATATCGTACTTTATTTTCCACAATTGAAGGGAACACACGATGTAGGTAATTAATAAGAACCGCCGCAGACGTGTAACCATCGCAGTCACTATCGACTTGAACATAAATCTCCTCTTGTCTCAACATCGCTTGGAGCAATCGTCTCGCGCCCAATTCAATGTTGGTAAGACCATATGGGTCTTGAATAACTGAATCATTAAGATTCAAATATAAACGAATATCTTTATAGGGAATCCCTCTATTTACAAGCACCTGCTCAATTGCAGTAAGCTCATCATCTCTTGGTGCTATTAATTTATAATTCATTACAAAATAATCCTCTTCTTAAACATATCTAAAAATACCGTTGGCCCGCAGTCAATGGGAGATGCTTTATAAGGTAATACATCTTCTGTATCGAACATAAAAGATATAGTTGCATACTGTCCATATCGTGCTTTTATAGCCTTTAAATTTTTTACCAAGCGTTTGAACTCTTCATCATTCTTCTTTTGGAACTGCCTATCAAAAGCAATTACTATTTCTTTTACACCAAGATTTAGAAGAATTGACATTTGGATTGAGCTGACAGCAGAGCCACAACAGGCCACAGAAATATCATTCTCTCGTCCAAAATAAGATTGATACAAAAGACATGATTTTTCGCCTTCAAACACAATTGCAGTTTTAGCTACTTTGATATGTGGAGCGCTATTATTGATATTATACAGATTCAAGCCAAGAGAATGATTATACATTTCCTTACCAACTATTAGGGGTCGATATTTACCAAAACGATCTGCATCATCTTGTCCTAAAGATCTTCCGCGCAATCCAACAAAACGTCCATTAATATCAAAATGTGGAATCGTAATTTGTTCACCTGATGGATAATATCCAATAAGATTAGCCAGTTGAACCTCTCTTGTAATTCCCTCATCCGTCCAATCGGCGATATTTGGATATGAAAGATTTTTTAGAATTGTTTGATCGTATTCTGGTAATTGAATGTTTCGACTTTCCTTTTTCTCAGTATGGAGTTTATCATATTTTTCTAATAACTTCCAGTCTGCGAGATTTGGAACGTCCTCATCATCTTCGACAGTTGGACCCCAGCCGTAACGTCCAGCAACCCAGCGAACAGAGTCATATAGACCCCATTCCTCTGAGCTACGAACTTCTTTTATTTTTGCAATTAACTCGAATATATCAAAATAGCTGTCACAGCCAGTATAACAACGAAATAGGGCGGTGTTCTCATAATAATATAATTTGTGAGAGCCCTCGCCCGGCTCATTATGACAAATAGTGGCAGAGATAAAACCAAAATCTGTTTTGCGAGGGTCGCCGCCCAATTCTTCAACAATATCAAACACCATATCGGTGGTTAATTTTCCTTTGATTTCATCCTTGTCATATTTCATCATAAAATTTTACCCTTCGATACGAATCTCCGTCACCGTGCCGAGCAGACCAAAAGTATCATTGATATAGTCCATGACCCAATCCTTGGTATTAACATTCTTGGGAGCCTGCTCACGCAGATCCTCATACATGCCACGAGGCATCACATATTCCAGTTCACGTCCCCAAATAACCTTATTAGTATTAGCCATATTAATCCTCCTCAAATGCTGATTCCTCTTGTGTCAGCACTTTTATATCTTCAATCGTTTGTAGTTCATACATAAAGTCAGTTAAAAATACTGGCTGAATGCGGCAAGTTCCCAAATCTGCCTTACACCAAAGAATAACTCCTTTATATCGACCTCGTCTATTCTTATAAATAGATAGTTTGATATTTGGCGTGCCAAAATTAGGATTGCGAGAAAGCACATTCTCAAGAGATGCCAAATCAACTTCTTTTACAGGAAGTAAAATAGAACCATAGTCAATCTTATCAGCGATAGCCTTTGCACCACGCAGAAGATTCTGGTCAGGAGTTTTCGCGTCCTGATAATCACCATTTAATTGAGTCGCAGACATAATGAAAACATTATGCTTCACGCAGATCTCCTTAATGCGCGCAGACAGCATAAACAAGATATTATCTTCACGAAGTGCAACCTTGCCAGCTTTCTTACTAATCTCTTCCAAGATTTTCAGACTAGTGTGAATGTAATCATGAAATACATACTGAATGTCTCTTTCACGCAGATTACGTTTGATTACATTTTCAACATCCTGTAGATTAAACTCTGGCAGTTCTTCGATATAAAGCGGAGACTCTTTAATGATTCTTGCTGCCTCAAATACTCTATCTCTTTCGCCAGGATCATACTGACCATTCAGAATATGCTCTTCATTTACGTTAGACAAAAATGCGAGCATCATTGTTTGAATTTCATCTTTATCCTGTTCAGTGCCGATGAACAAAGTTGGCAAAGCTTGACCATTCTTTACCCATCCAAATTCTTCATCATAAAAACGATTACAGCCGATAAAACATGCATCGGCAATCATACTACGAGTCTTACCAACGCCAGTGGGAGCAGATCGTAGATAAAACTTGCCAAGTCTTGCCCCTCTTGTAATGGTGTTAATATAATTACCAAATAGAGGAACACCAACATCAGGCACTTCTTCAAAACGTCGAATCAGTTCTTCAATACCATCGCCTGCAGGGTAAGACGCTCCATAAAGACCCTCGCCTTCTGCGTACTCTTCCCTAATAGTAGCGATTTTGCTATCAATAGTATCAGCGATAGTTTCGAGTGATACATTATCAAACCATTCCTCTTGAGCTTCTTTCTTTTTCAAATCCAAAATATTGTCAGGGTCATACAAGAAAGATACATCCAAACCAAAATTATCATATGCGCGTAGAAGAGTCATTTTCTTCAGTCTATCATAATAATATTTAAATGTGGTTGTAGATGCAATTGCGCCCACTTTTTGCAGATACTCATTACCTTTATTTACGTCAAAGATTGCCTTTTTCTTAGGCTTGGTATCTAGAAAGTCATTGATTGCTTCAAGAGTAATAGACTTAACGCCAGACTCATGCAACTTATAAATTGTACCATAAACAATCTTATGGAAATCTTCTGGAAAATCTTCCTCAGTTACAACATATGCTTCTTGCATGTCGAGCAGTTTAGGTTCATTATATACACAACCAATGACTTGCATTATCGCTGTGCTATCTACATATTTAGAACCCATTGGTTACTCCTCCTCGTCTAAAAACGCAAATAATTTTCTTTTCTTTTCCACTCTCTTTGGACGAGGAATAACAATTTCTCTCTTTGGAGGAGCGGTATATTGCTCAATTGGTTTTACCTCATTGGTTTGTTTCGCCATCCAAATATGGTAATAATAGTTAAATGCATCTTGATATACATATGGAACAATACCAATACCACCGTTGGCTTTTTCTGTGGAATTACCTTTGACTTCATAGAAATAAGTCAATGCTTTCAGAATTCCTGTATAAGAATAATTCTGATTGTTGTGATAATCAGTAATTTGTTTCCGCACTCGCGCATTTATCGTATCCAAATTGAGTAGTTTCTTGATGTATGCCTCAAGCGCCATCAAGTCTTTCTCCTCTTGAGACATTTGAGCGAGGTGTTCTGCATGACACTGGGTATGTGCATATCGACGAGAATTAACCTGCACAAAATCTAACATTTTATCTCTATCGAAGGATTTGCCACAATATGGGCATTTTACTACATGTGCCATCACCGACGCTCCTTTCTATATTCCTTCTACATATATTATATCATATTTTTTAATAAAAGTCAAGCCACGGAGTATTTCATCCGTGGCTCGTATATGAGAGAGATTAGGCTAGAGTGCGGAGCTCCTGAAGGATCAGGTCAAGCTGAGGTGCATCATCTTCGGTGCAATCTCCAACCTTCTTTTCGCCGCCCAGATACTCGGCTACGATGCCAGAAATCTTAGAACGGTTAGCCGGGCTCTTGCTCATAAGCTGACCGACGATAGTCTGGAATTCATCAATCAGGGCCTTGAAATCATAGGTCTTAGCTTCAGGTGCAATATGCAGGTTTGCCTTAGTTGCGGTAACGTACTTGTTTCCAGTTTCCTGAGCTTCCTTCTCGATAGCATCAGTAATTGCCTTTACAAGATTATCATAGGTGAAGGGGATGGAATCCACAATATACTTGAAACGAGAACCAGCGACATAACGAGGAGTCTCGCGCAGGAACAGACGAGTCTGAACACTACCATCGGCTTCCTTAACAGGACGACACATACCGATAATATCGCAGGTACGCTCACAGATTAGGCGAGCCTTATTTTCAAGAGTGGGCATAATCTGATCGTACTCATTACCTTGTTCATCCTTCAAGGTCTTTTCCTTAGAGTGAGAGATCAGAACGAGGCCATAATCCATCTGCAGAATCTTACGAATACAGGTGTCAAACTCACGCTGAGCAAGAGCATAACCACCGCCATAAGGAATGTCGCCAATCTTGGATACACCATTCTGCTGACAGACATAATCAGTGCAATAATCCCAAGCAATGTCTGCGGTATCCATAACCACAGTCTTGTACATTTCCTTGGTTTCATCTTCGCGCAGATCCATTAGGAAGCTACGGAACTCACGCCAGCTATTAACGGGAATAGCCATAATACCGGGAATTGCGGAATAACCCTTTTCGAAAGCAAATACAAGGGACTTGGGGAAATGAGAAGCAATGGTAGTCTTACCAGACTTAGGGGTACCATAGAAGAGAACGGAGTAACCACTGAGGTCTCGAGAGACCTCATGTGGCTTAATCATTGTAAGAGCATTGGCCATATTACTTCTTCCTCCTTAATTAGAAATTATAACCGGAAGCAGCAGTATTAGCCATAGCAGTCTTAGCAGCCGCACCGTTAGTCTTGGAATTCTGGTAGTCCTCCTGACGCTTCTTTACGCCAGCAAGATAAATCTCACGATCCTGCAGAGCCTTCTTCATTTCCATTGCGGTGATGGTGCTATCATCATCCCACATATAAGGAACCTTGGAAGTACCAGTAATTACGAAATCACGATTGGTGGTCTCACGAATGCGAACAGAAGCCTCACCGAATGCAGACTCTTCAGTAATCTCAGTCTTAATAGTCTGAGAAATCTGACGACCCCAAACCTTGGTAAAGGTAGGATTCGCAGGAGAGCAATCTAGCTTCTGGAAGTACTTCATACCATTCTCATTCAGAACGGAATATTCAACAGGAAGCAGTGCATTACGGAAGTCGAATGCATATCCCATAACAACAACCTTGGCAGGCAGATTACGCTCAGGATCAGCCTCAACATCACGGACACCAGTGATCAGCATATCGGTTTCAAAATAGGAACGCTTCTTCTCGTCCTCATCAATCTCATTCACAATGTGAACGAAACCACCCTCGTTACGCTTCGCGCAAACAGGTTTCTCGTCCTTCAGATCTGCGAAGAACTCATTCAGACCAACCGCAGAATCAATGCGAACCTTCATAGCATTATCGCGGCCAACCTTCACAACAGAAGGATTCTCGTCGATGATACGAGCAAGCGCATTATAAGTGTTATTAGTGCCACCCTTAGAAGTGGTAGCAGTCACATAGGAGAAATGAACGGGCACAACATTCATACCCTTGTCGTCAGTAGCCACGTTCAGAATGCCGTTGATAAACTCGGTACCGGGATTCTTGGAAGTATCGCCGCTTACCTTCTTCTCCAGCTTGTGGTCATACACCAGACCCTCAATGTGAGTAGTATTAATCATCTTCTTCATAAATTAGTTATCTCCTTCAAAATCAACATTCTTACCTTTTTCAGTAATGGAATACATAATAGGGTCCTTGCCAACCTTTTCAACATATCCATCCGTTACGAGCTTACGCATCGCGCCAGAAACAGACTTCGGAGCAATGAACAGGGCTTCCGCAATGTCTCGAGCCTTGTACATTCCCTCGGGCATCTGCTGGAGTTGCTGTAGAATTAGCTTACCATTGTCGGTAAAGGCAGGCTTGGCAGATGGTACATCAGCGTTCTTGAGAGCCTCCCAATAAGCCTTAGCACCATCGGTGGGTTCAATGGAACTCTCGGAAATCATTCCCTCGACCCAAGTAATAAATTCCTGCTGTTTAGACATCTTTTTCTTCTCCTTTGATTTATTTGACGGTTCTTTATCAACCTTACATATATATTATATCAAAAAATTTCATTTTTGTCAAATTTCTTCGCAAGTTCAGAGAAAATCTCAAAAACAGACTTGAAAGTTCCATCTGGATTTAAAACGGTAACACCAAGAGCGGAGAAATCCTGTTCTGTCATTTGCGCCGCAGCGAGTTTTCCACAAATTTCGCGGAGCGCTTTTCCGCAAACTTCTGCAGGAGTTGGGACGAACATTTCATCAATAAAGATAAACTCCTGTGCATATGGAAGAGTGCGAGCCCAAGCAATAAAACTGGTAAGATTCGGATCTTCTTTACCAGACCATTCATTTAATTTATGGAAACGACGCTGACCCTTGGAACACATTGCAAGAAGATTTTCATAATTCATGGTAACAGTACGAGTCTGCAGCCAGCCTTCGGGCAGCCAGCGGACAAGCTCTTTCCATAAATGATATTGCATTTCTTCGCAATGATCAAGCCACTCTTCATCGCCAGTGGGAAGTTTAGCGGCTTCTTGCCAACGAATATAATCCTGTCGAATATCTTCAAGATGTTCAATCAAATGATCAGTAAACATTTCCATATGCCAATGGTCAAGATATCCAACTTCATGACCGGCTTCGGTGACTCCGCTCTGATCAACTTTTTGAACACTTAAATCTTCACAAAAATCATCAATTTCAAAAGACTCACGAGTAATTGGCTTACTCATTAACTTGTGCATAGTAGATGTGGAATTTGCAACAGTGCCAACCTTATAGGTGTCAAATTCCTTCCACCAATAAAGAGGAGCGGTAATATCGACAGATACAAAAATCTGACGTAAAAACTTACGATGCTCAGGGCCAGCCTTAATAAGAGTCTGAGCGAGCTTCATATCCTTGGGACCAATCCAATAAAAACCGCGCGCAGGACCTTCCGGATCATCGAACGGCATTTCCCAACTATCAGATTGCTTCCAACTATTCTTTGGGTTTCTCATACCACGCAATGCGTGTTCAAAACCCCAAACATCTGTTTCTGCAAACTTCATATTTTAATCCTCATTACTTAATGTATAGCCAATTAGCGGACCATTCATACCAAGAGCGCACTGAACAAAATCTTCAATTTCATCCACAACCATTGC